AAAAAAAATTTTTAAAAAATACGTAAGTATTTTCTCGCCCGGCTTTCAAGGCCGCTCGAAAATACTTACGTATTTTCTTCCCCCACTTGCCCACCACCCCCAAGCCCCCTACCTCCCTCTCTCCCCCATGAAAAACATGTGTTTTTCCAGGAGACAAAAGGAGAATAAGACGCTTGAGAGCAGTGGACAAGTGGGGGAGAAAATACATAAATACTTTAATATTTTCGCCCAGCTCTAAGATAATAATGATTAACGTGGACAGTTATTCTTTGAGACAGGCTCCATCGTAGAATATGAATACCATATTCTATAACGATTATCTTAGAAGATTGTATCTTTTTGTTATGTAGCTTGTAAAAAGTTACAAAAGTATTATATGGGTAGAATAATAGTAGCTACCCTACCCATATATGAGATATACAATTACTGAAATTGTTAGTATTGTAATAATTTACAACAAAACTTATTTAGCAGCTAGAGTTCTTAAATTAGATGATAGTTTATCTTGAGCAGACATACCACCACCGAATGCAGAAATCATACCACCAATCTTAGATAATAAGTTTTGGTTGTTTTGTCCTAGTAGCCCTTGGACTGATTGTAAGATATTACCGATATCACCAGCTGGGTTTATTGCTGCTTGAGATCCCGCCGGAGCTGCTTGTGCATTACCTCCTGCAGTATTAGTAGCAATTTGTCCAAGCAAGGAAATGATAGCTTGTAATAACTGCATGATTTGCTCTGGTGTCAAACTACCAGTAGCTGATGCTTGTGTTACATTGATATTAGCTGTATCTCCTGTAGATTGAGATGCTTGTTTTTGTGTATAGTATGAAGACACACCAGACAATACAGCATCCCAGATACCAGAACCTTTACCAAATTTAGATTTCTTTTGCTGTTTAGCATAAGCAGCTGCTGCTTTAACCGCAGCGTTACCTTCAATCTTAATTTGTTTAGATTTACTGATACCTTTAGCTCTACCGTATTTACCAGCACCATAATCTAGTGAGGAGTCTCTAAGAATATCTGCTTGAGATCTTGTAGCACTACCTGTAGCAACAGCACCTTGTCCATCACCACCAGTAGCAATATAACCATTGATGTTCTCAGCACCGAAGTCATTAGCAATATCACCTTTAACGATAAGATTTTTACTGGAAGAGTTACCCCAATATCCACCTTTACCATCAGCGATAACTACATGGTCTGCCTCAGCATCGCTAGTCAAAGTATTTATTAATGCTACGTCACCTTCATTACCACCAGCAGATGCAGGCTTGAATGAGTAAGGTTTGTTTTGTTTAGCCTCTTCTTCTGCAGTCGGAACGTACATATTGATTTGTTTTACACCAGCTTGCTCTAGGTATTTATTAACGAATGTACTACAACCGTTATTACCATAACCTTGGCTATTAACCATAGAGTCTGCCCAATTAGATGCAGCTTTAGTGTTACCACCACCAACTACACCACCAGACATACCTCCACCGGCTCCGCCACCAGGAGAACCGAAGAAAGCATTATAAGCCTGAGTAATCTTATCACCAGCATCACCAAAGATAGCTTTCATTAATAAGTTACCTTGTTGACCACCAGCCGCTCCACCGGCACCACCACCGATAACACCACTAGAGGAAAGGTTACCATTAGAACCAGCTATTGCACCATCGTTAGCATAAGCTTCTTCAGCCCAGTCTAGACGACTTTGTATTGCTTCTTTACTATCAGAAGATATTTCATATTCTTTATGGAATAAGTATGCTGCATCGGATGCACTAGCACAATCATTCAAGCTAGTAGTAATACCCATTTTATTACATTCTTGAGCAATGTAAGAGCACTGTACGCCTGGGTCAGATGAGGATTTACCGTTAGATTTGGCGAAATCAGCCAATCCTTGTTGGCGACCAGCATCTGTCCATTGGCATAGCCCATAACCTGTAGCACCATCTACACTAATTTCTGGAGCATGACTACCACCCTCAACAATATCAGGATATAATTTAGATTCTTGCATCATGTTACCAAGGATACCACAAGCAGCAATCTTATTAAATCCTAATTGTGTAAGCATTTGAAGAATTTGTGGACCAGCACCACCATCACCTCTGCCGAACTTACCATGACCCCAACGAGGAACGAATGTTTTACCCATACCCCATTTACCGTGTCCTAAGCGACGAAGAGCATTCTTAGAACGTCCACGTTTACTAATACCAATAGCAGTATCAGTATTATTCAATACACTTCCAATAGGGTATCTGTAATTATCACCAGGTTCTTCTGGGTCTTGGATAGTTACAGTTTTAGATCTAGCATCATAACCTGTAGCAGTTACATAGTGAGGGTTTGGTCCAAATGGATGATCAGATGATAATTTACCATTACGGCTCTTACCAGACAATACAACAGAACCACCACTCATTAAACTATCAGCTACATTGGATTTAGACAAGTTGTCTGCTTCCATTCCTTGGGATTTAGCATATGATTTAAAGAATCCAGGTTTAGTACCATCATTAGTTTCTTTATAACCATTCTTAGCTGCATAGTTAACTGCAGATACAGGATCTACACTACCCATGCCATGTTTAGCTGCTAGGATAGCATTAACTCCAGCTATAGGGCCACAACCAGAATCACCAATTGTTTGTCCAGTAGACTCAGTAGAGTTTTGATATGGTAAGTTAGCAAACATTGGATCGTTTTGTTTAAAGAAAGCTCCACGACCATATTTACTTTGACCAGTTTTAGATGCTTGGTTACCACCTACACGGTCTGCTATACCTTGACCAATAGACATTAGACTATTCTTAGCCCAAGTCAAGTTATTAGATATACCATTTTTCACATAGGTATACTCATTAGAAACTTTATCAGCTATAGTGCTAGCACCAGTTTTTAAGAATGACCAAGCATCACCAGCAGCTTGAGTTACTTTACCAGGAATAGCTCCAATGTCAATACCTTTGGATTTAAGCCATTGGTTTGCACCTTGTACCATATCCCCTAAGAATCCTGTAACTTTACCGACAGTGTCTTTTACTGTAATACCGACAGCTTTCATACCGTTAACTACTAATTCACCAGCTTTACCAAACATGGTTAAGATTGGTTGAGCTTTGGCTGATAACCATTCGACACCAGTCATAGCTTTACCACCAATGTATAATAGCTCATTACCTATAGCATTAGTTGCCGAAGATGCTACATCTTTAGCTTTATTCCATACATATTGAGCTTCATTGGATGCTTTACCAGCAAGATTAGCAGCTACACTTTTAACTGTTTCTTTAGCACTATCGATTTTATCGCTAACCCAGTCTTTGACATCTTTAGCAGTTTCTTTAGCTTTATCCCATAATCCTTTAGCAAAGATATCATTGTATTCTTTAGCTGTAGAGATTTTAGATGGAGCACCTTTAGGGTGAGTATCAGGATTGTCATTGTATTCTTGAATACGACGTTTAATATCTTCACGGAATGGTGTCATATCATAGAATATACCAGCCAATACGTTAAAGATATCTTGTTCATCGATTAAGTTAAGACAAATATTACTGATAGTACGAGAAGCACCAGCTATAACTTTAACACCAGTATCTACGTTAGCATCATATGCGATATCAGCAATATTATACCAATCCCATACACCACCAACAATACCAGAGATAACGTCATAAGCTACCCATACAGCACCGACACCTGCACCAACAGCTAATGCTTTAGAAGCTAACTTAGCAATACCAGCAGCAGCACGTTTAATCAAAGTACCAGCTACACGTTTACCAGCTTCACCTGCCATCTTAGCAATTCGACCAGCAACTTCTTTATTAGGCATTACACTACCAATCTTATTAAGCATGGAAGTTACACCATTAGAAACCCAGCTGAATATCTTGCCAGCGATACCTTTAGTGGATTCGGCAGTTTTACTCATCTTATTTGCAATTTGAGTTAATTTGGATTCATTCTTAACAGCAGCTTTACCTGCATCAGTAACAGCTCCACCACCAGCTTCAGCTGCAGTAGAACCACCGCCTGTAGCTTTATCCCATACAGCTCCGACAGCTTTATCGGTGAGATACCATTGTCCGGCATCCATTGCTATATCGGTTACGCCATAACCACTATTATCGCCAGAATCGACGTTTTGAGTAGCTTGCTGTACTTCCTCACTGGAAGCATCGTAATTTGCTCCTACAGGAATATCACCGTTCCCAGTTACATCGTAACCGGTCATACTAGGATCCATTGTTTCTGGTTCAGCTGCACTTGCTGTCATAGAATCAAGAGCATAATCCAAACCAACAGTAGCAGCTATAGATGCAGCAAGTTTAGTTTTAGGTCCACCAAACTTACTAAAGAATCCTCCTAGTTTACCTTTAAGACCACCAGGTTTCTTTCCTGGAACTTTCTTACCAGGTTTACCATAACCACCACCAGGAGATATATCACCACTAAGACCCATATTCTTAGCCATTTGAGAATAGTTGGGCCCACCTTTACCGCCAGTAGCAGCCATAAGTTCCATAGCAGCAGCTGCACGATTCATAGCATTAGCCGCAATAGTCATCTCAGTTTCAGTCTTCTTAGAAGAACCTCTAAACCAAGTGAATAGACCTTTACCCATAGAGAATATAGTCTTACCTACATTAACTAGAGGCCATACTGCTTTAGCCATAAGTCCACCAACAGCAACTGTACCGATTAGTTTAGATACTACACCAACTTTAGGGTCAGTGATAAAATCAGCCATACTATGGAATAAGTTCTTAGTGATTTGAGGAATAACTTCAGTGACTACAGAAGATACAGAATCAGCAATAGGTTTGGCATTCTCTTTTACTGCTTCGATAATTGAAGGCATGGCTTTAATTAATTGAGGAGCAAATAAACCAACAATACCAGCACCAGCAATACCTTTACCTAGGTTCATTAATAAACCACCCATAGATCCACCAAGACCTATAAGACCAGCTAATGCACCTTTAAGTTTACCAAAGATACCGCCTTTGTCTTTATCTTTCTTCTTATCGTCATCTTTACCAGTCTTCTTATCGATACTATCTTCTAGTTTTTCAAAACGTTCATCTTCACGTTTCTCTTTAGCTTCTGCTTCTTTCTTAATATCACTATTAGATTCAGTATCAGCTAATTTAAAACCACCATCAGTAGTTTTAACTACTTCACGTCCTTGAGCATCATAATATTTATCACCAGATTTAGTATACCCTGTAGGTAATGATGCATCAGCAGAAGCAGCATCTTCTGGAGTTGTTGTACCATTCTTATTTATATTGTATTCCCTCATGATATCATCATTGATAGGTTTACCAGAATAAATAAGACTAGCGATATTTGCCAATTGTAGATTCATCTTATCCAAGTATTGGACAGATGTATCCATAGCAGTAACTATCTTTTCATTTACAACTTCAGTTTTAGAGCCTAATGTCTCATCTACATCACGTTCACTAAGTTCATTATTGACTGTAGATAATATATCATTAGTTGTGCTTCGAGAATTTAACGCACCTTCTTCAAGGCCAAGAGACTTTTCAGTTTCTGCTTGAATCTTAGCACGTTCTTCTGCAGAAATCTTTTGCATATCAGTCATTGCAGTGACTTCATCATAAGTTTTTCTTGCTTCTCTTAATAAGAACTCTTCAGTTTCTGATGGTAAGTGATGATCTAAGATAATTTTCTTAATCTTAACCCATGGTTCTCCTTTATCTAAAGCTACAGCAATTTCATCTGCACCTTTCTTAGTCCAACCATTTTCTAAGTCACGTTTATTACCATAGAATCTTTCTCTAGCAGCTTTAATAGTATCGACTTTATGATCATGAATTTGATCACCATCAAGCATAGCATATAAGGAGTTACGATAAGTATTTAACTGACCAGCATCCATACCAACTAACTTAGTATCCATAGTTTGGTATTTATATCCGTCTAATCCACGTTGTTGCCCACGTTCTAGACGTTCTCTAGCAGACATACCTAAAGCAGCACCTAAGCCTTGCATTTGTTGACGGTCAATTAATAGGTCACCAGCTTCGCCTAATTTACCAAATCCAGCAGCTACTTTACCTTTAAGCCAGTTACCACCAGCTTTAATTGGTTTGAATATAGAACCTATCCAGCTACCAATTTTAGATTTTAATGGTTTTAAGAAGCTTTCTTCTAATTTATGCATGAATGGAATACCAACTGTCTTTTCGATAGCTTTTCTCCAAGCAGTTCCAATTACATCCATGATATTAGTTTTACGCCAAGCCATTTTAATCTCACCAGCTAAACCTTTGAAGAGTGTAGCTGTTGGTTTAACGATAGATTTACCTATCCAACCTTCCTTGGTATTAGTAATGGATTTAGCAAATAGTTTAATTGGTGCAGTAAGAGCAGACTCTAGTTTACCAACTACACCACCACGACGTTTACCATCAAATCCACGTTTACCTAACATGAAGTTTTGGAATTTGTCAGATGTAAGTAATAAACTACCACCAGCACCAAATGCGATATTAGTTAAGAAACCACCTGTAGGGTCTAAAACTAATCCAGCTAGCGCACCAGGAAGCATAGTCTTATAAGATTTCTTTAAGAATGCTTGTTGTTTCTTAGATAAGATACCATTATTAGCACGACCAATAATATGACCATCTTTATCTTTTAACTGAGTACCGAATAATTTATCAGAGATAGATTGGTTATTCTTAGCAAAGCCTATAGCAGCACCAAGCATAGCACCACCAACAGGACCAAAGCCAGTTAATAAACCTGCTACAGAACCTACGGTACCCCATGCACCCATATCAGGAAGATATTTCTTCATTAAGGCTTGTGTCTTACGAGAGAATACACCGCCTTGACGAGTACCATCTTTACCTATTTGACCAAATAACCAACCTTTAATGGTTTCAGATTCTTTTAGGATATTACCAGCAGCACCAGCTAAACCACCAATAATAGTACCGACACCTGGAGCGAATAAAGTACCAATTAAAGCACCTGCACCACCACCAGCTAAACCTTTACCAGCAAGCTTAGCAGGATCCATAAATAACTGCTTATCTTTTTCAGACCAGTTTTTAAATGCATCAGAACCTAAGGTTTCTTTGATCATATCACCAATACGACCAAACCCATCTCTCCACATAGTATCAAAACGTCTACGTGCAAATTTACCAAACTTACCAAATGATGCTGTACCGTCAGCATGAGATAAAATCTCTTGACCATCAGCACCAATAAATTTACGTTTTAATTTATCTTCTTCATATCGATCTTTATTACGATTAGCTTTATCAATATTAGGGTTAAATGGATTTTGATCAGCTGGGATAATAGCTTCACCAGGAGAAACCGTAGTTAAAGAATAAGCTGGTACATTTAAGGTACCATTATAATTTTGCTCTGTTTGTTTAGCAGCTTCTTCTTTAGCCTTATCTTCTTCACGTTCTTTTTCTTTAAATAAACGCTTAGCCTTTTTGATGCGGCGGTTAATTTGGTCACTCTCACCTTTAGTTCTAGCATTTTCAGCAGCAGTTTCTAGTTTATTTAAGAAAGCCTCACGTGATTCTTTACTAAGAGATGCCATTTCCATCTCTTTGTCTTCACCAAAGATATCTTTCTTTACTGATGAAAATTGTTCTTTTACTGAACCAAAGAAACCATCTTTAGAATCTTGATATGAGCTTTTAAATGACTCTTTATCTTCGTCACTAACAAATCCACCAAAGAATTCTTTAGTGTGATTCCAGGCTTTCTTAGCTTTAGACTTAAATGGTTCAAGAATCTTTTTCTTTAAAGTATCTACAACCGTATTAAAAGTCTTATCTATCTGATATGCCATTCGATTGAAGAAACCTTCTATAGGTCTACCTTCTTTATCCTTAAGACCAGTATCTTGTTTAAAGAAGAATTTATAGATATGCTTATCAACCATACCTATTGCACCAGCTACAACACTACGTGGAGATTTATAAAGAGCTTTTAATACACCTTTAAATTTCTCTGCAGCTGTTGCAGATTCATCACCAAAGATTTCATCTAATACATTTTCTTTATCAGGCTTTAACTCATCATCATCGCTGTATCCAACATCATCTGCTGTTTCAGCCCAAACATTTTCATCACCAAGTATGGGACCTTCTCCATCCTCAGAAGATGATTTATTTTTAGAATCTGTTTTTGTATGGGACTTATTAGTATTAGAACCACGTTTATATTTAGCTTTAGATGATTTTGATTTACGTTTACCACCACCAATACCACCATTAGTACGTATTTCTTTTAACTCTTCCCATATATTTTTTAGATAGTAAATAGCACCATTACCATCTTCATCAGTCAATAAGCTTACACCACCAGTTAGTTTACCACCTTTGCCTTGTTTACCAGCAAAGTTTTGTGAACCATCAAATAGTTTAAGCATTGTATCGTGAGGGGTATTTTCGATTGTTGACATCATTCTATTAAAACTAGATATAGCGTCATATACTTCTTTTGTAGCAGTAGACATATCGGCATTATCCCATGCCTTATTTGCTACATCTTTGTATTTACCACTATATCCAGAAATGGTTTGGTTCTTATAGAAGTAATCAGCCAATTCCTCTAAGAATTCTTTCTTATTACCTATAGCGTCAATATCTTTAGTTATACCACCATTAATAGCACCCTTTTCCATTTGTGCTTTAAACTCAGCAACAGCAGATTTCTTGGTGTATTCTTCCATTTCTTCTTTACGCTGTTTGATTTTATCCATGGTGGTCCATTTACCAGAATTATAGTCATATACTGGTGCAGAATTACCTGTAAGAGCTGCTTCGATTCTAGCTAAATGTCCAGGGATTACATCAATGATAGCTTTCTTAGTTATACCATCAAATGGAACAGGTCCTTTTTCGAACTTATCAGTTTTAAGTTTAGTGACCATCTCTTGTTTAGCACCAAAAATACGACCAATAAGACCAGCTACACCATCACGTTCTTGTCCTGCTCTATGAAGCTCTGCAAGCATATGTGCAAATGTACCAGATAAGGTCTTATCCAGTTTCTTCATTTGAGCACGAACGTTCTTCCCAATGATACCTTGACCAATAGCAATAGGAATGAAAGATAATGGATTAGCCAGCATCATTTTTAAATGATCTGGTTCCATACTAGCAAGAAGACCTATAGGAGAAGCATCCAATTCATCTTGTGCATTCTTCTTGATATGAGAGAAATAGCTAGCTAAATCTACTCCACCATTAGAACCCATAATATTAGTGATATCGAATTTTTCTTTACCACGTTTTTCTGCTTCTTCTTTAGACTTTTGTCTAGCTTGGAAATCATGACGTTGCATATCTAGCATTTCTTTTAAGATAGCATTGTTTTCACGATTTAATTTAGTAGACTCTTCAAAGTACTTACGAGAGTTCTCTAAATGAGCTTGTAAGTTATTTTGGTTAAATGCCATAATATTACTTAGAGTACCATGCATACCTAAGATATTATTATTTAACCCAGAGAATAGTTTCTCTTGTTGAGCAAACATCAGTGCTGTACTTTGACGTACAGTACCAGCTACATGCTCAGCACTTTTTACAGTAGCACCAGCAATAGCATTTGTGCTAGCAGCAGTACTAGCTTCTATAGTTTGTATAGTGGCTTCTGTATCATGATCAAGACTAGGTGTATTATCAGATTCCATAGAGAAATCATCATCGAAATCCATATCGAAATCATCCATACCCATTGACTTCATCATTAAGTCATCGCCACGTTGCTCATTATAGAAATTACCAGTTTTTAAATCCTCTAAAGCAGACTTAAAAGCAAAGTCCCCAGCTTGATATAAGCCAGTATTAGAGATCATTTGACCAGCACGTTTAACTGTACTTTTATAATCTTTTATACCATGGTATACTTGTTTCATAGTATCAGCATTAGTAGACAAGAACTCTGTAGCCGAAGGCATCTCAGCTTTAATAGTATCTTCTACTGTAGCAAATACTAAAGACTTACCAAGGTTCTTTAGATAATTAGTAATTTTAACTTTTGCCAAGTGTAATTCCTCCTTTCTTGGATTAATGGTGTGTTCTTGACATACGGCAAATACCCCATATAGGACAGTGCCTATATGGGGATATTTGTGTTTGGAGTCAGTTAAGTTAGAAAATTGGAGTTAAATGTAATAACTATAAGAGGAATCCTACCTAGATAGTAAGGTTGGCTAGAGGTATGAAAGCACCTTACTAACTAGGAAGAAATTCAATGTGAGTATAATTATAATTGCTCGTATTCTTGGCGATGGCATTATACTTCTACTCACTATTTTGTTATAGCTGTATTATTTTTTAACCCAAGCTGGGCAAGGGTTTTGAACTTTAATACTTTCATAGCCAGGTACTTTAACTTCGGTTTTAACGTAGATAGCTTTACCATCTTTGTCGATACCCTCTTGTTTAGGGAAAGAACGAGTAGAAGCTTGTACATCTTTGAAAGATAAAGTGATATTGGATTTTTCACGACCACCTAGTTTGAAAGTACGGCCAGTATTACGCATATATTCAAATGGGAATGTTTTAACGATGTTTAACATACGTTCAGCATCAGCTTTCTTAGCTTCATAACCAGCAGCTAATACAGTAGCTTCTTCTTTAGAGATTTTAGTTGTAGAAGAGATAGCATTAGCTAAGATATTACGGTAGTCATCAGCGATACATACTTCACCAACTTTACCAGTGGAATCATATACACCAACTTTGAAATTAGTGTCATTAAGCATAGCAGCCATTACACGTGCTTCATCTTTATTAGAAGCAGATGCATGTTTCAATTCAGCTTTGATTTGTCCCATTAATTCTTTTACAGTACTCATGTTTTGTTTCCTCCATAAAGAAAATTAGTTTTATATTATAAGTCTTATAGACGTATAAACATTGATCTTACTTTTCGTTTCCCTTTAGATTTGAGAAACTCATTTAACTCAATAGGTGTGCTTTGATTTAAGAAATCAATAAAGCTCATATTTCCATTTTCTAACATATCTTTTTTGCTCTTATCAGTCATAACTGTACCTCACTTAGGCTATATAAGATTAATAACTTGTTTATCTAGTAATAATTTATTAAAAGCAGAAAGAACCCCTATAGGACTTATAATCCTATAGGGGATCTTTATTTTTGAGATCAAGTATACTACAAGGTTGAGTATCATAACCCTGCACATTTTTTATTGTGGTGACTAGCTGTAAATATTGTATTACGGGTTAGTATATTTTGAAATTGAAGTTATCACCGCAATAAATAAAGAAAATGAGTAACGTTGTATAAGATACCTATAATTGTTTAATACTAACTATTTATCCCCTTACTTGACTTGGAATATGATTTATATTAATAGCTAATGAGATCACAAGAAAGTTATATAATATTTTAAGTTTGGTTATGTCATAACATTTTTCAATTCGGATTTCTATTGGGAAATAGATAAATAAAAAATGATCTTATTATACTTTATAATATAAACTTCCATTCTAAGCTTAACTTTACTCCATGGATTTTGTATAGTATTAAATAATATAACCAGCTTATATTATTTACTCTATATAAGTGTTAGATTATTTTGGAGTAAGCTATATAGTATAGCCTTAACAAGCTATTAAACGAATAATATACTCAGAATTAACAAAATTGGAGGTTAATAGAATGGCTATCTTAGTAGACCGTATACAACCTTTACGATTGATAAACTCTAAGTTTTATACTCCTATCAATAAGAAGAATAAACGTTTTGGTAGTTGTATATTTCTTATGGCTAAATCATTTGATGGTGTAAAAGATATAATGGATTCACCATTAGTAGAGAACTTAGCTATGTTTAGTTCATACTATGTAGAACCAAACTATAGCTATTACGTTACACCATTAAGACAAGTACAAAGCGAATCTGGTGAACTATTAGACTATCAACCAGACTTAGATCTTGTGCTTGAGGGTGACCATATAGTTACAGATGACTATATCCAAACTTGTGATCATTTAATCTTGTTTGGCGAATCTGTCGAAGGCCCTATGACTAATAAACGTCTATCTAAAATGCTATATAGAGAGCGTTTTAGAAATAGAAAAGAAATCATGGCATACTACGATACTATTAGAGAGAAATTCCCTAATATCGTATTTACCAAACTATCTATAGATAAGTATATGAATAGAAACTTATTCTATGACTTGACTTATTATACAGATGCATTCTTTACTAATAACTATAATAAGAAATTCCCTAAAGACTATGGAACTGATATCTTATTTACATTAATGGCTAGATTCGTTAATGATAAACGTCTTGGTTCTTATACAAAGAAAACTGTTATAGTTCCAGTACATGATTGGGCTAAAGACGCTGACTTATCTAGTTTATTTAGTATCACTAAAGATATCAATATCTTCTCCATTATAACTAGATTATATACCACTAGCTCTTATGAACTAGAGTACTTCAAAGGGGTTGATTTTATCTTCCTAGGTAAAACAGGCTGGTTCAAAGTTAACTTTGATGATTTCGATAACTATGCTATCTCTAAGTTTAAACAAAATATTCGTAAACTTATTATGAGAGAACCAATAGAAGACACTGAACGTGAAAACAAAGAAGAAATCAAAATCAAAGTTGCTGATGCTATTGAAAAGCAATCTGGTATTCAAATCAATAACGTAGATGGTTCTAAATCTAATATAGTTAAAGACGTTAGAAAAGCTGATGTACTTGATATAGATAAACCTAAAGAACCAGAAACTAAACCTTTAGACCCTCAGTCTTCTAAAGAAGAAGAGAAAGCTCAAGAAGATGTATCCAATCAGCTTAATGATATAGTAAATGCTTCTTCAGATGAAGCAGAAGCTATTAAGAAAGCTGAAGAAGAAGTTAATCTTAAAGTGGCTTTACTTAAAGCACAAGAGACTAGACATACAACTATAGATATTTCACAAGCTAGACGTAAACGTATGAGTCTATTGAATGATAAGTTCTTGAAATCTAGTTTAAATAACAAACCTATCTCTCAATTACTCGAAGATGAAGCTGACCAACCATTAAGATCTACTGACATTCCAGAAGTACAGACTATCGATGAGCAATGGGATGGTTTAAAGAAAATCAACTTTGATAAACAATATGATTTAGATGCCGATATAGTTAGAGCTATACATGCATTCACTGAAAATAAGACAATCCCTATGTCTATTATTAAGATAGATAAAGATGACACATCTACATCTGAAGACTCAGTATGGACATATAGAGTTCAGCTTGAAGATGCTAATGGTACTAGACATAATCTTACATTCGATGTGCCTAAGTTAATTGATAATCGTTTTATGCGATTACGTGGTAATGATAAGACTATATCTGGTCAGTTAATCAATCTTCCTATTATTAAGACAGGTCCAACTACATCACAGCTTGTTACTAACTATAATAAGATTATGATTAATAAGTATGGTCAACAAGGTAAGTCTACAAATACTACAGCTGCTATTATTAGATCATTATATAAGATTTTGGAAAATAAGTACAAGGGTTGTACTACTATTAAGAAAATAGCTATAGGCTCTAACTTAAAGATTACTGCTAAATACATTCTTCCTATGGAATACATTGATATCTCTTCACAATTCTCTTATATTGAGTTTAAAGATGGTACTAAGATCTTATTCAACCAAGATGAATTACATAATGCACCTGAATTTAAAGACCCAGGTGAAAATATGCTAGCATATGGCATCAATACTAAAGATAAGACTGTATTAGCTGCTGAAGATGATGATGTAGTTAGAATGATTAATGGTAAGCTTATGACTGATTCAGCTTATCAAGAACAGTTCAAGAAGTATTATAAGCAAGGTAAAACAGTAGCACATGCTAGAGCATCTATTAACCAAATGAATATTCCAGTTATCTGTGTAATGGCATATTCTGTAGGGTTATCTGAGGCTTTAAATAGAGCTAAAGTACAATGGAATGTATATGAAAAGAGACCTACGGCTACAAAGAACTATATTAAGTTTAAAGATGGTTTCTTAGAGTATGATGATTCTCCAGAGACTTCATTACTAGTATCTGGATTATTTGAAATCAATACAGAAGACTATACTATAGCTGAGACTAATGGTGTAGCTATGTGGTTAGATGTATTAGACCAATATGGTGGTAGAATTAAAGCTAATGGTTTAGATGCGTTCTATAACTTAATGATGGATCCTATCACTGTTGAAGTATGTAAGAAGTATAATCTCCCAACTGATTATATTACAGCTTTAGGTTATGCTAGTAGTCTATTAGCAGATAATCAGTATAATAAGCATACTGATATTACTGGCAACCGTTTCCGTACTAATGAACGTTTAGCTCACTTTGTTTATAAGTCTTTGGCTACAGCATATCAATTATTCTTAGCTGAATATAAGAATGGTAGAACTGATAGCAAGATGTTTATGAAACGTTCTGCAGTTATAGACTTGACTTTAGCAGACTCTACAGCATCTGACTTAAGTATCTTAACACCATTACTTGAAATGGAAACTGCTAACACAGTTACATTTAAAGGATTATCTGGTTTGAACTCTGATAGATCTTATAATCTAGAGAAACGTACATATGATAAATCTATGGTTAATAAATTAGCTATGTCTACAGGCTTTGCTGGTAACGTTGGTATTAATAGACAGACTACGATTAATATGGCTATTAATGACACTCGTGGTTATATCTATAATAATAAAAACGAAGAAGGTAAGATGAATGACGTTAATACTTTATCTATTACTGAAGCATTAACACCATTCGGTTCTACACATGATGACCCATTCCGTACAGCTATGACATTCATCCAAACGTCTAAACATGGTATGAGAACTAGACGTAGTGATCCATTATTGGTAACTAATGGTGCAGACCAAGCATTACCATATATGACATCTGATACATTTGCTTTTAAAGCTAAATACAAAGGTGTAATCACAGAGTTAACTGATGACTATATGATTATTAGATATCCAGAACAGGATATGGTTGAACACGTTGACTTACGTAATCGTATAGAAAAGAACTCTGATGGTGGTTTCTTCGTTAATCTTAAATTAGATACAGATCTTAAAGTCGGTTCTAAAGTTAAACCTGGTGATATTGTAGCATATGATAAATCCAGTTATTCTGATAACGTTGGTACTGGTAATCTATCATACAATATCGGTACATTAGCTAAGATTGCTATCATGAATACTGATGAAGGTTTTGAAGATAGCGCTATCATATCTGATAAATTATCTGGTGATATGTCTTCTGATGTAGTCTTACAAATAGACGTAAGACTTAATAAAGAAGATATAGTAGACTTCATTGCTAAAGTAGGTACACCTGTACAAGAGGGTGACACTTTATTTACCTATCAAATAGCTTCAGAAGATGAAACATCTAATGATATCCTAGCTAAGCTTAAACTAGATGGTGATGAAGCTGGAGACTTAGGTAAGATTAAAGTCAAATCTAAAGTAACTGGTGTATTACAAGGTATCAAGATTTATCGTACTAATGAATTAGAAGAATTATCTCCTACATTACGTAAGACTGTAGAAGATTATGAATCTAGTATCAATAAGACTAAGAAACGTCTTGAAAAATTGAATATATCTACAAAAGAATATGATTCTACTGGTAAATTACCTGCAACTGGTAAACTAAAACATGCTGAAGATAAAGTTCTTATTGAATTCTATGTGAAGTATGATGATACTATGGGTGTAGGTGATAAACTAGTATACTACTCTGCATTAAAAGGTGTAGTAAAATCTATCTTCCCTAAAGGTAAAGAACCTGTAAGTGAATATCGTAGAGATGAAAAAGTACATACACTACTAGCGACACATTCCATTAATGGTCGTATGGTAGGCTCAGTACTTATTATGGCTGCTATGAATAAAGTTCTTATTGAGCTTAGTAGACATGTAAAAGATATTATGGGTATTCCTTGGGACCCAGAATTGTAGTATTATAGTCCCACTAGGTCTGTAAATTGGCCTAGTGGAACATCTTATTAAATTTTTATTTTTCTTTTCTAAGGAGGTAAATAATATGCCTGACATTGAAAATAAGACAACCTCAGAAAACAAGGTTGAATATAAAGTTTATGTCAATACAAGTAAGAAACCTTTATATGTACGTGAAACACCTGATGACCGTGGTCTTATGCGTGCATTTGTACGTCCAGGTGAAGTAGTACATATTTATGGCTTTGCTCCTGGTATTATTTATGCAGTACCACCAGAAATCTCTAAAGAACGTGAGAATGTATGGGGTAGAGTTAGTGAACCTGGTAGACCAGAACGTTGGGTACGTATCTCTTCTACATATGGTACATTTGATTATTTAGAAGAAGATACTTCTAATATTGCACAATTCCCACCAGTAGACTCTCGTACTTTGAAATACAATGATATCGTTGGTATTAAACCAGGTTCTGTAAATGCATATGGTCAAAAGATTGCTAAAGAACTTTGTTTACCAAACTGCTATCATGTAGTTTATATGCTAGATTCTTCTCGTCGTTTGACTTTATTAGGTCATCGTGTTAAAAACGGTATTAACCAATGGATTCCAACTAAAACATTGGTTATGGTTAAACAATACGACCCATATGCTCGTTACAATAATGAAAATGCTGATGGCATGTATGCTAAAGCACGTGCTAAAGCAGAAGAGGATCCATTCCGGGGAAAATAAACGGGGAAGCTGCACTGCCCCATGGTATTTACTTCAAAGTGGCATCCACTGCTACAGATATGGCAGATAGAGCATTAAATAATTTACGTAATGAAGGTTTAGATGGTATCGGTGGAGATGCTGATAAACTTAAGAAGACAATGTCAACTGTACTCAATTCTAGTAGTACAGAAAAACTTGCATTAGGTAAACCTTTTAACCAAACAGATTTGGCTAACTATCAAATGTTTACCGAGGCTGCTGAACGTCTTGGTACTGATAAGATGTCTGATGGTGAAATACAATACTATCGTATGGCTAAAGAGATATCCAATTATAGTAATATGAGTCCTCAAGAGCAAGCTACTATTCGTCAAAGAGCTGCCGAAGTGTCAGCAGACTATTGGGGTACTGGTAGTGCTGAAAATCAAAAGATGATTAAAGGTAACATTGTAACCGAATTGGGTGTTGCTGGTACAGCTGTAGACTATAGTAATGGTAGTGCTACTAAAGGTGCTAATAAAAGTCCAGTTAAAGCTGTAGCTGGTCAAGGTAATGCTGGTATGACATTAGAGCAGGGTTATAAAGCTGGTAGAGATGCCATTATAAAGAACTCTGGTAAAGATGTAGCTGCTGGTCAAAAACGTGAATATGAAGATTCATTAGCATCTACTGCTGATATGGCAGCTGCATCAAACTTTAATGCTTATAATATCAATATCAATGAATTTGAAACATCTCAGTTATATCGTGTATTTGGTATGCCTTACCAATGGATGGATATAGCAGATAGACGTATTCCTGGTACTGATATAGGTAGAACTTTTGGTGCTAAAATAGCATCTAAGATACCATTATTAATTATGACACCAGGGTTGCCAGAATTCTTAGCAGGATATTCTAGTAAAGAAAAGAATGCTTTGATTCAGAAACTATCTGGTGGTGCTGATGGTATATCTTTACAGTCATTAGCTGATGGTATAGTTGGTAAAGGTAAAGAAACTAAGTATTACCAATTACGTTTTGCTAAGAAAGAGTATTTTACTTATGTAAATGCTATGACTAATGCATTAGCAGCTTACCTAGGTATATCTGATGAAGATTCACCTTATGGTGGTAAGATTGGTAATTTTGATTGGTCTACTTTAACGTCCACATCTTCATTGTCAAAACAGTTATCTTATTATGGTGCTGTAGCATTCTATCTAAATTCAGAAACATCTATTTCTGAATCTTTTAGTAATGATACAACTCAGTCACAATTAGCATCTAAAGTTAATGAGATGTCTGGTATGGTTAGAGAACTACAATTCATTACTGGTTTAACTAATATCTCATTCTATGATAATGCTAATACTAGTAGCGGTAATGTAATCAATAATACTGCATCAGATAGTAAAAATGCTGGTGATAGCATGTTTGGCAGCTTTGGTACTTTCATTGATAACTTAAAGACTGGTGCTAAAACTGTATTTGCTGGTGGTAAGCTAGTATTCCCAGAAATATGGTCAGACTCTAGTCATAGTGTAAGTTATACAGTTAATCTTAAATTGACTACACCTGACTTTGATAAATATAGCTGGTTCCTAAATATAGGTGCACCACTTATTCATCTAATATGTATGGCTGCTCCAAGACAAATGGGTGCTAATGGTTATGCATCCCCATTCTTAGTCAGAGCATTCTATAAAGGGTTCTTTAGTATAGACAGTGGTATGATTGGTTCACTATCTATAACTAAGGGTACAGATGGTGGATGGACTATTGATGGTTTACCAACAGTAGTCGAAGTATCTATGGATATTAAAGATTTATATCATAGCATGAATATCATTGCTCCTGATGTAATAGGTGATTTATCAGGTAATCTATCTATGGAAAGTTCATTAAAGAATGTAAATGCTTTAACTTACCTAGCTAATATGGCTGGTGTAAATATTAACCAAACAGACATTGGTCGTGCATTTAGATTATCATACTGGTCTATCAAAGGACAGGCTACACAGTTATTATCTAATGGTCCAATGCAAGCATTAACTCAAACTGTAATGAATAGAATAATGCATATGTATAATTAGTTTAATATAAGAACAAAAACATCCCGATAAGACCATAAGTGTCTTATCGGGGTTTTTATTCACAGAAAGGAGGACACTTATAGCATGAAACGTAAAACAAGACATGAGAAGCTCTTACAATATGAAGAGAAATATGGAGAAATACCTAGTGATCATTACGATAGACTACAATTCATATCTAACGAACTAGGTATTAGTAATAAACAACAAGCTGAGATTATGGAAGCATATCATAATGCTATAGATAGTACACAATATAGTCATATTAGAGTTATATTATATGAAGAACCTGAGGGTGCACCAAGACCTAGGTTCCAATTAGTTAATAGATATAACTTAGCAAATGCTGCTTTAAGTAATGGCTCATTTGTTAAGGTATATTCACCAACTGGGTTAGAAGATAATAGTAGTATGCGTCGTATGATTGACTCTGGTGAGTTAAACCAAATACAACAAATGCTTTATACACCAACTATAGTTGAGTTTAATGCTTATCTTAAAACACCACAATATTTTAATAAGAAAGAAACTGCATTAGCTGAAGTTGGTTTAATAAGACCACTATCTAAGCCAGACTGGGATAATATTGGAAAGAAGTATTCTGATATGTTTAATTCTAATATCTGGTTAGATGATACTCTAGTTATAGATGGTTCTGTAAGAAGATTCTATTCAGTAAAACCTAGAGTTGAAATAGATATATACTTTATGGATAAAGTATATACTAAGAAACAAGCTAAAGGTATATCTAAGTCTTTAGAGAATCAAGGTATAACTAAAGAAATAGATTATATTATTAAATAGGGAGGAGACTATGACATTGAAACAGATTATAAACACCTGGGCTAAAAGATTATGGCAAAAGCTTAGAGGTAAAAAAGAAGAACCTAAATATGATTTATATCAAATACCAAATGGGCCAGGATTCTTTGTACCTAAAGGGACTACACCACCACAGTTTGGTAAAAATATTTCTATTCAGCTTCCTGATAGTAAAAAACCTATTAGACCACCAGCTCCACCTAAAGAAAAAGTTAAAGCTGATACTGATGGTGATAAAGTAGACTCTATGATATATGGAGTAGAAGCAATGCGTCGTTTAGAGTTAGATGAGGACGATCTAAAGCTAACTGAGGAAGAAATCAAAGAAGTAGATGCTAAGATTGATAGATGGTATAAAAAATCACCTAACTCTACGATAAATGGTATAAAAGATATGGCTGAGAAGTTTAAGGATATCCAAAAGAATCCTAAATACCATGAAGATATCTCTCCATTACTTAGTGGTGCAGCTGTATCTAATAAAGAAGTAATTGATGGTATAACTAACGCTATACGTGAAGTTACAAAGCCAAATAAGGATATTAAGAAACCTGTACAAAAGAAACGTCGTAAACGTACTAATTCTAAAAAGAAATCTGGTGAAAAGAAATGAGTTTTGGTAGCGGTCAATCAGAAGAAAACAAACTAAAGGGTGATACACAACCCCCTTATGAACAGTTTGAGAAATGTGAAAGAAAAACTTGTGTATACTTAAATAATAACGGTAGATGCATTTGGGAAACATGTAAGTTTGATAATGAAGATCCAGGTTATGTACAATACTGGGACTTTGAATGTCAAGCATGTCATAAGATAGACCAACGTGATGTACGTGATATGAAACTAATGTTTTGTGATAGCTGTCTAGAACGACTAGCTAAAGCAGAACGTTTACCATTTACTTGTATCATATGTGGTAAAACACAATCATCTCCACCTAAGGGGTTCTCTACCCCTATATGTAATACATGTTTACGTAAGTTAAGAAACTCTGTGCATTGTAAGTATTGTGGAAATGCCTAATTAGTTATATATTATAACTATAGGAGGTAATAGACAATGCAAGAATTACAATCAAGATATAAAGCTAGCGTAGAAGGAATCATTATATCTAATATGATTCCTTACCGTGTATTAAATGATTTAACTATTAGAGAGTTTGCTAATAGTGATGCTACAGGTTTGAATATCTATATAGACTTGTATCATATCTTTAGAGACTTCTATAAGAATAATATGCTTCTTATAGCTAAGCATGATTTAGTGGCTTATATAACTAACTTAGTTGGTCACTATAGAGACTTCTATAGAAGATACTTTGGTGTACATACGAAGTTCTTCTTAATTTATACTACGGGATATTTCCCTACAGCCGTAGATGAGTTACCAACTTATAATCAGAATTCATTAAATGATTATGAAATGTCTATAGGCATCAAGGAATATCTTGAGCATAATATGTACGTATTGAATATACTTTGTAAGTATCTTCCTGATATATACTTTATTGAGTCTCCAGTAGACCCATCAGTATCAATCTATTCTATTATGAATGATGAGTTTGCTAGTGGTAACTATAATCCAAATATCATTCTAAGTAGATCAGTAATGAATCATCAATTGATTCCTATATCTATGACACAGACTATACAGATTAAGCATTTGTATAGATATGGTGAATTAGAATGTAAAGCTATCAATATTGATAACTGTATCTTAGAATATATTGATAGTCTTAAACGTAATATATCTGAACCAGAACTAATTGGAACTATTCCTAGAGATGCTTTAAGTTTAATTATGGCATTATTAGGGGTAAAACAACGTAGTGTAAGTGGTACAGGTATACGTACTGATAAGATTATTAAAGTAGTACCACAGTTCTTAGCTCATAAACGTACAAACTATATTAGTAGCTTTACTGATATAGCTGAACTATGTCAGTTATTGAATAAGAACTTAGACCCTAATAAAGTATTCAGTAACTTTAAAGCAGTTGATGTATTACATCAATACAATAAGTATATATTAGCTGGTAAACCAGTTGAGGATATCAGATGGAATGTAAATCTAATAGATCCTGATATGGTAAAGAGTCTTAATAATAAGTACTTCTCTAACCACCCATTAGATCTAACTAGACTATAGTCCTCAACATTCTAGTACAAGGGCCACTATCGGTCCTTGTACTTTATTTTTTTTCTTGAGGTGATACATATGCAACTCACTTACGAATATATGGCTAGGATAGATTTCAACCATCGTGGTGGTAATGAATCGAAATCATATCCTATAGAGCAAGAGAATATAAAACAGATTATCATCAATAAAGAATATGATGATCTTAATATGCCGATTATAACGGTGACTATGAGTGTCGATACGAATATAGTTGACTTAATGATTAAAGACAATAAAGAATCAACTATGATATTGACTATTAATAAGAAGAATACTAATACACAGTCTACTACAAATATAGTAGAGGCTTATATAAAAGAAGAATGTACATATCTTATTGAGGGTGATGTAAACCCTAATAAAGAATGGGATAATAAAGCACCGACTAAAGAAGAAGCTGAGAATAAAGATAAGTTTAGACTTATTCGTGTTGGTCTATTATCTAAGAGATTAGCTGATGCATTACAAAAACCAGCCAATCTAACTGTATACAATTCTAATATGCAAGATATAGTTATGCAGTTATTAAATAATGGTATCCCATTATTAATGGAACCATTTGATTATAAAGACCCTATTCCTCAATTGATATTGTCCCCTAAAGAATCTCTATCAAAGTCTTTAGATTATTTGAACAGTGTAAAAGTATTCTATGAGACAGGTTATAGATTCTTTATGGATTTTGATAATACGTATCTAGTATCTAAAGCTGGTAAATCTGTATTACGTAAGAATGATAGATATCCAACTATTAAGATTGATGTAAAACCATTGATGGGTGAAGATGGTATGGTTCGTGGTATAGAAACAAATGATACAGATAAAGTGTATGATATGATTGTACCTATGAATGATACTAACTTTAATAGTGATGATCTAATAGATAAATCTATGGAAGGTATCGCTGCTGTAGTTGATGCATCTAAACAAAAGCAAGAATCATTCCTAAAGAAACATAAAGGGTTTGGTGGTATATTAGGTGCTTATAAGAATATCCTTAATATCATGGATAATGTAAAAGTCTTCTCTGGACAAGTACGTAATGTAGTCCAGAATATCCATAGGACTACATATGAGATTAAGGGTAGAATGATTGAAATGAAAGAGCAGGTTGATGATTTTAAAACAACCACTCTAGATCTATACAATCAAGCTAAAGCAACTATAGCATCTTTACCACAGGAAGCATTACAACAAATCGGTCAAATAGATGATGTAAAGAATATACTGACTCAGATAAATGAAGCTAACGATAAGTATGGCAAATATATCAATAAGTGTATACCTAACTTTGATGAGTATGTAAAAGCATATACTGGTCAGATATATAATATCGAAGGAACTAAAAACTATGTAGGTGGTATTAAGCCTATAAACTTCCAAGATAATCTAGGTAGTTTACAAACATCTTGCTGGGATTTTAAGAAAGATGCTGAGAAAACTGATGCAACGCATAAGAAAGGTATGGCTCAATTCTCTAGAGGGTTTGTAGGTTGGTCTCAAAATATAGGTAATATATCCACAACACTAATGGATTTACCAGATACGGTTACATATTGTATTAACCCAAAAGTCCCAGTAGATTCCCGACAATATAAAGAAGTAGATTTAAAACACTTAAAGAAATTTAGTGCTCCATTTCAAGAGATGTTTACTAGTGCTGATGCTTATGGTAAAGGAATTACAAAAGATACAGCGACTATGGATGCCTCAAACAAGCTAAATAGGAATGCCGGTGCAACGATAAAGGCGTTTGTAGACAAGGCCCAGGGTATACCCACAGACTTTAGTAATAAATTGCTTGAGGGTGGCAATATGGTAATTAAGGACTTTAAATCACAAGCTGACTCTGCCAAGCAAATGTTTATAGATAATAAGCAAATGTATAGACAGCAATTCAATAGTATGCGTGATACATTTAATGTAATCAAACAAGGTGCTCAATTATCTATTGATAGTTTTAAAGACTTAGGTGATATAGGCTCTGATGGCGAATCCTTAGTAAGTATTGCTTTAGATACAGTAGAGACATTGGCTAAACAAAAGATTATTCGTTTACCTAATGACAATATCAATATCTTAAAGAATATTAAACATGCATTAGATTTACAAAAGACTACTATTACAGTTCATAAACTAGAATTGGATAATGATATATTCAATATCAATATTAAGTATATGATTAGTAATGAAACAGAAAAGACTACACGTAGTGGTGAGTATATACTAGTTTCTAAACAAGAAGTATATGATAATAATGGTACTACACTTGTAGCTAATACAATTCTTACATTCCATAAACTCCCTTCTGGGAAAAAGAAAGAATAGACAAAAAGAATCCCATATAGGCAGTGCCTATATGGGAGTTTCTTTTATTTCTTTTCATCAGATTGATTTTGTTGTTGATTACCATCTTGGTTTTGGTTATCACCAGAGTTGGCATCTTTATTGTCATTGCTATAATACTTAACGTGTTGCTTAATCAATTTATAGAAATCAGAAGCAAAACGTTCAGCAGCAGCAATACGTACAGACATCAAAGTTGCAACAGTAGAAGTTACACGTTTAGCATAAGCTTGTCCTTCGCCATTGCTCTTAGGTTTATCTGGGTTATCATTAATAGTACCAGAAGTACTTTGATTATTATTAGTATCACCCATAGTTTTTTGCTGTTGGTTATTATTAGCATTTCCGCTATTGTTAGTACTGGATGTATTTTGGTTACCAGTAGAACCACTATTGTTAGTATTTCCACCATTAGCATCATCTTCTAAGAATAAGCTATCATTATATAAATAAGATGCTTCATTCTTAGCCATACCAGCATTAACTAATTTAATCAAGTTATCTACATCTGCTAAAGCTTTGTTTTTATCAGACTCAAATAACTTAATCATATTATCAGCATTCAAACAATACTCAGCAAGAACTTTCATATCTTTAATTTGATATGGTTCAACTTCTTTAGAACCAAAGAAGAATACTTTACATTTATCTTTGAAAGATTCTCCTTCGGTGTTACCAACTAGAGAGCTTTCTAATTCTTTAATAGCATCATCTACAGATTTAGAACCACTATTAATAGCTTGTAAGTCTGCAGTGATCTTAGATGCTACATTGTTAATCAAATTAGCATTTTCTAAGTTAGGTTTAGCTTTATCATAGTTAAACATTTTAAGGTCACTAACAGCCTTAAACTCTTTATCCATTAGAGCCATATTCTTTTGAATAAACTCTTTAGAGATTCCACCAAACTTCTTGAACCAGTCAACGCATTTATTAAAGATATTTTGAATGAATTCTTTAATCTTATTTAAGAATCCAGTAACTTTATCAGAAATGCCTTCATGAATAGATTGAAGCTTGTTTTCTACATCAATATTCTTAGCGAATACAGATGCTTCAAGAATACATGCTTCAAGATTTACAGATGTTTCGCTTAATTTGATCAAGTGTTCAATTTCAGCTAAACCATCTTTATCACTAGAAGTCAATGCTACAAGAGATGTAGCTAATTTAATATCAGAGTTTTTAGAAATAGCTTCTGGTGCTGTTAAGTAAATAGCTTTAAGTAAAGTTACACGATCAGATTCAATAGCTTTTTCAGCTAAGAAGATGGCGTTATTGTATTTATACAAATCTGTCAATGCCATTTCTTGTAATTGATGTAATAAAACTTGTTCAAGCTTAGCTACTTCACGTACAGTATCAGCATTGATTTCACCAATCTTCATGGAATCTAATTTACCAAAGATATAGTCATATTCTTTGATAGCATTTTCTTTACCTGTTTTAAGATCAGTAAGCTTTTCTTTCTTATTAGTATCTAGTGTTTTCAATAATTCACTAGCATCTTCTAGAGTAACTTCACGAGTTTCAGTAACAGGGTTTTCAACTTTCTCAATCAATTGCATATAAGTCAAATGATCTTCTTTACCCATTACAGAACCACGAATACCAGACTCTAATACATTGAAGTTTTCACTGATAGTTTTAATTACACCATCAAGATCTTCTTTAGGGTTATGGTAGAAGTTTTCATAGATTTTGCTAATAGATTTGAAAGCATCTTTAACTGCTGGAGTATACTTAGCTTCTTCGAAGAATAACTTCTTAAGCTTAAGTCCTTTACAGTCAGCTTGGTTAGCAAATTCTTTTAAGAAACGTTTATCTTTAGAACTTACATAAGCCAATGTAGATACAGCATCATTGTAAGATTTACCATATGCTTCTACGATAGACTTTAAGTTCTTACGGTATACGTTATATAGGTTTTCACTTACGGCTTTGTATTTGACTACATTACCATCAGCGTTTAATACACCACGATAAAATTCTTGTAGCCCTTTAGCTTCGTGGTTACGGATATCTTCTACTAAGGAGTACATAAATTGCTTACGAGAAATATCACATTTACCCGTAACCAACTTATTATCAGTAGCGTCCATAATATAACTAAAGGAGAATTGTTTATTTTCCATAAGTTACCTCATTAAGCACTAAGTTTGTTACTTAATAATGAATGTAAAGATTTTATAGCTAGGTCTCTAGATTTAATAATATTGCAGTAAGTATCACATCTAGACATCTGTAATGATGTATAGATGCCTATATTATTAGCTATAATATTTTGTATATTAGAATTTTCAGATACATCACTATTATTGAAGATATATTCCAATTGGGATTTATATGCATTGATATCATTAATGATATCATCTCTAAATTTAGATTCATCCATTCTAGAACGTACTTTTTCATAATTACGTAACTGTAATATTAGCTTAGCACTAGAATCTGTGTTTAGATTATTAGCATTACGCTTCATATCTTTAAATAAGAATACTATACGCTCTCTTTCACTATGGATATCATTCTGTAAAGCCATGATTTTATCATCATCTCTTTCGCTTTTAGATATCTCTTTCGATAGAGAGAATATTAGTTCTTTGATATTACTTAGTATAGAATCATTTAATGAGTCTTTTATATCATTACCCCAATCTGATAAGTTATATAGATTAGTATTATGGTTAATAGATTCATTAACTGTAAGCATAGTCTTCAAATCATCTATGAATTCACTAACTGGCATTTTCTTAAGCATGCCAATAGTTTCATTTACTAGATTACGTACTATTTGGTTAGCCTTCCTAAAATAAGACATAAATACTTTAAAGTACTTATATACATGATTCTTAAAGAATGATATAATCTTCGATATGATATTATATATCTTCCTAACAGTGCTAAACATGCCCTCGTTTATAGACAGACGATGTATCATTGTATCTTCTAATATAGAATTCATAATATAGGTGGACTCTAGTAGACTATCTATAAGTATAATCTTTTCTTCATTTATAGAAAAAGTTTTTATATACATAGCACCACCTAAAACAAAAATAAATTATAAGGTATGAGGATTACCCCCATACCTTATAATTTTATTTACCAGGAATATCTATTATTTGTGGTTAGCAGCTTTAGACCAAGCGCCACGTGCACATTTCAAGTAGATTTTCAAAGCTTCTAAGTTAGCTTTAGTTTGAGTTGTGTAGTTACGAAGAGTTGTGTTAACTGCACCTTTAGCTTTAGCGAATTCTTTATCGTCTTTAGATTTGTCTTTAAACCATTTTTGTAAACGATCAGCTGTATCTTTAACATTTTTAAGTATGTTTTTGTGTAAAGATTGAAGGCTGTTACCGTTAACTAATAAAGATTCTACGCTATTTTTAACTTTAGCGAATTCAGTTTCTTCGATACCACCTGTAACTTCTTCTACAAGTTTGGATACGCTTAACGCTTCAACTTTGCTATCGCCATTCAAACCTTTCAAAATGTTTTCATTAACGAAGTCTTTCTTGATACCTTCGAATACTACATTTTTAGGGAACTTAACTTTAGCTTCGCCAGCTTTTTCGTTTTTAGCTACGGCATCTTTGTATTTGTCGTATACTTTTTTATTATCAGCAACGAATTTGCTAATAATTTTTTGTACGAAATCGTTTAACCAAGTTTTGATTTTTGCGTACCATTTTTTGATGAATTCAACTACTTTGTCGTAAGCATTTTTCAAAGTTTCTTTGATGCTTTCTTCAATAACTTCAGGTTCAGCACCTTCAGAAAGAAGTTGTTGTTCACGGAAATCGGAACGGATAAGATCTTGGAATACTTCATGATCAAAGTCAACACATTCAACCATGATTTCATCAATACCATATTCTGTTTGGTATAATTCTTTATTTTCTAAAACAACGCTATCATCGATAATAGCAGATTCTGTGTAAAAACCCATTTTTACCTCCAGAAAAAATAATAAAATTAACGTTAATTTTACAATGCTCTATACCTTATTGTTATTATATTACTTTAAAGCATAGCTCTATTGTGCTGCAATATTACCAGTCTTAATTGAATCAGCATTTAGGCAAGCATTAATAATACTCTTAGCTGCAAATACCTGGTTACGGATAATTTTACCCTGAGCATCTAATAATTTAGATAGAAGCTTTTGGTTGGCGTTCATTACCATATTCATAGCAGTAACTAATTTAGTATCAACTAAAACTTTACCACGTAATTTAACAAGCTCATTTACAGCTTTATCAGCTTTACGTTCAATCTCACGTTCAAACTTATCAGCATCAGATAATTTAAACTCTCTAGAGAACTTGATAATCTTTTCGATATTCTCTACTACGTCGGCTTTAGTATATTCAGCATCAGTACCAGCATCGAGAATTGTGGATAGTTTAGTATGAGCATCTTCAGATTTGGTTTTAAAATTATTCATAAGATCGTCTAATACTTTATCGGTATTATGACCGTTAATATTAACACCAGTAGCATTACCTTCGGCAATCTTAACGAAGTCCTGGATATGATAGTCGATTACATCAGCAGTATCTTTCAAGTAAATTTTATCAGCTAAGAATGCAGACTTGCCACCAAATACTCTAAATTTAATACCATCAGGTAATTTCTTAGCACCAGCAATAATAGCTTCTTTCTTTTCAAGCTTATCACGTAACTTACCATAATATTTATGGACAAACTCTTTAATCTTTCTAAAGTATTTAGATACGAAATCTTTAATCTTTCTAAAGATAGTTTTTAGTTTGTCTAAGAATTTACGTAAGATACCCTCTTTAACTATAGGTGATTTCTTTTCACCATCAGAAGATTTATCATCTTTCTTATTATCTGTAGTAGAAGTATTGTCATCATCAGATTTAGATTGTTGCTTATTGATTACCATTAAGGCAGTAGAAGCATTATTAACCTCATTTACAATAAGTACAGCCATCTCTTCTACTACAATAGCATCATCAAGGGCATTAAAAACATAAGAATCGTTCATATTATTTTCCTACCCCTTCTCTTCTTCTATTTTCATAGCAATCTTACCAGCTTTAATAATTGCGCTAGTAGCGGCCGCTAGTATATATTTATTAGTTTCTTGATAGAAAGTAATACATGAGTGTACAAGCTTACGATATTCTGTAGAACGAATAACAAATGCAGTTGCTTTGAATTTGTCTTTTTCATCCATATCCGTTTTATTTATACCTTTCATGTATAGCTCACCAAGTTTACCAAATACTTGTCCAAGACTATTTAAGTGTTTAACATTATCAAGATTAGAATTCATTTGTTTGAGATGCCGTCCTTGATCTAAACATACACCCAAATACCTATATACAAGATCTGGACCAATTTTGGCACCAAGGAATGTTTCTCGTCCTTCTCCGGATTTAACATAATCTTCTTCGAATAAGTATTTAGCACGAAGCTGTTCAATAACTGGTTTAGTACGATCCAAATCAAACTCTTTGTATAAAGCATCTAATACTTCATCTTTACTTTTAGCATTTGTATCATTTTTAGGACCATGTTTAATCAAAGGTACTAATGTTTTATCTAAGTGGTCTAAACCATTTTCTTTGTACATGGTAATATTAACACCTTTAATACGCTCAGCTACCTCTTTTTGATGTTTTTCGATAAGCTTACCGTATTTCTTTACTGCTACAGTATATTCGCCAAAGATTTTGATTTTAATCTTTTCCCAAATACCTTTGAAGAACTCATATGCTTTCTTAGCCCATTTAACGATAGCAGCTACTACACGTTTAATTGTATTCTTGATCGTATCCATCACAGATTCAGTAACAACAGAGTCTGTTTCACCAGACTCTGTCATAACTAAAACTTGGTCATCTTGTTCGAGTAAGAAGTCCCGCATTTCTAATTCAAATGCAGAGACTTCCTCGATAAGATCTAATGGATCAATCGTTTCATAGTTTCCTAGAACGAATGCCATTAATAAACCTCCATATCAATAATATCATCAATATCAAAAGCTTCTGTTTTAGAAACTTTTTGTGATAATAAGAATTTACAGATATTATGAGCCGCTGTCATATTACGACGGATAGCTTCAAATTGTTTATATACAGTATGGTTAGCTGCACGAATAGCACCAACTTCAATTTTAACGAAGCTTTTACCAGCATCTGGTAAGTATTTACCAAAACCGATCGTAGTATAATCTAAGTGGCTGAATTGTAATAATGCATCTTGGTAGCCAGTAGATAAACGTTGAAGTTTGGACCAGTCCCAATTTAAGAAATCAATAATTCTATCAATATTCTTAGCAATGTACTCATGGCCAATATCCATAGTGTCTATAGCGCTATCTTTAACAATTTCGTTATAGATTTTATCAGATAATACGTCTTTACGACTACCAACAATAGATTTTGCAACAACCTTAACTGTATTTATAATACCTTTAGCCATACCTTTCACTGTAGTGATAGGGTTGATATGACTAAATAAAGGATCACCATTCAAAGTATATACTTTGAATTTTTTATTATATCGACCACTAGCAGCAGCTGCTTTGATATGTTTGATATTTTCTGATGTCAAGATATCTTGAAGATCATGTAAAAAGTCTTTATTGAATTGGTTAATTAAACGCATAAAGCTTTTAGTGACAGATTTGATATATGTATCAGTAACAGATTCATTCAATACACTATTTTCGTCATTAACTAATGCAGTATATTGTTCCATAACCAATTCTTCAACATCTTCTAGACCAGAAGTATATTCATTAAGACAAGTATCGTCTAAATTAGAATCTAAATCTGTACAGTCTTCATTCATGAATTCTTCTGCATAGTATTCATCTAATTCAGCAACAGCTTCTTTCATAGCAGCACGGCGATAATCTGCAAAGTATTTTACGTAGTTGTAAATTTCAGTTGCAGTTTTATTTGTATTCTTAATTTGAGTAGTAAATACATTAAGCATGCCTCGGTTAACTTCACTAACTACTGATAATAATCCAGTTAAAGCTTGGTGTGCAAGATCGGCGTTTGGCTGATCTTTAAATTTACCTTCTAAATTCTTAATAGTAGTATTAAGATGAGATTCAAGTTCTTTAATACGAGTCTCTATTATATGTGTAGCATTTTCTGTACCACGTGCTATAAATTTACCATTAGCAAATTCAGCAATATCTTTAAAATGTTTAGACACATAATCCATATCTAATGTCATTGTTGTAGGATTACGATTAGCTACAGCTTGTTTACTCTCTTCAAATTCTTCTTTAATGGTATTGAGCAACGCAACAGCAGCATCTCTATCTGGCGCTTTGAAAAATTTGTTTACAGTGTCACGATAACTATCATCGACTTTACTAATAGACTCATACCCTTTATTGATAATATCATTATATAATTTAATGTCAAAAATATTATCGATTTTACCATCAAACCAACTAGCATTATCTACTACAATCTCGAATTTCTTATTTCTATCTAAACGTTTACGGCGTTTAATTTTAGCACCTATAAATTTAGATTTCTTAGGAGCATCATCTACAGGAGTTGCTGCTGGTTCAGATGTTGTTGTGTGTGTATAAGTGCTAGATGTATTAGAGCTAGTACTACTAGTTGATGTATTAGAAGATTGTGTATCTTCTACATCATCTTCTTCATCATTATCAGCATCTTTAGAATCAGTATAAGACTTAGGATCTTTTAAAGTTTCTTCACACGCTTTAACATCTGCAGGTGTTACTTTAGTATCATTCTTCTTTTTAAATAGATCTCTAAATTTCTTAAGGTACTTAACTACAAAGTCTTTAATAGCTTTAAAGAACTTTTTAACCTTTTCCCAGATATTAGACAATACACCTTCATTGACATATTCGGTGTCATTTATATCTTGTAAGTCGGCTAATGCATATTCCAGCATAACCTCCTCTTCAAATAAACATATTTCGTTCATATTTAAGCTCCTCTATTAATAATGCTTAGAATATATTGGGAATCAAAGTATTGACGATCCTCAATTTCTGTTATATATTCATCATCAATGTTCAAATCAAGTCCTTCTACGTCTTCATTAATAAGATCAGAACCATAGAACTCATCAAGCTCAGTGTATTCACGTAAAGATTCGTATTTACGATAGTCAGCACATGCTTTTACGTAATTATAGATTTCTGTAGCCACTTTATTAGCATGCATAAGTTGAGTGGTGACTAACTTGATTACAAAATCAACCATAAGTTTTGAGCTACTCATTATAAGATTTAGGGATTTTATACCTGCATCATAATTGCGTCGATGTAACCCATTAGCTTCTTCATCTGATTTAAGTTCATCCATCATTTTTTTGAGAGGATCTACTCGGGCCTCTAAATTGTCAGTATACCACTTAATATGATCTTTTATACCTTTGATAAGATCAGAAATATATTTTTGATCCATCATTTTAATAATAGTTTTGAAGTTTTTGGTTACAAAATCCATATCAATGATATCATCAACTTCACTATATACACATGATTCTTTAATTTTTTTATGAGCAGCTTCAGCTTCACCTAAAAACTCGTCTGCCTTATCACCTACTAAATCTTCAAGTCTAATAGATTTATTCAGTTTCCATAACGGGTCTGCCGCACCTTTGTCTGATATAGTTGTATATATATCTTCTTGGAATATAACTAATAAATCCTTAACACGTTCACCATTAACCATAATAGTTTTAACTTTAAAAGTTTTGTCTTTAGATAATTTAGCACGGCGAACAATCTTGCGATTAGACTTAGATCTGATGAATTTTTTACCATTCTTTGCAGGCTGTGCTGGTTCTTCGACATCATCCATTACAGGATCAGTATCACCATTAGGAGTATTATCTTCTTTACCGTCTTTATTATCAGTATAAGCTTTAGGGTCTTTTAAAGTTTCTTCACAGGCTTTAACATCATTTGGTGTTACCTTAGTAGATTTCTTTCTGAATAAGTCTAGGAACTTATTGAAATATTTAACTACAAAGTCTTTAATGGCTTTAAAGAACTTTTTAACTTTTTCCCAGATGTTAGACAATACGCCTTCATTGACATAGTCAGTGTCTAATAAAAGATCTTCTGTAGAATATTCTACAATATGATTCTCTTCATATATAAAATCAAGTTCCATTTATACCTCCGGTATTACTTCACTTAGTAAAATGCTAGTTATATATTGGGATTCATTATAAATACGACGATCTATATTTTCAATATAATCATCATCTATATTACAGTCTAACCCATCAGTATATTCTAATAGCAAATCTTGTGCATAATAATCGTCTAAATCTGTAAATTCTTTTACCAATTTATACTTACGATAATCAGCACAAGCTTTTACGTAATTATAGATTTCTGTAGAAATATTTTGTGTTACCAATATATGACTACATAATGATTTAACACAATTTCTTATCATATCTATAATGGCTAGATACGCTCCAGTTAGAATATGGGATTTTGCTTTAATAATCGCACGATCTACATCAGTCTCGTAACTAAAAACAGCTTTTTCGGCATCCCGCCAAGTCATATCAGGATCAGGACGATTTTTGTAATATCTGTTAATCTCATCTTTCCTATCGGATGACATTTTTGTATCAAGTTTAAATTCATCCTCTATAAGTTTACTTACATTTCTGGCTTCTGAAGATATCTTAGCATCAACAAACATTTTATCAGCAAGCGTTCTATAAATATCAGTTAATGCCTTATCTACTTTTTTAAAGTTATCTTTCACCCATTCCATACTAAATTCTATAGTAGTAGATTTACCATCATAATCTTTCTGATTTTTAAAATTATCACAAAGCTCCTCAGCATATTTTTCTAACTCATCAACTTCGCTGACACGTTTAGCATTTTTTACTTTTCTAACCGTATCCATAATTTTACCTGTAAAATCAAGAATCGGTCTATTTACTTTACTAGAAGCCTTTTTATAGATAGACAAATCTAAAGCATCGTCTGGTGTACGATATAAATCGTGACCAAATCCTTTGAATACTGCTTTAAATTTTTTATTCATACTAAGCTTAGCTCTTCGCTTGATATTATGATTAGTTTTAAAGCTACCAACTTGTGTAGTTTTACCACTAGCATCCGTCCATTTATCGTTAGATGATGTAGCCTCTGTGTCAGTACTATAAGATGATGGGTCATTTAATGTATCTTGACATGCTCTAGTTGTAGCTGGGTCATTAACTTTTTTCTTAGATCTGATTAAACTAACTAATTTATTCCACATTTTGGACAAGAATTCTTTAAGCTTTTTATAAGCAGCCCTTAACCATGCAATAATACTAGTTATAATAGGTCCTTCATTTATTATCTCTATATCAGACAGAGTGCTTGATAAACAAGCACTCTCATCTGCAAAGTAGTCTAAATCTATCATAATATCACCCATTCAATAAATCTACTAAGTAATATTCTTCTTGGATATTGCGTAACTCAGCATCTTCAAGGAATGCATCATCTAGATTAGATTCTAGAATAGATGAATCTATACCTAATTCAGAGAATTCTGTAAAATTATTATAGTACTCATCTACCATTGCCATTTCTTTAATACGAGCATAATTGATAGATTCTGCACAGTTATTTACATATGTGAAGATATCAATAGCACTACGATATAGCATAGTGATTTCTTTAGAGAAAGATGATACTAAACGAGATACAGTTGTGGAAATAAAATTTAACATAACAGCAATCTCTTTAGATCTTGAATTTGCATTAGAGAAACTTGCTAAGTCTAGTCTGGCATCTAACTCAGCATCAAATCGTTTCTTAATATTTTCTAATTCACGTTTAAGTGCATCAATATCTTTCATTAAAGCCGATTGATACTTGTCTACTGCAGATTTAGCTGTAGTACCTAAAGCAACATCACCAATTTCTTTAAAATGGTCTTTGATGAATTTCATATCTAATCGTCTATCAGTGAATACTACAGTAGCAGCATCAGCAGCATCTTCGAACCATTTTTCATAATCTTCTTTTTCAGGTGTTCTGGCATTAAACATCCCAGCGCCTGCATTTTGAGCTGTACGTTTAATAAATTTTTGTATACCAGATTGCATACCTTTACCAATTTCTTTAGATTTTTCTACATACTCATCTAATACAAATGTCTTAGGTAGAGGAATAGTTGTATCTACAGTTACAACGAAAATACGTTTAGGATCTAAACGCATACGTCGTGCAAATTTCTTACCATTGCTACGTAAGAAATTCTTTTTGGCAACTACAACTTTACCATCTTTATTCGTTGTAGTATCATAAGTATTACCTGTAGGCATATCAGCTTTGGAAGCTTTAGATGGGTCTTGGTCTACAGTATCAGTAACTGGTTGATATGCACTTTCATCATGTAAAATATTATTACACTTAGCGATAGCCTCTTTAGTTACTTTCTTTTCTTTAGCTGTACCGAATAAGAATTCTTTTAGCTTATTAAAGTATTTCATAACGAACTTACGTATCGTTTCAAATACTTTCTTAATTTTTTCTTTGATCTTAGATATAATCCCTTCACCATCACCCTCTAGGAGTAAGTCATCAGAATTATCATCATAGATCAAACTTTCACATACCAATGCAAACTCATCAGTAATGTCTTGTAATTGATAGTCTATCATTGATTTATCCTTTATACAATAACAAATTCAATATCTAATTGATTTTCTTCAGTATTAGCTGTATTGACATTCAAGAACTCAGGAATACGTCCAACTATCATTTCATCTCTACGATAGATATGCTGAATACCAGGACCATACCCATTGAATTCTAAGAACTCAAAGTAAACTAATACGTCTTTATACTTATCAGTAATATACGTGATAAGATTAGGTATATGAAGATCATTGATTTGAGTAGTATCTTCGATATATAATCGAATATCATTCTTAATCAATGTAATCATCTCTTTAGTACTAGTATTGATAAACTTAACTCGGAATCGTAAACTTAAGTTAGTTCTATTCAACGGTTTACCATCTTCTACATAGAATAGTTTAGATGGGCCATATGTATTGAATAGCTTAAAGTCAATACCGAATGAATCTTCTAGTACGTTCAAACACTGATTGATATGTACACGTTTCTTCTCTAAATCTAAAATGAACTTTTGTAATTTCATCTCAGTATTGATGAAAGACCAACCAACCATAGGAACTTTATCTATAGTATAGCTTAGTGTACCATTATCCAACTTAGTGACTTTAACTTTAGATTCAATAATATCAGAGTAGTTATACATAAAGTCTACACCACCACGAGTGTTGTAGATATTAGTAAGACTATATCCATCTAAGTTACCACTAGTGAAGATTTGTTCTGACTTATATGTACCAGCACTATCTTCATCTTTATTCTTAATGAAAGTGAATACTTTAAATTGAGTATTGTTTGGCATATAGCCATACAAGTCATTATCAGAACCAGCCTCTTTAAGATTTAAGATCTTAAGTTGGTTTAGTGTATCAATAGAGTTGTCCGTTTCCATATCAAACTCATATAGGAAAGAAAACTCTGTTTCATTATACTTCTTGAATTTACCTTGAGTCCAACGTACAGGTTTACCATCTTTATAGAATACACCTAAGACTTTAAGATCTACACTAGTAATTTCATCAGGATCTAGTTCATTGTCTTTATGAACCACACCAATATTTCTATCGATGTTTTGAACTAGCTTAACTGTACATTTGTAAGTATTCTTATCGGTAAAGTATTCTCTCTTCCAGTTAAGATTATTACAAATGAATTGATATTTGGAAGCTTTATTGATATACTCAAACTCAAGAGCTTTCTTTGTGTCCATATAGTTGATATAATATGAAGCGTATAGAGGACTCTTATTGATTACAATCATAAACGGATTGAAGTATAAGAACTTAATCTTATTTATAGATTCTAAATCTTCTTTTGATCTATCATAAATAACTTTACCATTACCGCCAGCATCATACTGAATAGTATTACCAGTATTGAAGATATAGTTTTCACTAGACACATTATCAAAGTCACGTCTAATCAACTCTATAGGAACTGTATTAGTTGGAATCATTTGAGTATCAGTACTTGCTAAAAGATAAGCATAGTATAGACGATATAATGGAGATTCCATCTTCTTAAAGAAGTATAGCTTATTCTTAGGTAAACCATAGCTTAAAGAGTTAAAGAAGTTATTAACGTCTTTAGAGTTGGTTACACTACCACGAGCTAATGCTTCTTTAGGAATCATCAACTTTAACTCATCAATAGTCTTCTTATCCAAACCATCTTCAGATGCAGGTAAACCTAATGGATCACCTATTGGGGTAATAACCATGAACAAACGGTCATAGTTAAATCTATCACTAATAGGGTATAGTTGGATAGGGTCTATATACTTGAAGTTACCTTCGGAACCCTTGGTTGTATATAGATTAACAGAAATCTCAGAGTTCATACCAGGAATATTAGAAGTATCACTAAATACTAATCTAATAGTCTTCTCATCTATATATGTATAACTACAGTAGTTGACTTCACTACCAGTATGTAAACCCTCATAGATTGGAGTTAACTTAACTGGCTGACTACCATAGTTCTTAATAGTTACATCGAAACCAGCTAACTGGTCATCGAATGTAAACTGATAAGTTTTATTCTCAATAGGGTTTCTATTAAGAATAGTAGCAGTGTTTTTCGTATACGTATATTGACGTATACGACATCTTACTGCAATCTTTTGTTCATTCTCATCAAGAATCCGACCAACTGGTGGTAAGTATGGATCAATGATTTCAAATGAATCAATAATTGGATTATAAGCAGATAAGTCATACTGTGCAGTATATACATAATCACCGTCTGGTAATACCACACGACGAATCAAGATATCATACTCAGTATGGAATTCAAACCCACCAATATTAATAGCTACCTCTCTATCAAATGTAAATACATCATTACGCATATTAGCTAATAGCACATCTTCAGATATGGTGAATACTATATCCATATATGCAGGTCTAGCATTAATATTCTTAATACCTAAACCTAAAGCATGAGCAATAATATTCTTTTCGAATTTAGCTCTAGTTGGAATAGCTTCATTACCAAACTCAGAAGCCATGATGATATTATTCTGTAGAGATGTAGAGAATACGTCACTTAGATAACCAAATATACCCATAGATAGGGTAAGATCATCTTCTTGGATATGTTTTTTCTTGACAGCATCAATATATGAATTAAGATCATAAATATTAGAGTTCGTCAATAGTTCATTAGCCATTAATCTCCCCCTTCCTAAACGTTATATTTCTCACGATATCTAGCATATTCTTGTAAATTCTTTCTAGCCTCATCATACCCTCTAGGGTTTTTGTCAGTGAAGTTATAAGAATCAGATGGAGCTTTCCATTTAAGTTTATAGAACTTATATTGATTCTTACCATCACCATTAAGACCAGCAATATATGGAGCCTGCATCCAATCACCAGACCAACCATCTAATGCATCTATATAACCACCACCAGCAGCATTACCACCAGAATATAGACTACATAGTTGATTGAACTCGTGCAATGTATCAACTTCCATATCGAAAACAAATGTAGATTTAAAACTAACTGTAAATCTTAAATCAGAACCGTCTGCCATGTCACTAAATACATCACGTGGTACTGTCTTAGGGTACACACCAACATACTTAGCCCAATAGATGATATCTTCACCACCAGAATCTTCAGATACTATGAACTTATACATTGACATTTGGTCATGGATAATACGTTGCATAGCATAAGCTTTATTAGGCTGATTGATTCTACCAAAGTGCTTCAATCTAGAATATTCATCAAACAGCTTGAAAAACATGTAGACTTCTAGATACTTAGTATCTAGAAACTCTACACTGAATTCATGGTTTTCATCACTCTCTATTGAAGTCCCTCGATAGAATACAGAAGAACCTAAAATATTTCTAGATGTCTCATAATCATTAGCTACACTAATAGCTGGTAAATCGACATTAGAAGTTTTCTGGTTTGAAAGAAGATTAACGAATGGCTCAGAACGATTTTGAGAATAGCATAGTTGATGCAATACCTCAGGATATTTAGTTGCTGCTTCTACGAATAGCGGGTTATTGGCTACAGAGTCAATGAATGTTTTAGACATATCATTACTACCGCCACTACCAATAGAAAAGTTCTTATCATGTAAGAAGATTTGTAAATCTGGTTTTGTAAAGAATATATATTCTCTAGTCATACCTACACGATTATACGGATCTATCTTAGAGAACCTAGCAAATCTATGATATCTATCTAGAGATGTCGGATTGTATATACCATTCTTTTTAATGAATTGCAACATCATTTGGGAATCAACCGTAGGTTTAAGATTCTTATATTCTTGATTAATCTCGGTTAAAGTTTTACCCTGTTTGATGTCAGTTGTTTCATCGGACATTCTCAGTCTCCTTTCTTTATAGGATTATAGAGATGTTTCAAAGATATCTTTAATTGTATACTATAACTATGAATAAGAGATAAGAGTCTAGCTGATAACTCATTAGAGTTAACTCTCCCTCCAACGTTTTGTTTATTGGACATCGATTAAAGGAAGAGGTAACCACTATGAGCAGCTATGATTATTACACTAACGAGTTCGTTAATGATTACGGTTCAACTTATGATATGTCATATCTTGGTAAATATGTAGAGACTAATGAAGATATTATTGTAAATCAGGTAGAAAACATAGATTTTCATACAGCACTAAATGGTGAAACAATAAGAGACCAGAATGGTAATATATATTATACTAGTAGAATAGTTGATGGTTTAAGAAAAGACCTATTAGACTATGCTATTATTATAGATGAATTACTATCATTAGTAGGTCCTGGTAGATTTTATAATTGTGGATCCAGCACTTCTATGAGAAGACCTGAACCATTATTTGTAACATATGATGACCGTAATATACTCGCTGGTGAGTATGCCAAAGAATTTGATTACTATGATAAGTTGCATTGTATTAATGATGCAACACCACAGTCTATTTTTATTAAGTAACTATATTTGGCTAGGCTTTTATTTTTTGCCTAAATGGGGCTGTTTTAACATAGTAGTAAATTTCAATATTGAATTTAGAATACGTATTTTAAGGAGGACTATAATGTCTTACATTCAAGAATCGATCCTCAGCGACATTATTAATCTATATGATAATATTACAGTTGATGATTTTAGTTTAGACAAATTATTGCCAACCCAATCTGGTGGTTATAAGTCTTTCAAGTCTATTAATAGTGCTACTAAAGACTTGGTGCTTACATTCCCAGTTATGTTTAGCCGCAATATGGAATTAGCATCAGCTGAGCTAATTGCTAGAGCACTTGAAGTTAAATATGCTGGTTTGGTTAGGATGCTCTTAACTGCTATGGCTATCACGAATTCAACAGATGCTATTGATTATATTAAAAATATTCATAGCAATATGCAATTCAATGATGGTATTGATGTAGATGATTATCTAACTATCAATAGAAAACTAAATACTGAATCTGGTGCTATGACCATGTTTACTGCTGGTACTAAAGCTGTATATGAGAACTATAAGCATAGTTTAAAACATAGCTTACCTATTGCTAATACTATTATCAAAGAAGCACCAACCCCTGCAGAAATCTCTGTAGCTAAAGCAAAACTATCTAGAGGTATACCTAGTCATGGTTATGAAGGTCCTGTTTTCGACCAAAGTAAGTTAGACAAGATCAATCAAACTATGCCATTGATGATGAAAATAAACTTCATCTCTAAAACAAATGGGCATCCTATTAGTGTGCCAGCCTATGTAGGAATCAAATGTAAATTATTTGATGTAGCTGGTTTAGATATTATCCAACGTATTGTATCTAAGAATTCTTCTGCTATTAGCCTATTCAACTTTATTCGTGCTACATCTCAAGAAATTGGTTTCTGGAGAGACTTCGTATTTGCATTAAGCAAAGCTAAAGTTGATGCTATCTCTAATGCACGTAATGGTTCTTCTTCCAAAATGTGGAAAGCATTAGAGCAACGTGCTACTAAATCCAAACTAAATCAATTCTTCCGTCAAAAGAATGATGCTACAGCTATCACTTCTTTATTGGTAACTACTGATGAAGTTGAAGAATTGAAAAAGAATAATGATATCGATCTTTCCAAATCTAGTGTAGCTAGAAAGATTATGTCTGATTACAACTTACTCTGTATTGGTATTGTAGATGAAACTACAGAATCCGTAGCTTTAATCTTTGATACAGGTGATGATGAATACGAATTAATGCGATTCAAATCCTTAAAGAAAGAAAAAGATATGGATGCTAAACAAATCGTTAACCTATTGACTAAAATGGCCTAGGAGGAGGACACATGACCAAATACTTTAAAGAAGCCTGCTCCTATATGGATTTGGGTGATAAAGAAACATTAGCAATCGTGTCCGCTGTAAATGAAGCAGACCAACGATTGATTATGATGAACGTCTCCAATAAGATTTATGATTTCATTAAGCTTAAAGCTAATGAAGTAGACTTTGGTGATATTCCATTATCCAAAGGTGATGTACAACGTTTACGTCACTATAAACTAGTGAAACAAACACTAGATGCTTTAGAACGTCTTTGTGCTTCTCGTAATATTCAATCTAAAGCATTGAAGACTACTAAAGAAGCATTAGCTAACTTAGAAAAAGATAAATACGCTTACGTTGGTGCATTCATGCGTAACTTGGATTACCCTTGCACTATTTATAATTTCACTGTGTTGTCTATAATCGCTTCTACTAGTATGATGGTATCTGCTATTACAGAATATATCATGGACAACGAGGGTACAACTAAGCTCGCTATGGATTCTAAACACTTCAATGTGTTAGACGACAATGTAGTTATCAAGAATCTTGAACGCTTTAATGAAAACTCTCGTAATGGTAAATTAGCTAAAGCATTGTCTTTATTCACTAAAGCACATGCCCGTGGTATCTTAGGTACTATGGCAGCTATCTCTATGATTGGTGCTGGTATTTACTTGATCTTCAATATCATTCCTATCTTACGTGAAATCGTATACTATTTCTACTTCTGTAGAACTAGCTTAGCTGAATATCTTGAAGTACAAGCAAGCATGTTAGAAATCAATGCTTCTAAGATTGAAGATGATGATATGAAAGATGCAGCTGAATACCAACGTGACGTTGCAGTTAAGTTCCGTCGTTATGCTGATAAATTAGACATCAATGATAAAGCAGCTACAGCTAAGATGTCTAAAGAAATCAAAGAAGAAGATTCTTCTAAAACTAAATTTAAACATGATGACATTAGTGACAGCATTCCTGATTCTGCTGGTGCTAATAGCAGTCTATTCTAGGAGGTTAATGATTAATGAATATTAAAAATAAACCTAGAGGAATTACATCTGGTTCTTTATTTTTTGAAGCAGTACAATCCGCTAGACGTGAAGAAATCGTAAAAGGTTTAAAAGAATTAGAATACCAACCAGTACATGAATCTGCAGTAGCAAGCAATCTATATGATCAAATTGCTAATCGTAGTAAAATGACTAAACGTCGTCAAGACTTCTCTAATTCTGTACGTAATGGTCTTATCTTTGAAGCTTTGAATATCTTATTCGAAGCATCTGCTAGTTATCCAATGATGTCTGAAGATAACCGTACAATCAGAAATAAAGTTATCTCCAATTTCATTGAGCAGACTGGTTCTGATAAAATCCTATCTACATTAAGCAAGACAAATGCATTCACTGCACAAATTGCTAAGTATGTAACAGAAACTCATAAAGCTATCATGGAAGATAATGAAGAAGCTTTAAAATCCAATGACTTAGATGAAGAACCTAAAGTTTCTCCAGATGATACTGAAACATTCGTTGATAAAGTAAACTCTGATGAAAACAAAGAAGAAATCCAAGACATTGGCGATTCTGTAAAAACTCATGTAGCTAATGGTATTGAACAATTCATCATTGCTAATATTGAAGATAAAGAACACATCAAAGACGTATTACAAAACGTAGAAGATAAAGTTGCAACTATCCAAGCAGCTAATGCTGAAGAGGAAGAAGAGATTAAAGAATCTACTATCCAACGTGGTAGATTGCAAATTAAGAAACGTTTGGATACTCGTAAAGTAGGTTTATATGAAGCTATGGTTCGTGACCTATCTAAGAAAGCTTTAGCTAATCCAGGTTATGGTATGATTACTGAATCTGGTACATTAGATATGGATAAAATCACAGCAGCTTGTGAAGCTACACTAACTATGATGGTATTATCTGAAGCATTAGGATTCTATATTCCTAATGATATTCAAAAACAATACGACTATCGATAAGAAACACAAAAATACCCTGTATAGGCATTGCCTATACAGGGGTTTCTTTTCGTTAAAGTTAATCTTTATAGTTATATACTATAATTGTGTATGGTAGATACAGCTAGTTATGATAGCTGTATCTAAATATAACCATACACGGTGTGTTCTCCACCGTCAAAGGAGGTGATCCTATGGCCGGAGCACAAATGAGATATTTCAATCTCAACGCTGGCTTTAAAGCTAATTTTGCTTTAAAGGTAAGAATTGCTTTATCTATAGTCAGCAATTACGAGAATGGTAATTCTAAAAACTATTCTCGGGATGAGTATATGGACTGTCTATCATTTATTGAAGGATTAGAACCATAATACTCTAAATAAAGCAATATGTAGAAGAGGTTCGCAGCCTCTTCTACATAATTGTTTTATTTTTTGTAAAAAATTAAAAGTCTTCTAGTTCAGACATAGCTTCTTGTACAGCGTCAACGATTTCTTCAGTAACACCTTCATCATCAGTATCACTATCATCTTCTGTACCAGCATCATTCATTAATTCGATTTCAGCTGCATCATTTTCATCATCAGCATAGATATCGATCTCTTGAGGTTCTAAACCTTCAACTGCATCAATATCGTCACCATCGTTATGAGTATCATCTAATTCTACATCAGAGATAGCATCAGTTACAGTGTCAATAACATTATCAACTACATGATCATCGGCACTACCAGATTTAACAATATCAATTACAGCAGTAGCATCACGATCTAAGTCTTGTCTAATTACATCAGCCATTGTTACAAAGCTCCTTTTTAATAAAAATCATCATAATCATCATCGTAATCGTCGTCATCATCGATTTCTTCACCATCAATAACACGATCAAGATTGCTATCATCTACATCATCTAAGTAATTAGCTGTGTAGTCATCACTTGCAGGATCTACATCAACATCACCACGATGAGTATCGTCAATTAATAGATCCAATGTAGTATCTTCACTTAGAACGTCTAGAAATAGTTCACCTTCTAGATCCTCTAGGAAGAATCGGTCTAAATCATTCATATTTTTTAACCTCCATAAGGACTATGAAATTATGAATATGTTGGACTTACCCTCTTTTAGCTATATCTGTACTAAGTAGATTACATTTATCCATTAAGATATAGATAATCACTGGTAAATAGTAGAATAGTTCATTTAGAGGTCTATCATAGTTGAACTCTTCTAGTTCTCTTAGAACCTCTTCAGTGAAACGCTTATCATTTCTACGTAAGAAATACTCTATAAGAATATTCTTATAGAATCCAGGTTCTGTTCTATCATAAGCATCTGCTTGTTGAATACGTCTTACTGTATCATCATCATATGCACTGATAGGATAATATGCACCAGGTCTATACAAATGTACGTAATAGTATTCTTCTAAGCATCTAGCCAGCATAGAAGTTTGGTCTGTAACCAATGTAGCATTTAGATTAGGATTACATAGTACATCGACTTTACCTTTCTCTACAGCATACTGGAATGTACGCTTATAGTCTAATGGGAAAGTCTGTGGCATATATAGTTGGTGGTCCATAAATAAGTATGGCAGTTCTGGAGAGTTCATACAATCAGTACGTAATATAAACTCTATCATGAAAGGATCATAGAAATTACGATCATCATACTTAAAGATATATGCTTGAGTTCTATCACTATAGAAGTAGCTTCTAAAGATAGCTCTCAAACTATTACAGATATTTTCTAATCTAGTGATATAATCATAGTCTGTGCTTCTAATAAGCATAGATAGGTTAGTACCTTGGTTACCGACAACCATTTCATACTCATCTGTAGCTAAGTTATCTAGCTCAGTAGTATCAGCATCCATAAGACTTAGTTTATAACTAAGCTTATACATATTAGCACCATTAGGCATAGTGTCTAAAGATACAGCTGTAATCTTAAATACAGCTTTATCTTTCATATGATTAATGATGAAATAGTCTTGAGGAAATGGTTTGAACGCATTAGGTACTAAGTAAGCATCTCCTTCTACGGAACTACCTTCAGCACCAAAATCACCAGCATCAATATCTATGGCAATTCTATCTATACCAAATAATACTACATCATTGATCTTATTAAATCTAATGCTACTATCTTTATCAGTATAGCTATACATCATAGCTGTACCTTCATCGATAGTTGTCTTTTCAGTATTGATATTATAATACGTTACTGTAGTCGGAGCCTTATCTATGAATGTATAGAAGTTATTATCAATTCTATCGACCATACTATTTGTCATTGAGTTGACAGTATTGATATAGGTCTTATTTGCTATTTTACCCATAGTTATTCCTCCTTGTGTACGATTACCTATCTGTTAAAGACAAAAAATAAACCCAGTATGAGGTATTATCCCCATACTGGATTAGAATAATTCACATTCTTCATTGATATCACTTAATGGTACACCAAAGTCTTTCTTCTTCTTATTGCTATGGAAATATACATCTCCAGTGAAATAGAATCCATGTCTTTTGATATAAGACTTAGTGACTTCTTTAGATATTGTACCAGCATCATCATTATCAAAGTAGAAATGCCATTCCATATTGAATAGACCATATCTACTAGCTAGATACTGTATAGCTGATATATAGTTAGAACCAGATGTAGCTAAATATATACCAGGCTCTTGATTACGTACATTAAAGAATATGGACAATATATCAAATTGGCCTTCTGAGAGATGAATTTTAATAGGCCCAGTGGGTATACTAAGGCAACATGGGATTGTATAGCTTTTGACCATTTCATCGTTCCCAGACATATTGATTATAATGTATCTGGGAAGTTCATTATCATAAATATGACGCAAAACTATCCCAGATTGGTCTGCTGTAACGAATCCAATGTACTCATTATTGAGTATAATGAAATCATCATCAGTCATTCTCTTATACTTACGTATCTTATAATATATAGCATCATTTGATAAATCAAACACTATACGACTATCTATATATCTCTGTATAGGATAGTTCAATCCTAGACGACCATTAAGATAATCAAGCTTCTTCTGTATAATCTCATTAGGTAACTTATTACCACTTTGCATGAAATTATCATATAGCTTATTGTAATTTATACTAGAATAGTTTCTCTTCTTAGTATACGTGGAATGATCAGAGTTCTCTCTTACTTCCTGGTTATAGATATTAACTTCCTTGATAGTATTAATATCTCTTACACCAAGTTTCATTAAGATCTCTTGATCAACTATACCACGTTCATTACATTTGAAGCAGTTATACATTATAGGTTTGTCTTCTTGGACGCTAATATATAAATGCTTCTTACTAGCACTAGATGTATGTCCACAATATGGACATCTAGCTACTAGTTCTTTTCTTTGGGCTGCAAACATTGAGCCCTGTATGCTATCTTTCAATAGCTCTTTTAAACTATAGATGTCCATATCATTGAACCTTTTATCTTTATGCTTCTTTGATCATCCATACAACGTATTTACTGATTGTACTATCTAAAATACGTTGAATAGATTGGAGACCTTTAATCATAGCATCCGCATCATTAGTGAATTTGGCACCAGGAAATTTCTTTTCGATACCTTCACGGATTTCTAATATACCTTCCCCAACCTTATTTAGGTCAAGTTCTTTAACATGATATTCTTTATCTAAGAAATCTTCCAAATCAGAAAAGATTTCATATAGTTGATTGTATTCAAAGTACTCAAATAGATAACCAATCACATATAGAGATTCATTAGTAATAGTATAGTCTATCTTTGCATCATACCAAACACCATTGTCTGAATATGTCCACCAATCATCTTTTATTGGTCGATAGATTTCACCATTGTATTCAAACTCAAATACACTACCTTGACTACATTCATAGTCCCAGTATAGTTCATTGATTATACTACCTATTTTATCTTGTACTAATTTTAATCTTTCTGTGAATTTCATGTTTTTTACCTCGATTGATTCTTAACGTAGCTTATCAAATGCCTTACTAAAGCACTCAAATAAATTAATTAACACTTTTGCATTAGCTTCATTTACACTATAGTCGTATTCTTTAGCAATCCAGTCAACTACATCAAGTACATCTTGACACAGTGTAAGGAATGTAACACCTTCTCCAGGGAAGTCATCATTAAAGAATACATCTAATATACATAATGAAGATGCGCCTTCGGCGAAACTATACCGAATAAGAGCCTTTAATCGACAAAGTCTATATAAAGACTTAGTATACGATTCTACTGATTCTTCATGGCCTTTGAAATTAGTCAAAACTAGTCTATTAACTGTAGTTTTGAATTCATAAGTATCTCCATCTTTTACAATGCTTAATACATCCTCTAATAGATCGAGCATATCTTGAGCATAATCATCAAAAGACGATTCAATTTGTGCAACTTCTGCTAATTTACTGTAACCCATTATTTACTGGCCTCCGTGTATATAATATCAAGATCTAGTAATGCTTTATGAGCATCTTCTAGTTTTTCAGAGATATCTACATTATATGCTGCTAGTATAAACTTTTCAGCATTAGTTAATATGTCACTGATATCTTTAAATGTAATATCTTTTCTATCCTTGGATAGGAATCTTATTCTTCCATAATCACTAAATAGATCATATAGTAAGTCGTAAGCTACACCACTTGAGTATGCATCGATATCATCATAGAATAGATTAATGTAATCAAGAAATCTAATAGAGTCTATTAGAGCATGATACACTTCAATCTCAGAAGTTATCCTTACAATGTCTTCACGTATAGCATTACCGACTTCTTTCTCACAAATAAGAAAGATATTATCGTTTGTAGATCCTCTGGATGTGAATCTACAACGGATATCATCTTCTACTGTAACTGTAAATGGATTTTCATCCATTACGTATGATAAAGTCTTTAACGCAGTCTTTACTTTCTTATCAATAGCGGTCTGTTTATCAAAATAGCTATAATACATGATCATTACCAGCTTTCTTTATCAATAATACTAACTAGCATTGGGTTATATAAATTATTGATAACTCGTTGAAGAGTCATTATAACTCTTTCGAATTCATCAGAAGACACATCAAACTCTACATTAGGGAATTTCTTCATAACTTGTGCACGGTATTCATGCAAAGCATCAGTAATTTGAGATGCGTCTACTTTACCAAGACAATCACTCATAGTATCTGCCATAGCTCCAATAAATTCTTCAAAGCTATTATAGCTGATATCATTTAGAATCATTAACACTTTATGAATGCTAAAAGTGTCAATTTGTTTTATATTGACAGTTGGTGGTGCAAATCTTTTAGTATTATCTTCTGACTCATCTTTATAATAGAAGTTATCATCAGTTCTATAATCTACCCCTGTAGGCCAGTATGCTACATCACCAACATGGAAGTCTAGTAGATTGGTAAAATCATCATCATATACTTCATTAATATATTCATATAAGAAACAGCAGTATTCACTGATAAGATCTCTAGCATCATTGTAATCGTTATATCTACTACCAATTACAGAGTCTAATTGTTCTAGTTTATCAGTTACTGATCTTGATTTCCTTCTATCCACAAATACATTAGATAAAGCGGTTAGTTGTTGCCTAGTTTTTGCTTTTAGAATAGCGATAGATGCTGTATCATCAGTATCTTTGTATGCTTCATCATATTTTACAAAGAAGCTTACCGCTTCATCTGCTAATCTGAAACATTCTTTGCTATTAAATTTTCCACCAGGGATATTATCTATAGCCACTTTTAGACTTTTATATCTAGGGTTAGCTGGTGTATTCCAAGTAACAAACCGTTCGATATGATAAGTCAACCAATATACTTTGTCAATGAACTCTAATACATTACCTTTGATTAATACTTTCTTTGTACCAATGTATTGTATAGGTTCATTGTTTTCATCAGTGCCAGAGGCACTACTATGGCCTCCGACACCTTTTAAGATTTCGCTTTTAACGAATTCTCTAAAACCACGACATCTTCTAACAACGTCGCTAATATAGTCGTCACTTTCAAATAGTTTTCCATACATAATAGGATTCTCCTTTACTCGATAAACAATTAACTTTCTAAAATCTACCCAATCATTAATACATAACGTAAGAACTCATCATTGATTACATCAGAGTTAGACATGATAGGTGCACCAGTGTTCTCTTGGTTATGATAATCAATACATGTGAACTTAGATGATAGGATAGTAGCTAAAAGAGCCATAATATAATTCTCGGTTTTCTCGCTCTTATATCTGTCAATAAGCTTTCTATACTCAGGAGAAGATTGAATCTTAGTAGATTCTTTCTTATTAACTGAGTTACGATTTACACGTTTAACTACTTTACCAGATAGAATAGCTGCCATAGTATATAGGCCCTTTTCGCATAATATTTTTCTACTAGCTATAATAAGTTTAATATAGCCAGTTAGAGTCAAAGACTTTAATGCAGATGGATCTCCAAAGTATCTTAAGAATAGATAGCTAACTAATTCCCGTTGTAGCTCATTTACTGGAGATACTGCATCTTTAGATAACTCTTTTTGATAATAAGCTATTTCTTCAGGGTCAAATGGACCAAACTCATTATCAATAGTTTCCATAACCCGTTCATAGTTAACTTGGTTATGTAATAGTAACGACTCATTTCTTTTACTCATATGAGCTTCAAAGATATCTAAGTCACTACTGCTTTCATCATCACGTTTATCATGATTAAATCTATTGAAGACATAATCATACTTACCATCTACTATCTTAAAACTCAATGTCTGTTCGATACTAGTATGGTTAAAGTGAACTACGTTTCTGATGTATGTGTATTTTGGGAATAGCTGAATGATTACGTTGTTTAAGATATTGGCTGCTTGTTCATGTACACCAACAGCTGCAATCTCTAGCTTAACCCATAACTTAGTATTCCGTTTATAGTTAACCATTACGCCATTCATTACTGTTTGGTATAACTTATTAACTAAATCCATTTCTGGATGCATTTCACGAAGAAGAATATTGTAGAAGTAGATTAGGAACTCATCAATATTCGCTACTTGTCTATGAAATGCAAAGTGTGTTAATAATGGAATAAGTATTACTTGGAATAGACTTACTTCCATCATAGCATGGACGTGTTGGTTATTGTAGTTTAATACAATATTACGTCCTTCACCATCGAATGAACGAAGCTCTAATACACAGTTAGCATCATTCATTTCTTTAACTTTCTTACCAATATTAGAATCCAGGATTAATCGTCTGATATCCCATTCTAGATTGGCTTTGTTATATTGCGGATATGCATCCATAGTTGCTTTGATGTATGCATATGCTGCTAATAACTCATGCTCAGGGTCATAGAACTTTTCAAAGTAATTGATATACTTACAAAAGTGCTCCTGCATGTCAAAATTAGCCTTAGGTATGCTATAGCCTCGTTTAGATTTTAGGTTAAAGATATCCAGATGCACGTTTAATTCTGGATCTTGTCCTAACTTCTCAGCTATAGGCATATATAAAGCGGAAGGTATTTTCTTTACAATTTCATCTTCTGGTAGTGGATCCCATCGATCCACCAAAGGAATATTATTACTGCCTTTTACAAATAAGTGCGGTTTTATCACCTCCATAGTTAACTTATTTGGGTCTAGTACTTTACTTTCGACCTCAAATGGTAGTTTGGTAAACATCGACATTCTGTAATCTTTTAGTTTCTCAGATGCTTGCATTTAATATTAACCTCCCTAATACGTGCACAGATATAATATATCATTATATCTTACTTTCGTTTGACGGATTTTGTTGATTTTGTGCTACGTATTGACTTACTTGCTTTACTAATTCCAACTCTCTTTGTATTACCTATGGTCTTAGAAGAACCACGATCTCCACGAGCAGTGGATTTCCCTGTTGTTTTAGAAGTGGTACGTTTAGTCTTAGTACCATATTTCTTTTGCTGTTTTACACGTTCAGCAATCTTAGTCTCAGCATCAGTAATCTCTTTAAGATTTACTGTACCATCTTTATATTTACCCTTATCAGTAAGCTTATACTTATTAATAGTCAAATACCCAAAGTATAATATCTTAGCATAGTTAATTACTAGATTAGGGTTAGTTGTTTTAGGTTTATCACTAATAGCTTCTGAACTATACTTCTTCTCTAGTTCAGGAATAGTTAAACCATTCTTATGATATGCATAAGAGAATGTGTATGTGAAAGCTGGGTCATTACTAAAGAATTGTACTTTGTAATCTTCTAGCTTAGTATCATGCTCATCACCAGCTTTAACTGGAGAGAATTTATATATAACGTCATAAAAGAATCTAGGGATATTTTCTGATGGTATCTTCATGATACACCAGAAATTGCCTTGTTTATCTTTTATGGCAGAGTATTCAATCTTATTATTGTAGTCTACTAATACCTTAAAGAACTTCAATGAGTACATAGATGTCAATGCCGTTCTATTACCAGCAAATGATGCACCTGTACCTGATGGGTTCTTAATATATTGACGTAGAGTCATTATCTTTTTAGCCATAATAATTCTCCATCATAAACTACCGTAGGTTAGAGTCAGTGACCCTAACCTTGATAGCTGTTATTCATTTATTTTTCTTCAGATTTCTTCTTTTCAATTTCACGTATAGCGTCATACATATTATTCGAAGCCTCTGGAGTTAAGAACTGATTACATGTAATTAGAATAGTCATCAATTTGGAAATGATAGTCAATACTGCAATGTCAGAACGGATAGAAGTAACTACGTCTTCAGAACGTTCACCTGTAGTAATATCAATAGGCATTCTAGGTAATAGTTTATCTTCACCACCTAGAGCTGCAACCATCATTTGATGTACAATACCTTGATATTCATATTCACTATAGCTTTCATGAATTTCAGAACGTTTAGTACCATATAGCAATGCTACAAGATCCAAGTAAGAGTTATAGATAATAGAAGAGATAGCTGCTTCCAATGTAGGAGTCTCATCAAAAGCATTACCATATTTCTTATATACATCTTCAGCTGCAAATAACCCTTCAAGATTAGATGCATAACCAAAGCCATGGATAGCTGCAGACATACAGTTTAATACAGCATCTTCAGCTGCATCAAAACGATTATCACGTTCTTCTTGTGTAGACCCACCAATATATAAGTCTAATGTATTAGCTTTAAGAGAGTTAAGTCTACGTTTAAGTGTACCAAGAGTATTTATATCTTGACCATCACGTTTAGCTTCAGCAACTTCACGTTCAGCATGATCAATCATACCTTGATATAAGTCACTATATTCTGTAGTGCCTTGTTTGTACATTTCACAAGGATTGATAATCTTAGTCTTACTGAAATCAGAGATTACAGCATCAGCGCAACCAAAGAAATCATGTACTGTTTCATTAGTTGGTGCAAGACCTTGTTTTTGTTCTTCTTCTTGAATAGACAAGTCTACATACTTCTTGATTGTCGTAGCATTACATAGACGAGCTAAGTCAAGAATCATATTCTTATCTGTAATATTAGGTACAAATAAGAATGGGATTTGAATACCAGCGGAACGATATTTATAGATAGCTTCAGTTACAGCATCCATAGTAGTATCAATATCACGAGTAGTTCTAGGACATAGAATTACTGTTGGAATCATACCCTTAATATCATTAGCTTTGATTGGATCCATAATATTACGCATGATAATATTTTGTACATAACCAATCATTTCTGGTGTATCTACAGGGTCTTCAAAGAAGTAGATTTGTGGATGGTTTAATTCAGCAAATCCTTCTTTGTTATTTACATAGACTTTATCACCATAACCAGTGTTAATAGTCATACCGTCATATGTGCGAGTATAGTCTTCATCGATAGAAGAGTGTTTAACTGTGATAAATACTTCATTACCCATCTCTTTATAGATATTAGCGATGATAAGAGATAAGTCTTCATCACCATTAGTAGAGATTTTGGCAATACGATACATATCATCAGGAGTAGCTTCTTTAGCTCGAGATACAATAAGTTCATTAATCTCTTTTACGATAGCTTTGAATGTACGTTCAATCATAACTGGTGGTACATTATTAAGCTCATCATCATAAATCTTGATATTTCCCGCTCCATTTGTTGCCATGAAGTTAGGTTCTTCTTTGGTAACAAAACGTTTGTAAATGTTGTACGCAAGAAGTGTTGCAGAGGTGGTGCCATCACCTACTTCTTTGACAACGTTATTAGTCAAATCAACCATAATGTCTGCTAGACTACTTTCGATTTGACCTAAGAATTTAATATTCTTAAGAATAGTATTACCATCTTTAGTGAACTTAGGTGTAGCGTCAGTTTGCATAATCTGAGTAGCACTACCATAAGGACCAAAAGAAGTTAATATAGAATCACGGATAATCTTTAACGTTTTAAGATTAGTTTCGTGTAGACTATCTTTAGATACGATATTAGAAAGAATTTGCATCTTTCTTCCTCCTTAATTTATACAGGTTTAACCACTGAAGAATATATGTCTACTGTAAATATTGCATTATCATCACTATACTCTTCCATAAATTCTAAGTCAGGACTTTCTTCTTCACCTATAGTGGTTAGATTGAATCCATAATTAGCTAAAAATATAGTCTTTCCTTCAACCCTAGGGGTTATAAGTCCAACTGTATCTTTATCTTTTATATACAAAGCATCATAATCATTACGAGCTATCTCTTTTGAATCAAATACCCTAATCAATGGAGATAGTTCTCTTACAATAGCTTCTTCTTTCTTATTATTAACTATAACCCCGATATCAGCTACAGCACCATCAGACTTAATCAATACAGAAAAGAACTTATAGAATTCTGTAAAGTATATATTACGTCTGAGATACAATTCCATAGAGAACTCTTCTTTAAGTTCTTCATATAAAGAATCAGCAGAATCTCTATATTCTGGTTTAAGTAGTATATAGATAGGATTCTTCTCTGTTCTAGTAAGAAGAAGCAATCTAAGACTTATAGGGTCTTCTTCTAATACGGTGTCAAAGTATTTAGATTTACCATAGTATCTTTGTATTAGAGTTGCTAATGTATAATCCAAATCAAATAGCATCTCAAATTCAAAGATTGCTTTTATTTCAGACATAATAATACCTCATAGGATAATAGGGAATAGTCTTAGACCATTCCCTATATCTTTTCTATCTATTATAAGTCATCTAAAGAGCCGTTAGAGAACCCACCAGAGTTATTCATAGTATTAGAACCAGAAGAACTATTACCATCACCAGATAAATCATTCAATAATTTACCAACTGGAGAGTAGTCATATACTGCACGAGCAGATGCATAAGCACTACCATAAGCCATACCATTATAGAAGTCTTCTAAGATAGTAATCAAGTTTTCTAATTCAATGTATTTGTAATCATCTGTATTGTGTTCACCATCCATATCATCACGATTGAAGTTGTGTACACCGAAATAGTAATCAGCATTGATTTCATAGAAGATTTCCATTTCAATTTTAGATGCATCATCAGAGAACTTACGAATTGTAATGCATGGGAAGTCTGCTTTAGCCACTTCGAATTCTTCACCAGTGGATACAGTTACAAGTGTTTTACCTGTAGTTACACCAGCAGATTTAATAGCACCATTAGCATCAATGAACTTACGGATTTCATTAGCCAAGATACGTGCTTTAACTGGTGTCAAGAATGCATCAGCACGGTTGTCACGGTCCATTGTATAGTACTCACCATTGTTACCATTAGACTTAACTAAATGAGCAATAGTAAGTTTAAGCATATTATTCCAATAAGAAATATCAATACCAGTAGGTGCTTTATCCTTGTTACCATCTGGCATACGGAAACGATAACCACAGTATACGTTTACAGAACGATTGTTGCTACCATTACCAGCTTTACGTGTGTTAAATAATGATTGTCCTAGAGCCATTTTAAGTTTCCTCCTATAGAAAATCTAACTTAATTTTGATTACGAATGTGTTATACCAGTTATAATTTCCTACTTAGATAAAAATAGGCTACCATAGAGCATTGCTCTATGGTAGAACCTGTTTTGTTATTAGTCATCTTCGCCGTAGTTTACATAAATACGTCGATAGTTACGTTTATATACTTTCTTAGCTACAACGTCATTACGCAATTTGTTATATCGTTCATATAAATCAGCGAATGCTTTACGTTCTCTGTCAGAGATTTGAGGATTATCGTCATTAAGAATACCATCGATAACGCTCATACGACTATTAATTCTATGCAAGAGTAATAGAGCATCGTCCTCGTCATTAACGTTTTGAAGAGTGACAGCATAATCATAATAGTCTTCCTCAATGTCTTTAATAGAAGACATTGTGAATTTCTTGGTCATACTTTGGTATTTCATTTTAACGTCGTCAAATACAGATTCTAAGATAGAAGAATCATCAATTCTAGATAACGCAGTAATCATATGATTCATTTCACGTTTAACTAAACGTACTGGAGTGTAAGAAGCAGCTTTACGTAGTAAACGTATAGTACGGATACGTTGACCTTTGATATCATTGTAGATCCGGATTGTCCATGCAATAATCGCAGAAGGAGAACCACCTTCGGAGAACATGTTTAAGTAGCCAAACTTTTTGAGTTTACTAATAGCACTATTAAGTTCGTTAATGAACCCACAAGACATAATAAAGTCATCAATAGCAACGTTGCTAGTCAAGTCCGCCGTGAAGATTGAGGTTAATTTATGTAGTAAGTCTTTCAATCCAAATGTAAGTATAGCTACATAGTTTACATTGTCTGTAGTACGTAGTACATCATTTGTAGTATCAAGATACAAATCAATCTCTTTTACAGCACGATCTATTGGACCAGATGAGTTAATCATTGAACCTATATCATGTAGAATAATAGCGAGGATCTCTCTATTAGTCAAACCTAGCAATGGATTAAATAGTTTAGAGTCCAATTCAACGTAGTACTTCTCAATAGTAGTAGTATAATCAGATATAAGTAAAGGATATACATCCTTTTCTTTTAAGACTGGTTGTACGTACACACCAAAGAAGTCTAAGTCTGTGTTATTAGTGTATAAGACACCCTCACATTTGACATCTCTGAAGAACATGTTTAATTCATATGCAAAGTTTCGAAGGACATCAGGATCAGCATCTTGTTTTAACGAATCAATTATAGTTAAGAGATCATTAAAATCATAATTTGTTTTTGCTTTATCCATTCTTATCCCCTTGTGAAAACAAAGAGTGAGCCTATAGACTCTCAGTCTATAGGCCTGCTCTTTTACAATAAACCACGAATGCTATACTAATTCACCATCAGCATAGTATTACTGAATGTGGATATTATTTTTCAGTTTCACGAACTACACGATCCAATTCGAATGGTTCAACTTTAGAAGTTACACCTGCTGCACGCATAGCATCCAATTCTGCTTTAGCTGCTTGAGCTGCTGGAGTCAATTCAGCTTCTACAGAGTAGGAATGAGGGTTGGAAGCCAAGTCGTATTTTACAGGGTAAGGGTAACCAGTTGGGGATACAACTTTAGTACCATCATGACGGATGGAATCATAGAAACCATGATCGTTCATGTCGTAACGTTCGTTGTAATCTTTAGTTACAGGTTTAGTATTTTGAACTGTATCACGAAGACCGGAAGCGTTCAAGATACGAAGACGACCTTGTACTGGTTGATAGGAGAAGAAGTGGAAACGTTCAAACGCATGTACAGCTGGGAGAGCGTAGTTTTGTTTGTTACGGATTTCGTTGGATAAGTACAATTGATAATCGTAAATAGTGTAGATAACACGGTCAGTGTTACGAGGGTTCAATACGATGATCAAGTTGGAATCGTTACGAAGTTTGTCGGAAGAAACGAAGTTGTAAACACGTTTGTCGGAAGTTACAACTGTACGTTTGTAATCCAATTCTACAGGACCAATGCTGGATGGGGATTGGTAAGTGTATTCTACTGGAGTAATACGACGAATCAATGCAGGAGCACCGATAACGGAAACAGTTACGTTAGGATCGTTCAATACTTGGAGCAATGTAGTTACATACATATCTAATTGGTCCATGAACATTGTACGTCTCCAGTTTACTGGATCCATGTTATAAGTGTCTGGTGGGCAGAAGTCGAATGTAGCTGCAAGTTTGTTAGCTGCAGGCATAGTTTTGAAGGACAAGTCCAATTCTTTACGGATTTTGTCATCTTTGTAGTTACCCAATACGTCTTTGATCAAGCCAAGAGTTTTGGACAATTGGTCAACGTTGTATAATGCTTGAACGTCTTTTACTTCTTCAGGAGAAATAGGAACGTTGATAGGGTTAGCATTAGGGATTTCTACGATTTGAGTTACAGCATCCCAACGTACGGATGGAGTATCGATCATAGCGTTGGAAGTGTCACGTTTGGAATCGATGATTACACCTTTGATGTCAGCAGAACCAACACAGGAAATCATGAATTGATTGTTTTTAGTGTAACCAGTGATGTAGCCTTCAACTACGTCTGTAGTACCAGGTTTTACGAAGTTGAATTTAGTAGTGATTTGACGGTCCAATTCACCATAGCCAGGTTCGAAGCGACGAGGGCTAATAGCGATAACCAAGTCACCAGTATTAGCTGCAGTTTTAACGCCTACAGTTTTGTAAGTTTCACCAGCAGCATTTACAGCTTTGGAGTCAACTACGATAGCATCGCCATCATGAGCGTTAGTACCGTCGATTACGATACCAGTGATAGCTGTAGTAATGGAGTATGCATCATAAGCTTTGTTGAAACCATCTTTAGCACCATAAAGAGCCAAGTTCAAGGATTCACGCATAGCTTTTTCGTCAGCACCACCAGGGATGATAGGTTTAGTTGGGTTAACTTCTACGAATACACGACGTGTAGGAGCAGAAGATTCCATCAATTCGAAAATACGATTTTGTTCTGTGAACATATCGATTTCAGTACCATCAACACCGATCATTTTGCGCACTTCCATGCTCAAAGTGAACTTAGGAGTTTTAGCTACAGCTTTAGGAATAACGCCTTTATCGAAAACGTTATTCATCATCATATTTTTGTGTAAAGGTAACACAAGACCCATTACAGGGTTGTAAGAACCGATGGAAGCATATTCCAAGATACCTTGACGGTCGTTTTCGAAAAGTTGTTCCATCATCATTTCGTGGTCACGAAGACCTGCTGGGTTGTCAGCAAATTCGTCTGCATCAGCAGATTCATTTACGAAGAAGTTTTTAAGGGCACGAGCAGCGTCCTTATTACGCATTAAACGAGCAGACTCAGTAAAGAAGTCTGTTTGTGTTTCGCTTGCGATATTTTCCGCCATTTCTACAATGGCATTAGCGAATTCGTATTCAGCACCTTTATGGAAAGAACGGCTGGATACAACATCGCTAGATTGATTACCTACAACTGGCATATTTGTAGTCTCCTTTCAGGATAGTTTAATTTAAACATTAATGCTCAAATTAGCGCATTTTAATATATTGTTATATTAGCTAAACAGGGCAGACTGGTCACTCAGTTTTTTCTGTATCGTCTTCTTTAACTGTAGTGGCAAGTAGTTTGACAAGTCTATCTAATATAAGCAGCGAATAAAATAGTTCAGACTTATTCTCAATATAAGACTTAGTGCTAAACGTATTAATGATATAGTGTTCAACTGTATCACGTAATTGTTGAGTAAGTTTAGTCACACGTAGTACTATATTGATATTGTCTGGGGTCTTAGCAATGTAATCGATCTTAGTAATAAATCGATTAATTTGATCATACAAATCCATCCATCTAGTCTTAAGTTCTTTTATTGCTATATTTTTCTGTTCTGGTTTTAGATTGTTGAAAAGGTTATCTTCAATGGCTTTGATATCAGTATCTAGTTTAGGGTCTCCACTAGTACTACCATCATCAGTACCAGCATCACCTGTACCATCTCCAGAGTCATCAGCATCTCCACCATCATCTCCTCCAGCATCAGGTACATCTTCACCATCTTCGGATGGAATATCATCTCCATCTTCACCAGAATCTGGTTCGATATCATCACCGTCACCTGTATCATCACCAGTATCATCAGTGCCAGCGTCTGGAGCATCATCTCCATCTTCGGTTGGTACATCTTCACCGTCTTCGGATGTATCAGGCTCAATATCATCACCAGTATCGTCACCACCATCAGCAGCTCTATCTGCAGTGTCTCCACCGTCATCATCAGCTGGAATATCATCACCTTCGTCAGGCTCTACTCCATCATCTTCTGGTGCATCATCTGCAGTATCCCCACCATCTGTATCACCATCACCGGTATCAGTATCATCGTCATCAGTAGGAACTTCATCATCAGAATCATCTGGTTCAACATCGTCATCGGTGTCGTCATCAGCGGTATCATCTGCTGGTGGTTCTTCTTGAGTATCATCATCTTCTGGAACTTCATCTCCATCTTCAGGAACATCTGGTTCCATTGTATCATCATCTTCAGCAGGGGTATCTTTTTTCTTCTTATTATCCTCTGCTTCAAGGATAATAGAATTAGTTAGTTCGTCAAGGAATCCCATATATTATCCTTTCATAAAAACTCTCATATGTATTCTAAAATCATTTAACTTGGTTGACTGTTGCCCATACCATTCTATTAAGTCTAATACATTTTGTATTCTCCCAGAATCAAGGTCCCGTTTTACATATCTAAGCATTGATGTAAGTTTACTAGTACCCTTAATAATTATAGGATATTCACATAGTTCAGGGTTTACTGTAAATATAGGATACAAATCTACACCTTCTATGACTATCTTATGTGGTTTAGAGACACAGAATTCAATTATCTTAATAATCCATCTTCTACGTTCAATAGTAAGCTGTTTCTTTTCTGGAGTCATAGGGTCTTCTCCATCAGCAAATACTCTTGAATATGTATTAATGAACTTTAGGTATGCAGGATTCTTTTTAATAAACTCATAAAAGGTTTTATAGTGTTTCTTACAATAATCAACTAACCAATCAGCATCTTGTGGATAAATTATAGCATCTAAGTTTAATAACTCAGCATTATACTTTTTAGCTAATTTGAATGATAAGGTTGTTTTACCAGATGCTGGATAACCTAGTATAAAGCATACATTGAATCCTTTGCCACGGTCAAATCTATCAAAGTTTACATATATATCATCATCACTAAAAAATAATGGATGATCTATCTCTGATTTAAACAAGCTCATTATTAATCATCCTCATCTTTAGACTTACTGATAGCCTCACCATGTTTAACTACCATAGTATATCCAAGCTTTTCTTTTTCACGGATAAGTTTTTGTTTAATCTTCATAAGATTACGAATCTTTTCTAATTGATTCTTTTCTTCGGCATCTTTAAGATAACGGTTACACATATTGATTTCAATTTCTAGTTCATCCATAAGTTTTCTACGTTCATCAGCAGATGCTTGACGTCTAGTTACCCACCATCCGAATAAACCAATTACAGATAAAGTTGGTGCTACCATATATAATACACCAGTAGTGATAGCAAGCTTAATAATAGTAGATGCTTTAGGGATAAACTTATCAGCAATAACTTCTTCCCTAGCATTATCTTCTGTATCTTTAGTTACAGCAGACATTAAGTTCTTAATAGCGGCATCAAAAGTACGGCTAGCCATCTTTTCGTTATCAGATAGCTCAGTAAGTTTCTTATCTAGTTTTACACCAATAGCTTTAACTGTATCTAAGAAACTCATTTCCATATGTACTTTTTCTACAGTATCTAGATTAGCCTTACTAGGTGTAGTGAAGATACCTTTGATATCACATTCCAAAGCATAGTATAGTTCACCTAATACATAAAGATATTCTTTCATATCACGGCGTTCTAATTCTTCTACATAACCTTTGAAGATAGCTACTAATTGATTGTAATCATAACCCTCTTGGAGAGAAGATATTTTAGTTACTACAAGATCAAAGATTTCTTTACGAATATAGTCAGATAGAACTAGGCTCTTGGATAGAATTAGAGCAAACTCTTCTGGCTTAGTAGAGTTGATAACAAACTCTTTATATTTATAACCAGTTTCACCGTCTAGTTTTAATGCTCTCCAAGTACGGATAATATTACTACGGAGCAATTCATTACCACTATCATCGTAGAAGTCTTTATCAATATGATCAGTATCTTCTTCAGTGGCTTCTGTAACCACGGAAGAATGCTTGATAATCTTTCTAAAGCTTTCTTGTAATACATTATCAGTATCTCTAACGAAGAAGTATCCTGTAATAGCTTCTAGCACAGCATATCTATCATAATCACAGTTATACTTATCTAATAGATAGAAATAGTTTTCTAGAGTGATCTTATACTTATCTTCGATAGGAAGTTTGTAAGTATCAATCAGCTCAGCAAATTTAATAGCATATACTTTAGATTGTACTTCATTGAATACATTCTCAAAGATAAGCTTATCTGTATTGAAACGTTTATTAATCATTGTATGATTCTTAATAACTCGGTCATATGTACATAGAGCATTGGCTTCATTAAGAATCTTTTCTACAGCATGGATATAAGCATTCTTTTGATGCTTAGTAAGTTCAGTACTTTCATTGATTGCATCCGTACGGTTAGCAAGAATATTCTTCATACTTCTACGGATACGTTCAGGATCTTGTACTCGACGTACACCTTCTAATACTCGGCCAAAGTATTTCTTTACATGTACAGGGTTATTAATCTCTAATGCATCAAGATATAAACCAATAGATTTAGCTACTGATTCATCTAAGTTAGCATCCAAGTTTAAATGGTTCTCGATTGCAATTTTCAAATTTTCCTCTGTAGGATTTCTCCTGGCTTTCTCATAAGCATAAGCCATGATAACCCCACTAGGTTTACGCTTACTTTCTAAGTATGCTTTACGTTGTCTTAGTCGTCTTAGCATTTTTACGTTTTACCCTCACTTTCTATGAATAATTGATGATTATATATAGGTTCTCTAATTAATTTACCCAGAATGCACTTATAAGGGAAACATATAGTTAATTTTAATCCCATAAGAAGAATCGGAGGTACTATATAGATGTCCATTAAAAACATCCCATACATTATCCACGAAGCTCCTATGGCTATCGCATCTTCTGAAATTGTGTCTGAGAATAATGGTAAGATCATTGCTCAAACTATTTTACAAGACTTAGGTGTACAAAACCGTAATAGACGTATTTACTTACCTAATGACTTATTGCCAGAATTGCGTGCTAGTCGTGCTATGGAGCTTCTTGAAACTGGTAATCTTAAAGGTGAATTGGGTCACCCTATGAGCCAAGAGTTATCCCGTCAACAAACTATCGATCCAGTATTAGTTTGCTGTAAATATCTTAAACTCTGGAATGAGGGTAATCTTATTAAAGCTCACGTTACTGGTACTAATAACCAATACGGTGATTACTTTAATAGAGACCTTATGGATGGAGAAAAACCATCTTTCAGTTTACGTGCTCTAGGTACTATGCAAGTTAATGGTGGTAAGTCTTATGTAAAAAATATTAAAGTTATTACTTGGGACCGTGTAATCTACCCTTCCCATAAAGTAGCTTACGTAGAAAAACTTATTACTGAATCTGCTGATGTAGATACAACTTCTATAAATAGTAACCAAGTTATAGTAGAAGAATCTTACCAAGGTTCTATTATCCCTATTACTAACTGCCCACAAGTTAAAGATTTCATTAAAACTGAATCTGCTAACTTAGATATTATGGCAGAAGCATTTGGTATTAGCTCTTATGATAGCGTTGCTGTTACCAAAGAGGGTACAATCCAAATGTTTAACCAAGATGGTTCTACATTGGTTATGAAACCTGAAGACTATATCTTAAAAGAAATTAGAAACTACGCTGAAAAGAATTTCTAAGAAAAAAATAAAAGAGAATCTAGGTAGAGTCAATGACTCTACCTAGGTTTTACTATCAAAACTATCTTATTTGGAGTTACAAATCTCCAACCCATAGGCCAGTAGTTGTCATAGACTTCACCATAGTACTCAAAGAGTTTATGGGATGGTACATATATACCATTACGTCTTACTGGTAAATCACCAAATTCTTTTAATCCTGTATAGAGATCACAGTCTCTAGGAATATTAGTCATATCCCCTAGCATTACATAGTTCAAATATATAGGATATGTAGCAGGATTTCTGTAGACAAAGTTCTTATGATCAGAATACTCGTCTACATAATAAGTCTTTATAAAGTCTACATCTATTTGGTAGCCTAATAGTTTAGCTAATTCATCTAACCTATTAAGCATAAATGTACCAGTTCTATACTCATTCTCTGCTTCACATTTATCAACCAATCTATTCTGGAAATGTAATTGATAAATGTCTAGAGCCTGTTCACAGTGAGATAACTCATGTAAAGTAATCTCAGTGACTCTAGTTATATACCGTTCTATAGTATCTTCATCTTCACCATATTTGAATATGGTTGGTAAGCTTACACTAATCTTACCAAATACAGATGTATTTGCATATGCATCTGGATCTTCTCGTAATGGAGTATCCAGAACGTGTAATGTAGTGTATGGGTGGGATGGATTAATAATCCCATTGTACTTAAGATAAACTTTAATAGCAGCTTTCCTCATTAATCTAGAGGCCACTTCATAAGAAATACGCATAATATCTATCACCTCAACATTATGATATATAACCAAAATAACCCTTAAAGGAGGCAAATAGGTATGGCATATAATAGAATGACAGACGTCATTAATAAGATCGAACGACGTCTAGGTACAAAGCCATTAGGATTACCGCCTGAACTAGCTAAAGATAAATGGGCTAGTGAAGTAATCATTCCAGATACACTATCTACATTTAGTAGATATTTCCCTCATATGATTAGAGTCTTGTTGACTAAAGACGATCAACGTGGAGACTATTATCTTCTTGATAGACATATTCCAGAGAATTATGAGATTCTTGGTGTTAAAGATCTTATGTGGGAAGATTTGGATACTACAAGAACTGGTGTACAGCAATATGGTACATACGTTATGTCAGCTAAAGCATTAAGCTTTGATGATATGATGCTATCTCAACAATATTCAAACATTGCATCATTGTTTAATAATAACGTATACGTTGAATACATTCCGCCTAATATGGTTCGTGTAACTATGAATATGGCAGGTCAAGTATCTAATATCCTAGACCAAATGACTCTAGGTGTATTCGTTAAACACCCATCTAATCTAATGACTATTGAACCAACTAAGATGGAAACATTTGAACGATTGGCTACAGCTGATGTAGCAACTTGGCTATTTGAATACTTAAAACACTTTGATGGTATTGAGACAGTATTTGCTAATATTGATCTTAAGTTATCTTCTCTTGAACAGCAAGCTTCAAGACGTGAAGAGATTGTACAGTTCTTACAAGAAAACTACGTTAACCCAGCAAATGGTAATCAGCCAATCATGTACACAGTATAATAGAAAAAATCCCACTATGAGGAAATTCCTCATAGTGGATATTTCTTTGTCTATAATGAAATATTATTAGTTCCAAGTAAACCAGTTGTACCCATATACTTAGCCATAGTACTAGCATGTATCAATGGATTATATGTAGATAAGAATCTTTTAAATCCTTTGATGCGGTTTATAGTTACATTGAATGAATCTTCAGAAGACTCATTAAATACAAAACTTACACCAGCATAGAATGACCCAGTCTTCTTATTATCAATAACCACAGGTACACAGTATAAAGATGCACCCCTATAGTCTTTCATAAGCATAGGTCTTACTGTATTAGAATTACATCTTAAATCATAAGATACTCCATCTTTACCACGTACGTAGTCAAATGGTGAACCCTCTGCATTTACATCACAGACTTCAAGAATTGTATCTATTAACTCACAGAACTCATCATAGTTCTCCCAAGTCAAGTCTATAGATACATTACTATTACCACGTTGTGTTAGAGACATGTAATACTTATACCTAAGATTTGTAGTTATCTTATTACCGCTATTAACTATAGTATACTCGTTATGTAATGGACTAAACTTAGTATTACCATTCCTTAGTGTTGTAGTATTGAATGCTACAGTAATCTTCATAATCAGATTATTACCAAAATCAAATACTTCCTCGCTTATCTTAGTATATGATTCAAAATTTTCCATAGTGCTTCCTCCAAGAAAAATTAACTTTCATAAGATAGTTAAAGTCCTTGTAGAAGACAAAAAAATAAAGACGGGATTGGTTACCCGTCTTTATTACTTTTTAAGCAGCTGGTTGTTTAACCTTATCGGTTTCAACCTTTACCTCACTAACGTAAGGAAGCTCTAATGCATATTGATTAGAGTTTTCATCTGCTTGTTTCAAGACCAATAAACCTTTCTTAGATGCTTTTGCATCATAATACAAAGGCTTGCCGGCTTTATTACGAAGCAGTAAGATGCTATCTTTTGTTTTAGCATCAGCAAAGGCCTTTTCTACAACTATTCTCAAATCTTTTGGAATAGATTTGTAATTTACTGCCTTCATCAATTCAGGATCAACCTTCTTCTCAGCAGGTTTTTCCTTTACAGTCTTTTCTTTTTTAGACTGTTTTTTGTCATCAGTTTTGGTTTCAGGTTTTTCTTTCGCCTCAGATAGGTTGATAACCCGGTCAGCATAGCGAACTCCATCAAATACCATCAACTGCTTGACTTGACCAGCATCCGATAATAGATCAAACATTGGACCCGCTAACTTTAATGCATCTTTATTATCAGATACATATTTAGCAACAGCGGATGCTAACAGTCCACCGATAACCAAATCATATTCTTTCACTCTATTGAGTGGTAAGAATAATACGATTCCTATTTGGCGGACTAATTCGTCCATCTCCACACGCACTGGATCTTTAGAGATTAGGTCTTTGATAAAATCATTATCAACCACCTGCTCAACTAAATATCCAACACTTTCAGTAAGATGGTCTAATGGTTGCATAAAGAATGCTTCCATTAGCTCAGCTGCTTTTTTGGCATCATCTTTAGCGATACCTTTTACAACAGCCTCAACACAATATTGATCCATCAATTTTAATTCTTTCATGGTATTTCCTCCTTTATGTAAAATTAATTAAACTACCATAGAATTACAGTTATATTATACAACTGAAATTTCTTTAATAACGAAAAATCCCATATAGGCATTGCCTATATGGGAATCTTTTATTTATCTTTATCTTTCTTATATACACTATTTATATCGAATGTATCCCGATAGTCTATAAACATACGGTTTGCTTCATATTGAGCTTTTACATTCTCACGAATCAACTCAAGCTCTTCAGCTTTATTATTCAATGTATTGAAATCTAGCTGAATTTCTTTACAGTCTGAAGCATATTTCTTAAATATAGGTTTCTTAGCTCTATAGTACTGTCTGGTAGATGTAAATCCAGTATCTACAAACTCAATATAATCAGTATCATCGTTTCTAGTTCTACCTAGGGTTTGTCTAGCTAATACTTCAGACTTAAATGGTTCATTTAAAACAAATGTAGCCTTAAGCCCACGTATATCTAAAGCAGCACCAGCAGACTTAGTTGTAGAGAGAATGATAGTCTTAGATAAAGCGACCTGTTTCTCTGCTTGTGTATATGTGGATGTAAATATACCCACATCACCACGATACTCAGGATAGTTCTCTTCTATCCAGACTTTAATCTCTTCAATAGCTTGGTTAGTCCCAATATACACTAAGACTTTACCACCTATACGAAGAATTTTATCCATCATAACAAGCATAATCTTTCTAAACTCTTCAGTATTGACTAATGAGTTCATATACTTATTACGATCTAGTCCATACATGTAATTATAACAGTTAGCTCTCATTTGTGGAGTAGGTCTACTATTATATAGTATAGCATGATATCTTGTATGTGGATCATTATCAGCATCGAACAAGTCTATCTTAGGTACATTCTTAAAGTATAGCTTATAGATGGTATTCTCATCACTATTACTCCGTATAGGCGTAGCAGTAAGATATAAAGTCTTCTTTGTATTTGTAGCATAGTCTATACTAGCAATATTCTCAAAGTTAAGATGAGCTTCATCGAATACTTTCATATATACATTAAGTTTCTTGAATAGTTCACCAATAGCATCCCATCCAAATCGTTCACCAAAGTTCTTTAGTGTAGAATGGGTTACCATAAATGCTTTATACTTAGATAAATCAGTAAGTCCTTTAAGAATCTTGTGTATAGCGGCTGCACCAGTAATTATCAGTACCTCCCTAATGTCGGTATTGGTATATTCGGCTACACAGTTTTGCCACTGCTCTAACCATGCCTTATTTGAGGCAATTACGCATATCTTTACATTCCAATATGCCATAGCTGCTATAGTTACATAGGTTTTACCAGCACCAGTATTTAAGTTTACTGATAACTGTGTCCTATTACTATTAGCCATGTATTCACCCTTGGCTAGAATGAATCTTAAAGCCTCTTTTTGTACATCATCTCTAGGCATATACTTAATAGTGGTCATAGTAGTCTGCTCATATGGATCACTATTATACTCACGTTCCATTTCTACACCTAAAGTTCTAGCTATAAATCCTGTATCAACCCCTCTAGGGAGATACATAAGTTTCTTCTCTTCATCAAACCTAACTCCTACGTATTTATATGTATGAGTCAAAGGATCGAAGATAGTAAAGTACTTTTCTAATCCAGGTACTTTACCTGGAGTATAATCAGTAACTACTATACAGGTATTTCGTATTATAGCTCTCATAATACCTCCTTTAAAGAGAATACAGTATGGGAATAGCTCCCATACTGTATAGTTTTTTTAGTCTTCAACTTTAACAAACATGCTCTTGACTTCTTTCTTAGTATCATCTATAGATAAGTCTCTAGCCTCTTGGTTTAAGAACTCTTGAGGATTAAGCATGTAATAGTAATCTATAGAAGATGGAGTTTCTTTTAAGAATGTATTAGGATTCTTCAATGTATCTTTAATACGTTCATATGCTAATGAGATAATCAATGATGGATTTTCTCTCAATGCTGTACTTAATGCAAGTAATTGATACTTGGCTTCAGGATAAGACCAATCAGGTTTACCCATAATATCATCAGCCGCTCTAACTAAGTTAGCAATGATAACCTCAGTATGTACACTCATTACATTAAGACCACCCTCGATGATGGTAGCATTAAACTTAGTAATGATTTCAGGTAATGTAAACTTAGGAGTTATGCTTGCAATATTGATAATACGTTGAGCTTGTTCCATTGTTTTAGCTAATTCGTTATTTTGAATACGCATAAAGAATAATGGGGTCTCTTCGTTCAATAATGGCTTAGCATTCTTCTTAGGTACATGTAATCTTACATCGAAGTACTCACTATCATCATCTGGAATACTAGAGTTAACCATTCTACCAAAGATATCACCAAGATAGAACTTAGATACATGGTCTATATCTATTTCTTCACTACCATCTTCATCGATGATCATGAACTTATCGATATACTCATTTAAGATATCAGTATCTTCACGTTCTTCACGGATAGAATCATACTCTTCGTCTGTAGTATCTTCAGAGATACTATCTTTATAGATACGAATCTTGACTTTAGATAAATCTACTTCTTCTTTAGGTAGAATACGGTTATCAAAGATAGTAAAGTACTTTTGGAACTTAGCAGGCCATTCAATAGTTTGAAGCTTAACTTCAAGAAGATGCTTAGCTGATAATAGTACTTGAGTAAACTCTCTACTGATAAGCTCTGCAGCGAATTTACCAATATTGATATTATTATTAGTATGAGCTAACTTACCATAGCAACGATAGCAAATACCATGACCATGTACAGCAGATGCACATGTGGCTGGACTATATAGATATACAGTTTTACCCTTGAGGTCTTTCCAGCTGTCTTCTGTAATAAGCACATCAAAACCATTAGGGTCTAGACGACACCATCTGTCTATATACTTATCGAAGAAGACTTTATTATCGAACGTAATAGGAATTAGGTTTTGAGTGTCACATTTAAAGTTCTTGTCTTCATGGAGATAACTTTCTTGAGCTAATAGACCAAGAAGACGTGCAAAGTAACCTGCATCACCAACGTTATCTTTAGCTAAGATTTGTGCAATACGTCCACCAGCAGATTCAATGAAATAGGATACATTATTATTTACACCACCAGTAATAAAGCTATTGGAGATAATGTATGGATATACACCACCCTCACCATCTGGCTTAGCACCAATGAATCCCATAAACTCTCTCAACTGTTTAAGGTTGATAGTTTCTTTTGCTCTAAAAGCATTAGCATAGATATGGTCATATCCAATATACTTCTTAGAGTTCTTTACATAATCCTGAATCTTATCAATCAACTTATTACCATAAGACTTAGATTCAGATAAAGTTACATCATCTAAGTTAGGATAGATAAGGTTTCTATATTCAGGAATATTCTTAAGCATCATAACTTCATCATGTAAGTTTACGCTATTAACGAAGAATGGTGCGAATTGGTCCACGAAACTAATATTGAATATCATATCAGCAATAGCTTGATTCAAAGTCTTCAATGGAATAATTTCTCTATATGGACCAATGATAAGTTTATTAATATAACTTTCGATAGCTCTACCAGGGATACAGTTATCGAAGAATAAGTGTTCTGGTTTAATAGTATCACCGACTTTAACGATAATATTCCAGAAAATCATATTAATCATATAGTGTGCGAATGTGAGTTTAATAACTTTACCACCAATCCGTACACCAATCTTTTTAGTTCTCACTAATTCAGATTCAATCATATCTTTCAAGATATTTAGAATGCTTTGGTAGTGAGATTCCCAATTATATATATTAATCTTTTCTACGTCTATGACTATATCTTTACCTAAGACATAGTCAGCATAGATACCGTAATTAGCTAGGTTATTCATAAACGCTCCTCCTTATAAAATAAACCATGTATATTACTACTACTATAATATACATTTATATGTCCGGAACGTTGTTGATTTTTATAGGTAAAATACCCACTATAGAGCAGTGCCCTATAGTGGATACTTTGTGATTATTTTTTATTAGGTAATGCTTTAACTTTGGATGCGGATTTGATGAATTCACGTTGACCAACTTTAGCAAGTTTAACTGCTGCATTGTGGTATTTTTGAACAATCTTAGCAATAAGTTGACGTTCTTTAACACGGTTAAGAACCAATTTAGTCCACAATGGATCTTTTTTGTCTTTAGCCAATTGATAAGCAGCGATTTTTACACGGCGAGCCATATCATCTTGACGGGACAAACGAACCATAGTCTTTTTGTTAAGAACTGCTTTTTCCAATAAAGCTTCAGCTTCAGCGGATTCAACGAATTCTTTACGAGCTTCGTCATCCAATTTAGCAAGCTCAGTGTACAAGTAAGATGCTGCAGTAGCTTCAACTACGCTTTGTGCTGTATCTTCAAGTACAGGAGCGTCTTCTAACATAATGTCGTCATCAAAAAACATGAGATAATCCTCCTTAATATTAAGAATTGATTTAAAAGAAAAATATTTTTCTTGGATTTATATGGTTTTGGTAACCACGATTACTGTATTGTTATAGCTATAGCTAGCAATCTGGTTTAAAAATACAAAAATACATAACTTAAAACACCAAACTAACCAGGAGGTATGAGCTATGAAACTAGATTTGAATGTGATTAAGAAATACAAAGAGGAAATGACTACGTTATTACGTATGCAATTCCCGACATTGACTATAGATGAAATACAGTTCTTTATTGAAGACACTATTGAACGGAAGTTTAATAATCCAGATGTACGTATAGACAATAACTATAAGGATATTGTAGTTGACTTACAGTTAACTGATTTAGTTAATAAGATAGAGACAGATAAACCTATCTTAGTTCCTAATGGGTGTTTGTTTAAACAACACGAAGAAGGGTTTACACCATTCTACAGATTATTAGAGTCTTATGTAACTAAACGTAAAGCTTATAAGAAGAAGATGTTTGAATATCCTAAGGGTTCAGATGAATTCAATAAGTATAATCTATTACAGTTACTAGCTAAACGTGATGGTAATGCTACATATGGCGATATTGGTTCACCAGCATCTGCATCATATAACTTATACGTTGCAGTTGGGACTACAGCTACAGGTCGTATGCTTATTACTCATGCTATTAGTTTATTTGAACAAATCTTCACTAATAATCTTAAGTTCCAGAATATAGATGAAGCCGTAGTATTCTTGAATAGAATTATTAAAGAACCATCTCATATCTATAGTAGAGAACTAGGATTATCTAGAGACATTCCTATAGAAGAAGTCTATAAGAAAGTTATAGAATCTTGTGGTGTATGGGTCAATGATACAGAAGAGCATTTCAGTAAGTATAGTGATATCATTTGGAATATCTTAATGTATCAATCTCAAGAAGTACTTAATAAGATATACTATAAGAATAACTTATATAGACTTGTAGTTGATTCATCTCATGTACAAGACTTAGTTAAGAATATCTTTAGTGGTATTAACGAACCATTTATGAACCCTAATGAACCACCAGAGAATATAGTCGAAAGTCTAAATAAGCTTACAACTATATTTATGGAATGGTGTTATATGAGATACATTGTATCTGATAAGTTTGAAAGATGCTCTACAATGACTAGAGATATCGTATTACTTACAGATACAGATTCTTCTGTAATTAGTACAGATAAATGGATTCATCTTGTAGATAATATCTTAGTAGACCATGATTGTACATTAGTCAATGACCTTAAGGAAGTTGTAACTAAAGAAAGAAAAGAGTTATACAACTTCTATACTGATGAAATCGAAGAAGTAGAAGAAGAGACTAAAATCACTGAGGGTTATGATGCAGTACGTATATCTAGTGTAAATATCTTATGCTATATCGTAAGTAAGATTCTTAAATCTCATTTCCATCTTATTGCTGAGCAGTATAATACTTTGACACCATACAAAGTATGTCTTATTGACATGAAGAATGAGTTCTTATTCAAACGTGCATTACTTACACCAGCTAAGAAGAACTATGCTACAATCCAAGAGCTTCAAGAGGGTAATATAGTACCTAAGAATAAGCAAATGGATATTAAAGGTCTTCCAATCAATAAGTCTGTATTTAAAGACAGTATTAAAGATGAGCTTCAAGGGATACTTAGAGAGAAAGTATTACTTAAGCCTGAAGTAGACCAATTAGAAGTTATTGGGTTATTAGCTAAGATTGAAAAGAATATCCATGATAGTATCAAGTCTGGAGAGAAAGACTATTACAAACCAGTATCTGTAAAATCTATATCTTCATATGCAGACCCTATGAGAATACAAGGTATTAAAGCTGCTATTGCTTATAATGAAGCTATTCGTGATGAGGGTACTGAACCAATAGATTTAGATAGTAGAAACTATTTAGAGATACTTAAAGTTAATATTAGAGAGAAAAACATTGGTGAATTACAGCAGTCTAATCCTGCGGTATATGAAAGACTTATTAAGTTCTTTGATAATAATAGAGCAACGTATAAGGGAGAGATACTTGCTGTCGCAGTACCAGCAGATGAACACTTACCAAGCTGGGTATTAGACTATGCTGATTACTTTGAAATCATCAATACCAATATCAAGAACTTCCCATTAGAGTCTATTGGTATAACTAGATTCGAAAAGGAAAATGTAAACTATACTAATATTATAACTATTTAAAGGGAACTGTGTTGTATGGCAAATTTATCTAGAATAGACGATTTGATATATTTCATTGCAGACTGTGGCAAGTTTGAATATGCTCAGACTATAAATGATGGATGGAAAGCTTGCCAAGATGATAAGTTTGAAAAACTTGAGTATCTTATGAATGTATATCAATCGGCAAAGACAGCTACTTGGTTTAAAAACCAACGATATTCTGCAAAAGTGACGTTTGTTGGGTTATTCCGTAATTTTATGAATATACTAGACCCTAGAAGCAAAGAGTTTGAAGAAATCAATAAAGAATACTTCAAAGCTATTAACGTACAAAAGACTACTATTACGCAAATTAATGGGTTACTCAACGGTAATAAACGTAAAAGAATGTAAAATATACCCAGTATAGTCAATGACTATACTGGGATATCTTTTGTTAAAATTTAGGGTCAGTAAGTGCATCCCCATCTAATGTCATAGTTAAAGAGAATAATGCTTGAATACATTCGTTAGTATTAGCTATTACTGCTTTACAACCTAAGTCGATAAAATGGACATTAGACTCTAGTTGCTTTTTAAGTTCAGCATTAGCTTCATCTGTGAATATACCTTTGATGGTTACCATATCACCATCATAGTCACCACCAATAGATTCCAAATAAGCATTACAGATATTCATTGTATCAATAAACTTATTTGCAGTATTAGTGCCAATGTATTCATCACGAATCTTAGGATAGTTCTTATAGAATTTACCATCAAATTCTATACTTTCAGTTTCAATAGTAGATGATAATTTACATTTAGTAGAGAACTGGTTATAGAATGTATCTATAGGGAAACGTGATATAAGAATCATTTTATCTTTTATAGCTTCTGTAGCAGCCATAAAGATTACATCACACCAAGTTAGTTTACGTTGAAGCTCTTTTGCTACACCAGAATCTTTATCTTCGGCAATATCTTCTACACGTTTAAACCGTGCTTTAAATTTCATGTATAAAGTTTTACCCTTATAACCAATACGTTCCATTTCCTTAGGACTAATAGGTGCTTCTACCGGTCTAAATCTATCAGAATAACCATGAATGAAACGGTCTAGCTCTTTCTTAAGAACTAGATCATTGAAATATGTTTGCCAATCATCTATTCTAGGATATAAGACTTCACCCTTGGAACCAATACATTCGTATACTGTACGTCCAGCAAATTGTTCTTCAAAGAATCTTCTCATATGGAATAATACAAATGGGAAGAAGTTAGCAGCTGCCGAAGTCATTGGTAGTACTGAGTATTCTAGATCGGCTTCGATGTCTTCAAGATTTTCGACTTTAAGATTTGGAGAAGACATAACTAAACGTGTAGCATAGTCTGTAGTCTTACTAATATTAGTACGACGTAATACACCAAACTTACCAGGAATACCACCATTAGGATTGGATTCAGTACCAGAACCAAACCAGTTATAGGTTTCTAATAGTAAGTCTTGTATACGTCCCTTATTAGCATCACCAATATTAATACCATAGTATTTGGATTCTTCTAAAGACTTAGCTGATACTAATACGTTTTGGTATAGCTTATTAATATCACCAACTGAGACTTTACCACCATCACTTTTAACGTCACGGTAGTATGGTGGAATGATTAATAGTTTAGTAATAAAGAAGTTCTTACGGTTACGTTCCAAGAACTTAATAAAACGACTACGTTTAGTAGAACCAGTTTCTCTAAACTTAACTTTGTCTATACTCTTATACAAGAAGTCTAAACCAGTTTCACCATTCTCATCTTCAACGAATTGTCCATCAGAATCTATTTTAAAGAACTTAGTGCCTTTGACAATTTCTTTTAGTTTACGGTCAATTTTACCCCAGATCTTATATACTAATGGTGCTAAGAATCTACCATGTAAATCAATATATGCAAAAGTCCCAGCACGTGTTTGTTTAGTGATACCAAAGATGATATTAGATAGTAATCCATCATCAGTTGGATTACCATTCACGTCAAAAAATATAGGATTCGTTATAGGTTGTAGATTATTCTTCTTTACGAAGTCATCCATATCTAATAAAGAGACCTCTAAATGATCTCCTCTAAGTTTATCTGCCATATTTTTATAACCTCCGTAGTTATTAATATGTAGAAATCCCATAGTCCTATATGTGGACTATGGGAATTTACACATCTAAACTCTACTGAAAACCATTTGTATTTCAGTTGGCTTATGACATACACAGGAAATTGCAATATTCGTGTTATGGCGATTTATTACCTTCCCATTGTAATCTGTTTCAATGCTTTTAAACGCATCAATATTTGATTTATTACCAAATATAGTAACTGCTACACTATCTTCACATAAGTCAGACTTGACAATTTTATTACCAAGACACCCATATGGTGCTAGCATAAAGTATAAGATATTATTCTCGGTAAATAGACGACAAAATGTAGATAATGCATCTGTTTCTCCCATAATAAATTTAGATGAAAACTCTAGTAAGTCCATTTATGTCTCCGAAAATATCAATTAAAAATAGAATCATAGACAGCTAGTTCGGCATGTCTAATATGACACTGTTGATGGTGTCTCTTATTGTAGTATTTATCTCTTCCGATAGCTTTATATGAACAGCATTCCTTACACATTTGATTTGTACATACTGCACATTCACTTTTAGATCTATCATAGATATAGTTAGCTTCGAAAGAGTTATATATTTCAGGTATACGATTATATTCTAATAGATCAGCCTCTACAGCATCGGCATATATACCCTCATAGATAGCACAGCAGGTGGTTATTCTTCCTGATGGACTAACTGCTAGCATATTACCATAGTTACAAATAACGGTTGGATTATTCTTGCTATAATAATCATGTAGATTATACAAATCAATATCAGTATCTTTTACATAGTTAAGTGTATCAGTAAGACTCTTTCTAAAAGTATCCACAACTAGTGGAATGGCATAAGAATTATAATTACGTATAAAGTAGTATTCAATATTCTTATATCCTAATTTGTATAGAGCATCGAAAGTCTCTTTCATATTATACACTTTCTCTGTAATAGCATATCTGATAATGATATCATTAGCAAATCCAGATTCACTTAGTTTCTTAAGAGAGTCTAATGTATTAGATGGTTTATCACCCTTAAGTCGTCTATATGAATCTTCTCCGTCATATGATATACTAATGGTCCTATTCTCACCATGAGTTGCTATTAAGAAATCTCTTATAATCTCAAAGTTAGTACCGTTACTGTATAGTCGCCAATCTATTGTAGTGTTTTTATACCTAGTGATTCTCTTTAAGACTCTTATAGCCTTCATAACTAATGGTAGTCTATCAGGTGTAAATAATTCCCCAGAGTTCAGTCCTATAGTTAGCTTATCTGAAATATTAATATTCTTAAGCATCTCTAATAGGTCATCCCATCTGGAGAATCTTTCACCACTATTAGTATCGCCATATAAGAAGCAATAGCTACAAGCCATATTACAGTCTTTATTCAGAATCAATTCTAAGTTTGATAGAGTAAAATCATCTAAAGTATTAATTGCTTTCTTAGGTATAGTATACATTAGATGAGACCTTCTTCCATCATTTGCTCATTAAGATCATCAGCTTCGTCTCTAGTTAATCCTTCGAAACCAGGGATATGGTGACCATTTTCTCTGGCGATATCCATCTCTAGTAGCTGTCTACCAGTGTATTTATTCTTATTAAAGCTTTGCTTTTTAGCTTTGGCTTTAATATCATCTTCTTTTTGTTTCTTCTTAGCAGCTACACGTTCTTGGTACTTAAAGTATCGTAGGGCTACCATGTACCATACAGGGGCATTCATAATCTCCATGATAGTTATTCGCCCACGATACTCATAAGATAACCTATTGACTTGGTCTAGGAGTTCAAAACTTGTACTAGCCGATGTCGTATAAAAACCAATTGTTGAGCTGGAGCCTCAGCAGCTTGGATTTCATCACCACATTCAGGGCATGTAGCCGCTGGCATTTGGTAAGAGATATTAATAGATTCAGCATATCTATCAGCATACTCACCAATACGGTCACTGATATCGTTTAAGTCAATATCACTTAAAGTATTGAAGATTTTATATAGAGAAGCAATACGATATTTGTATGTCTTAACTACATCATTCTTATCTGTACGGAAAGCAATAGGAATCAATGCTTCTTTTTCTTCGTCAATACGATATAAGGATTTAATAGTAGCAGCCATACCAACGAAAGTATCATACTTTTCAGTCATAGCTTTATCTACAAAGTTGATTTCGAATAGGATATTATATAATGTGATAGGACCTACACCGATAGCATATTTATCAGAGACTTCCATTAAGTCTTCTTCTAAAGTGCAATCCACAGATGGGTCTTTTTGGTAAAGCTTATCGAATAGCTCTTTATCTTTATCAGAACCGAATTTAACCATTTCCATGATTTCACGTTTTTCTGCAAAGATATTATCACATTTAGTATTTTGGCATTGGAAGCCAATGATATTAGCATTTTGGAAGCATGCTTTATATACAGCGAAATACAAGTGGTCAATATCAGCATAGTGAATTTTCTTACACCAGTTTTCAAAAGACCCAGCATTACATTTAGGGTGCAAGTGTTTCCAAATCAATTCAAATTGAGCACGTGCAGCTTCAACGTTATTACGTCCTTCTTCTGTATTAATTAAGTTTTGGATTTCAATAGCGGACAATGGAGAAACAGATACAGAAATACCAGTATAAGGTAATACCCAAGTGTAGTATGGAGTTTCTTCAGCTTGTTTACTTAAGATATTACTTGCTGGCATAGTAGATTTAAGAATCTTAAATTTAGATAAATCAGTTTTTGCTTTATTAGGAACTAGCATAGTACGTAATTGATCTTTGAATGTAGCCATACGTTTGTTTAATCGTTCTTCACGTTCTTTTTCTTCAATTTCACGCATTTCATCAGCTAGACCTAAGTCATTAATAATATCATCATCAATGATATCTAATTCTTTATCATCATCTTCTGGATCAACTACAGTTTGTTCAGGTACTGTAGGTTGGTCTAATAGTTCAGCTTCAATATCATCTACAGTTTCTTCTTTAACTGTAGCTGGAGTTTCTGCTGTTTTAGCTTCAACTTTCTTAGCTGGAGATTTCTTACGTGCTTCTGCTAAAGCAATAGCATTACGTTCTTCGATTTCTTCTTTAGTAAGAGCTTCATCAGGATTTACTTCAGCATTCTTATCATAAGTAGAAACTACACGTACATCTCCACCTTCGATTTCTTTACGTTCTTCGTATTCATCAGCCATACGTTGAACTTCTTCGATAGCTGGACCGAAACGACGTTGGAATGCTCGACGAGTTTGCTCATCGAAATCATTCATTTTCTTTTCGTATTCTTTTTCAGCAAAGTTTTCATTTTCATACTTAGCTACATCTTCGATTGCTACTTCTTTGATAGCATCTTCTGTAGGATTACCTAAATTGTATAGTGGGTTATCACGAATACTTGTAGGTTTTTCTTCTTCTACAGGTTGTGGTGTTACAGGTGTATCTTCAACTGGTGTTTCTACAGCATTATTATTTTCTTCTGCAGATACATTAGCTTCAGCTTGTAAATCAGATAAGGAAAGAGTTTTCTTTTCCATCTAATAGTCCTCCTTAATTATAATTGGAAATATCTTTTAAAGTAAGGTTATCCTTATTAAAAACTAGATTGACAGAAGATGTGTCAATAGTCATTCTAATAAGTAATACATTTACGTTGATAAATGAGCAGTCTACTGTAATAGAAGACATAGGAGCAAGATATGTTTGTATTTGATTCTTAGCTGTATCCTCTAGTTCATGTAGTCTATCACTATTTATAAACTTATATCTACTATACAAACCAATACCACAGTCTGGATTGTTTTGTAATGTACCAGGTTCTAATAAGAATAATCTAATAATGTCTACAGCTATAGCTCTAGCATTAGTATATTCTGTTGGTTTATTAAACGAATCTACTGATAAAGCGTATTCTTTAATCTTAGATGATGTCTTATATTTATTAGTATCCATAATGCCTCCTTTCGGCTTATTTGGGTAGCTTTAAGCATCTTATTATAAAGTTAGCCCTGTGAAAACATACATGTAAACTGCCCTAAAGGAGGTACATATGGCAACGAAAAGATTCAAATGTCCTTTCTGTGAGAAACGTCTAGAACGTGAACCATTAGTAAGACATATACAAAATAAACACCAAGAACTAATCCCTGAGGGTTACTCTGCAGCTAGAATTGTATTTAATACAATTAATAAAAAGTCTAAAGGAACTTGTGTTATCTGTAAGAATGAAACACAATGGAATGAAAAGACTTGGAGATATAATAAATATTGTAGTGAGAAGTGTAAGAAAGAGATGCGTAAACGTGCTTTAGAGAATATGCATAAGGTATATGGGAGATATACATTCATGCATGACCCAGAGCATCAAGAAAAGATGTTAGCTAATAGACGTATATCTGGCACTTATAAATACTCTGATGGAACTATGTTTACTTATACTGGTACATATGAGAAACGTGCTATTGAGTTCATGGATAAAGTTCTACATATCCCTAGTGATGATATTATGATGCCTGGTCCAACTATCCAATACGTAGACCAAAACGGTGTTACACGAAATTGGATTACGGATATATATTATATACCATATAACCTCATAATCGAAGTTAAAGATGGAGGTGATCATCCTAACACAAGAAGCATGCCTGAATATAGAGCTAAACAAAAAGCAAAAGAGTTTAATATTATCACTCTAGACAAGTATAACTATATTCGTCTTACTGATAATAACTTTGCACAACTATTAGCTATATTCATGGAACTACGTTTCAAGTTAGAAGATCGTGATAATACTAAGACTTTTAATATTAATGAATTCACTTCATGGTGTGAGAATGCCATCAAGGAACTTAAAGGAGAAGATTAATGTCTAATCTAAAAGAGTTCACTGCTAACGTTGGTGGAGTTCCACCAGCTAATGCTAGTGATCAAATCGTAGTACAATATGGTTACAGTAACTCTTTTACTGGTGATGAATCAGTAGAGGGATATGGTTTAACCAAAGACCTAGAAGACGACACTATCAAAGTAAAGTCTTCTGATGGTACAAAAGAATATAAGAAAGAAGAATTCTTAAAAGACCGTAAGTTTAACTTATACCGCTTCAAAGGTGAAGATAAACGTAAACTAGAAGCTAATAACTTCTATGAGCAATTGACTGGTATGGAACTAATCTCACATGATCAAATCAAATACAATAAAGACTTTGAAGAGATTACATTTGAACCAGATAAAACATTGGTTGAAATGTCTTCTGTTATTGCTACTCTAGAGCAAGAAGCAGAAATGGCTGAGATAGACTTCTCTAAGTTACCTGATGACTATATGCCATTAATAGGTGAATTAGAAAAGAATAAAGCCAAAGAGATAGTTAGAGACCATCCTGATATTGATGTAATGACAGATAATGATGGATACTTTGCTATCAATGTAAAGACTATGAATCGTACTGATTCAGCTATTGATTTGAATGATGTATTGTTAACGGATAACGTATTATCTGATACACCATGTAGCAACTGTGATAACTACACTAAAGAAGCATTCTTAAACTGTGACCCTAATTCCTTTGTATTGGCTACACCAGAATCAGAAAAAGAATTAGATGCACAGATGGATATCTTCTATGGTTTAACTAATGACCAACAACGTTTCTCTGATGATGTATCTATTAGGTTATTTGGTAAAACCAATTCAGATAGATATGAAGAATTAAAGAAACAGTTCTTGAATCAGCCTATTAAGTATGATAATATAGCTATCAAAGAAGATGCTGAAGCCGACATTAGTGATGAAGAAGTACAATTAAAGAATAGTGCTATTCTTAATAGAGCAAATATGTTTGGTATCAATCTTGCTAATAAGGGTAGAGAACTTCATTCTGCTAAAGAATGGTCTTTAAATACAGGTATCTATATTATGAACCTATGTAAGTCTATAGTATCTTTAGAAGAACTATGGTCTTTATATAAAGGTATGCCTATTCAATTACAACAAATGTCTGACTGGAAACTATTAGAGTTAGTTGGTTGTACTAATGAAACGTTCTATAACTTTATGAAGTCTCATCTTCTAAATACAATGGAACTCAAGTATCAAGATATAACTCTAATCGAGGCTACAGATGTTTGGGGTAATCAAATACAAGACCCAGTATTACCAGCAGGTGTACCATTCTTTACACCAGAAGAAATTGAAGAGAAACTAAAAGCATATACTAAGAAGTATAGTACGGATACTGATTGTGTAGATATGCTTGCTTGGTTAGATGCATACAAAGATATCTGGCAAGGCATCGATATCAGTTCTAATCGTAGTAAACGTTTAGCATTCAATAAATGGTTTACTATGGTTAATAAAACCATTAAACAATGGAGAACTTCTGAAAGTGAAGAAGAACTTACAAGTGCTACAGAGAAGCTATTAGCTTTAGGTGTACCAACAACTAAGTTCTTACCATCAGATAGTATAGCTTATAAGAAACGTTTACAATCTGTGGCTAAACAGAAAGTGATTGATAGAATCTTACGTGAATCTGCTATTAATGAAGCTAAAGATATTCCTATAGAGTTTAATAACTATGGTGATCTATTAATTACTAAACCAGAAAAGATTAACTTTGATGATGAGTTCTTTAAGACACATCGTCTATTGGTAATCTATATGACAGCTGGTAATATGGATGGTGTTAAATTTGAATCAGCTAAACTATGGTATATGAATACATGTATCGAGTCTATGCTAAATAAAGGTCATAAAGATAAGAAGCTAATTGATACAAGAGCTAGAATCTTAAATGACTATACTAAGTGTATGGTGTATATACTTAATAAAGAAACTAACTTTAACTTTACTAAGTACTATAGCACAACTAAATTTAATGATAAAGTTATCCGCATCAAAGGGTCTACGTTGAAATATACATTAGACTATCTTAAAGCGGTACTATTCTTAAGATAAAAAATAATAATTGGTGGTACATAACTATATATGTACCACCATATATTGTGCTTGGGAGGTAATTTACTATGATACTGACATTAGGACAAAAGTTTCTTAAATATGATGATAGTGAAAATATTAAAGAGCTTTATAGAGTAACGTCAACTAATACTAAAAACTTTTACGGTGTTACTGAAATTATTGGTAATACTGGTAGAAAGAGTATAGCTAGAGATGTAGTTAATAAAGAGTATAAGGCTCTTAATCCACATTGTAAGTTACATGTAGAAATAGCTGTATTGAAGAATGGTCAAGAAGATGTAGTTATTTCCATATATAATGAAAGAGAATCTTATGGCTACCCATTCTATATCTGTAGAGTAGGATATAGAGATTCTGTAACTGGAGCTTTACAGCCTGGTAAGTGTTGTACTAAAGCCTTATTAGAGAATAACTCTGTAGAAGAATATGAAATGTCTTATATGAATCTAATGAGTGATGTTAAAGAGCTTCATTCTAAGATGACTATAGATTTATATGTAAATGATAACCATAGTACTATCATTCCACTTATTGCAACTAATACAGTTATCACTGAGAAGATATTTGATCTCTTAGTTGATAGAAGCTTTGGTATTACATATAACGATACACCTATCGAAGGGTTAACTAAGTTCTTCGAAGGCATCAATTTCCAATCTTACTTTAGAGCTAACTTTAAAATTAAACGAATTGAACTATCGTTTAAAGACAGATATCTTACACATGGGCAATTGACTCGTGGTGATATCTTTGTTCTTGAATCTGTAGCTAGAGCTATCTTCTTAGACTGTATAGTTACTGAGTATTATCATGACGTAAATCTATATAATATCAAAGGTAAGTATATGCTAGTAGAAGATAAGAATGATAGGCTCTATATAGTCAAGTATATAGACAAGAATGAAATCCAAGGAATATATCTATAAAGCCAAAGAGTTTTATGGTTATATAATATAAAGGTGTGTACATGGGTATTGTGTAGACAATTACAGTACCCCAAACACCTAGGTAATTTTCTATATATTTATTAACAAGGAGGAAATGACTATGAGTTATTTCAAACCAGGGTTTGTTCAAGACCCAAATTTAATGCAACCTCAGTTTACATCCATGGAATATTTAGTGGATGCAATCAATGCAGGTAACCCTAAAAACAGCGAAGACAATTCTGTACAGAATGAAGATGTCGATATCCAATTGGATTTCGCAGACTTCGATGCAGACTATGCTGGTAAATTAGTTTCTACTAATGAAATCTGTTCCCAAGTATCTGATATCCTTGGTCGCATTTTTCCTGATTTCGCTGGTTGCCGTGAAGCATACAGCAATGGCCGTATCTATATCGAATTAGGTTTCGATATTAACTTAGGTGCTGGTCAAGACGGTATTCGAGCATTGGAAACTTTAAAAGAAGCTCAAGCCAATAATCAATTGGATGAGCAAACTCAACGCATCATGGCTATGACTAATAGCATGCGTAATAGCCGTACATCTAACGGATACATCGACGAAGATTTCGCTGGTTTCCGTATGACAGACATGGCTATTACTATCTTGAAAAAGATTGCTATTTCTGATTACAACCGTGATGATAAACACAACAAAGACTTCCGTACAATCAATATCGCTTACGAATATGATCAGTATACCAATAAGATCAGTTTAATCGTTCGTGGTATGACATTGGAAAAAGCTATGTCTTTGGTATATGGTGACAAATACCAATACAAAGTTACATTGGGTGCACAATCCCGTCGTAACGATGTAGGCTACGTATTAGAAGTACGTCGTATTAAACAATCCAAAATCAACGAACTTCAAAACCGTTACGTTGGTACCGTTGTTGGTAACGATCGCTTCGTAAAACCACGTCGCTAATAATCTAATTATGTAATACACTATGGTAGGTAAACTATGTGTTCACTTGTTTCGTTCATCAACAACCTACCATAGTTGTATATAAAAAATAACCCTGCATTAATTTAGGACATACACATTTCCGTGTGCAACCATTAATGACAACCTAAAACGCATATTTCATATAATAATGCAGGGTTTATTTTTTCTTTGAGGAGACTATAACTATGGAAAAGAAACAACTCACATTCGAAGTTGTTGAAGGTGGTATTGATGCTATTGTAGAAGAACGAGGTAATACTCTTATTCGTTTAGCTGAAGTATCATGGAATAATAGACCTGCAAAACTTGAGGTCCGTAAATGGATGGTCAATACTGATGGAGACTTTACTCCTAACAAGGGTGTAGTATTCTCCACTCCAGAAGGACCAACAGAACTAGTCCATGCTCTATTAGAGAATGGATTTGGGGATAATAAAAAGATCAAAGAGATTATGGAGTCTCGTGGAGTTGATCTTAATGTAACTATTGAGGAATCCGAAACTTCTGATAATACAGGGTCAGATTACTATGATCCTAAGGAGATTTTGGAGGACTAATCAGTGGCTTCTGATAATACAGTTTTATACAAAAATGGAACGGTATATGACAACTCATATATCTTCTCTATCTCAGAATTGATGGGTAAACTATACCGATCTAAATTCTGGTCTCAAGAAAGAATTGATAAATTATTTAATAGACTAGGTGTGGATAAGAAAGACATCAAAGGGTCAACCTATTGTCATGCCTATTCTATACCTAAACTAAATAATATTTCCGATGAGCACATCTTAAGTTATATTGCAAAATGCTACCATAATAATAAAACTGAGTTATTAGATATGGGATTTACTGAAGATGAGTTCAACTATCTTATCGAAAATATTAATACCATTCATAAGATCTATACTATGAATGATAAATATATTATATCAATATGCTAAGAACAATATAATGAAGTGGTATTTGCAGATGTCACTTCTTAAAATCCTTTCTTTACAGAATATCCACATACAGTATACCCTAACTAGTAATACTAGTTAGGGTTATATTGTTTTTATTTTTTATGCATATATAAACACTTTTATAATAGAGAGGCCTGTGTTGGCTTAAGATCCTGCATTCTCTATTATATACAACTATCGGTGTACAGGTGGTTAAAATCTCTCACGACTGTGGTATATTGCATTATACTACTTGCTTGAAAACTTCGCTCCAAAATAAATAACTTTAAAATATAAAATCTCTCTCTTATATAATAAAGACACAAAATAGAACACACTACTACGAATACGTTAAATCCACCACCTGTACACCTATAGCTGTATAGATCATTGATCTATACAGTCTTAATATTTATTTTTAAAAACTAGACAAACAAATCATTAATGATGGCTAAGTGCTTACAAATAACTTACAGCTAATTTGGTTTAATTAGAATAATAGTTAACAAACGTACATACATTTTGTATAAAGTCTATCTATGTAGATTTCTAGCAGTGTTCTTCATAGATGGGTATAACTCCGCTTAAAAAGAATAATATTATTATATCAAGCACTGGCCATCATTATCCTTAAGAAAATAGAGAAAGTTCCCTATATAGGCAATGCCTATATGGGGTTTTCTCTGTCTCTTAGATACGGTAATTATTAATAAGCTTTTCGATATTACCAAGTAGCTTATGTAAATTATGTTTAATATGGTCACTAGTTTCTTTAATACCATGTGTACCATCTGCATCAAATGTATCAATATCTGCCATAATAGATACTATACCATTATTGAAAATAGTAAACGTGTATTTAGCAGTCTCATCAAATACACATATGCCAATAGCATTTCCACATTTACGTACTTGCTTACTTAGTTGCACTGTATCATTAAGATGGATATTTTGCTTGGTACTACTAATGCTAGGATAAATACAATTAGACATAGCATCAGATACAATGCCAGAAGCTAGTTGTACATCTTCAAGAAGATACTCAAAAGTGATAAGATTCATAGTTGTCCTCCATGTTAGATTTATAAAACGTAAATAGCTATTATAAGTGTTTAATAGACTTTACATTTATATAACCTAAAGAAAGGATGTGATCTTCTTTATGAATCTAGATATAACTGGTGGTCAAGGCAATCCTATGAATCAAATGATTCCAGCTAACCAGAACGTTGTAGACTTCTCTCAACGTAAAATATATTTCCAAATGGGTACAAGAAACCAATCTTTCCTAGATATGCATAAGTATCTAGAAGCAGTTGGTATAAAGAATAATAAGTTTATGCTAACTTTATTGGATCCAGACTTAGCATATATAGACCCACATGATCCAAATCTAAACCAATATTATAAGTCTAAAGTCTTAGCTGAGTGTATGGTAAACTTCTGGTACTTTGTACGTGAAGTTGTACGTGTACCAGCTCAGGGTGGTAGTGGTAGTGGTTCATACTATACTTTAACACGTGGTGGTATGGCACTGTACTTCTGTACTATATTTAACTACAATATCTTCCTAGACTTACCTCGTCAGCAAGGTAAAACATTGTCCGCATCTATATGGTATCTATGGGCATTTAACTTTGCTACATCTAACTCAACGTTTGCATTTATGCATAAGTCATTAGACGGTTCTAAGAAGAACTTATTAGGTCTTAAAGACTTACGTGATTGCTTACCATCTTACTTACAAATGACAGAATCATTTACAGTTGGTGATAAGAAGACTAAAGCCCAAAACTCTGTAATGACTTTGTCTCATAGTATTAACCGTAACCGTATTATCACTGTAGCATCTGCTCGTACTCGAGTTGCTGCACAGTCTTTACTACGTGGTATGTCCGTACCATTATGGTGGGCAGACGAATGGGCATTCGCACCATATAATGAAGATATCTATCTTAATGCTATCCCTGCATGGAAACGTGCGGCTATGAACTCTGAAGCCAATGGTGCACCATTCGGTATACTATTCACTACTACACCAGGGTTCTTGACAGATGAAATGGGTAGATATGCTAATAATATGCGTGAAGATGCTACACCATTTAGTGAAAACTGGTATGACTTAACTAAAGCACAGATAGATGAAATCAAATCTGCTAATATGAGAAGTAGTTTCGTCTATATCAGATTCACATATCAACAATTAGGACGTTCCGAAGAATGGTTCAAACAAATCTGTATCGACATGCAGAATAAATGGGAAGCCATTCGTCGAGAAGTTTTACTTGAATGGGCAGATTTCTCTGAGAACTCTCCATTTACTCAAGATGAATTAGAAACTGTAGATAGACTTACTATAGACCCTATAGCAACTATCCCATTAAACAATAATAAGTTTACTTTGAATATGTATGGTAAGCTTGAATATAAGAATAATGGTGAACCAGTAGACCCACCTATCATAGGTGTAGACGTATCTGGTGGATATAAACGAGATAGTTCTGCTATTACTATTATAGATTCCAAGACTACTAAAGTTATAGCTATCTTAAAGTGTAACTATATCAGTCAGAAAGACTTAGCTAAGTGCATATATGAAATAGTTACTAAGTATATGCCTAATGCTGTAGTCAATGTCGAACTTAATGGTGGTTTTGGTGCATCTGTAGTATCTATGCTTATGAAAACTAAGATTAAGAAGAATCTTTACTTTGAATTTAAAGAACGTATCTTAGAAGAAGTTAACGAAGGACCTGGTAAAGTTAAACGTACTAAGAAACTAGTAAAAGTATATGGCTTGAACTCTAGTAAATCTGTACGTGAACTATTAATTCAGATCTTAAGAGAACGTATGGACAATCATAAAGATAAGTTCATATCTAAGATACTATACCAAGAGTTCCGTGGACTTGAAGTTAAACGTAATGGTAAAGTTGACCACTCTGCAACTACACATGATGATGCTACATTCTCCTATTTGATGGCTATGTATGTATGGTATGAGGGTAAAGATCTTAAAGAACGTTTCGGTATCAATAAGACTACCATTATGACAGATGCTGCTACTGAAGAAGAAGTGTTCAGCCCAGAAGCAGAAGAACTAATGGATATCACTGATGATATCGTTAAAGTTCAAAAAGATATGCTTACCACAGATGATACCAAGAAAGACAATATGGATGTCATTAATGAGCTCCGTAAAGGTCTTGGTATTACATTTGATGAATGGGATAAGAAACGTGAAGCTGATGATGAGAAAGAACTCAAAGAAGCTATGCAAAACCCAGTATTCTTACAAGCATATGCTACTAAGTATAATATGACTAAAGACCAAGTTGATGTATATCGTGATGAAACTACAGCAACTTTACCAGCATCTGCTTTTAATATGCTACCAGATGAAGAGTATAGTGTTCTCCAAGGTAACTTAGCCAACAGATTCAAGAATCTATAATACAAATTCCACAGTAGGGTACTTCCTTACTGTGGAATAATTTTTAAATAGTACCTAAACAAAGCAGTAAAATTAATTAAACCCTATTAAGGAGGAGAAAACGATGTTTGGTATCCATCAAAATGAATATGATATTGCATCTGAACGTGAATTAGCAGAAATTCTATCTGTATTCAATTCAGACTATATCTTCGATGTGGTAAGTTCTAATATTGCTAGACGATATGAATGCCATATAAGCCCTATGCCTAATATCCCTAATGTATTCAAATACAATTTTGAAAATATGTATATTAAATTCCCTATGGATAAAGAGAATACTAAAGCTAGGGAACAAGAAATCTATAATGAAATCATTGACCAAGTATGTAAAGCAACCAATCTTACATTCCAACCAGCTATTGACGGGTTGGATGCTTATTTTGCTGCTAACTGTATCTATGATTTAATTGTAGCAAGATTCAGCGATCATATGGTTACTGCTATCACTAAGCTTATTATCAATGAAGCTAATAATATTTGTGATGCTTTAAATGTAGATGAGCTTAAAAAGAATAAAGATGCTAGTACCATTTACAATAGAATGAACTATAAGAATGATAAACTTGTAGTAATTCTATCTAATATGGAACTAGTTCTTAAATATATTGCTGGTTTAACTATTACATTCGATCAGTTTGTAAACTTAGCATATGATGCACCTATCAGTGACGTTATCAATAGTAATTTCAGTGATAATGGTACTATCTTTAAAGATGCTATTGATGCAATCTTATCTAGTAATCAATTATTACCAGACTATATCACTAATATTAGATTAAATCTTCAAGGAGTAGAACTATAATGGAAGAAAATAAAGTAGTAGACATTAATGACGTTACTGTAGTTACTGAGAATGAACCAGATACAGAGATTCTTACACCAGAAACACCTGTAACTGAAACTACAGAGAAACCAGAAGACAAATCTCAAGAGCAAATTCTACAAGAAGTTGAAAATGAGATTGATGAATTAGAGCTTGATAAGAAAGATATTAAAGCTGTAGATGCAGACTTCACACAAATCAAAGTGGAAGGCTTTGAAGATGCTCCTGTAGAAGCTATTGCTAAAGTTGCATCTGTATACGATAAGCTCCAAGTACCTGAAGGACAAGAAGAACCTAAACTAAATCTTATTGTAGAACTTGGTGACCAATCAGTATACTTCCTAAATAAGGCTAAAGAGCATGAAGTACCAGAAGATATGCTATCTACATGGTTATATGGTGTAGTAGTAGACTTTGGTCAAGCTTGTACTGTACAAGCATTCACTGCTATTAATGAAAAGATTGAAAAGATCACTAATAAAATCAATGATTCTGGTTTAGCTAATACAGCGGCTACAGATTCTTATACTGGTCTTGTACAACGTTTTAAAGATGGTATTGAAAAAGCAGAAGATCCTGAAATCAAAGCTCAAATGGAACACCGTTTAGCTTGTCTACAAGACTCTGAAAAAGCAGAATATATCTTTAACTACTATAAAGCTAACCATTCTGCATTGAACCCTACAAAGTTATTAAAGAACCGTAAGCATAATCACGATACAATCACAAAAATGCTGAATAAAATCGGCATTAGTAAACTTGATTCTAGTGTAGTATTTACTGCTGCACAAGAATTAGGTTTACCATTGTATCCAATCTATGCAGTGGAAAATGCTCTTGCTAAAATCAATATCAGTGATAAAGGAAATGTACTATTCTTATTCTATTTTCTACTAAACTTAGCTAATGCTATCTCTGCACGTAAAGCTAAGAAGGAGACAGAATTCACGAAACAAATAATTAATAATTTCGTGTCTCTTATCACTTATCTTGACCAAGCGATGAATGAGTACATTAAAGAAAAAGAAGCTAATCGTCTTAATCGATTGCAAAGTAAAGGTAAGCCTAAGAAACGCAAATAATTATTTATTATAAGGAGGCTTTAATGGCAGACTATTTTAAAAATGGTCCTAAGTTCCTAGAAGTCGATCCTACAAGAGATATGCCTTTTGTAAAAGTATATGATGCTGAGTACACCCGAGGATACCAATGTCCTCGGGTTGAACTCATTGATGTAACACATGAGATCAAACAAGCACTGCTTGTTCGATTTCAATATGCGACACCTGAGCATTGCTATGCTTGCTATCTTGAGGCAGGGTCTCCGACTTTATGGGATATAGACTATGTGAAAGATGGCAGATTGGTTAAATTAAGTGGCCGTGTTAAATGTTTTGAATTCTTAAAGCACAATACACGTGCACCATTTACTTATAACCTAAACAAAATGGACATGGAAGATCCAACTGTAGTTGTCCAGTTTGATTGCTCTATGGACTATGACTCTAGAGTTGTATCTATTGACATTACCAAACTTCGTAGATTACAATACTCTAAAGCAAATTACGATTTCTTAAATGACGGTGTAGCTATCAAAGTACCTAATGATGCTTACAACTTCATGGATCGTAAGTTCCCTATCATTAGTAAAGAGCTAGACTTGTTACCTCGTCCGTTGGATACTAAGAATACTATTGTAGCTGATAATATGTTTGCATTATGCTATGAATTAGCTGATGCTGGTACATTAGATGCTACTAATCTAGTATCTGCAAACTCAATGTTTAGAGAGTGCCGTAAACTTGCTAATGTTAAATTAGAAAACATCGGTAAACTCACTTCAGCAAATGATATGTTTTATAATAACAAAGAACTCACTTCTGTAGATCTAAGTGGATCTACAGACCTTCGTTTTGCTGATGGTATTTTCTATCAATGTGAGAAACTTGAGTCTGTAAAATTGGATGTAACTAAATTAGAGACTGCTGATATGACATTTGCAGGATGTAAAGAGCTTAAAGATATTGAATTGACTCCAGTTAAAGGTCTTAAAACAGATCTTTGGTTAGCTGATTCTAGTAAGATTACAGATAAGACTGTGACTAATATCATTAATGCTTTATCTCCTGATGTAAAAGATAAACATATTGCTTTCCCTAAGAATACAGAATGTCCTAAAGACGTAGCTAGACTAGCTAATGATTTAATCACTAAAGGTAATTGGGTTCTTGAAGGACTTGTATTACCACCTAAAGAAGTTTGGGTTAAAGAGACTATTGAGAAAGAAGAGGAAGATAACGTGATTGTTAAAAAAGATGGCGTATTAGACCAAGTCGAAACAAAAGACGATATTGTAACTAATAAACCTGAAGATAAAAAAGAAAACACAACCCCTAATCACCCTGGTACAGATGACACTACACATACTGTAACTCCAGGAAAAGAAGAAACTACGCCTACTGAGGGTACCACTACTGGTGGTAATACAGAAACTCCTGTAGCACCTGTTACACCAGTAGTTCCACCTAAAACAGAAGAACACACTGAGACACCGGAAGCTGGTCATACAGAAGAAAACCATGAAGCTACACCAGCTGTACCTACAACAGGTGAAGAAACTCATACAGAAACTCCAGTAGTTCCTGGTACTACGGAAGAAACACACACTCCTGACGAAGGACATACAGAAGAAACTCATACTGAAACACCAGTAGTTCCTGGTACTACGGAAGAACATCATGAAGCTACTCCTGCTGTACCTGGTACAACTGAAGAAACTCACGCTGCAGTTGATGATACTAACCCTGTATTACCACCTACACCAGCAACTCCATCTACAGGTGAAACTCATACTGAAACACCAGTAGTTCCTGGTACAACTGAAGAACACACTGAGACTCCTGTGGCTCCAGTAGGTAATGAAGAACATCATGAAGCTACACCAGCTGTACCTGGTACAACCGAAGAAACTCATACAGAAGTTCCTGGTACTACAGAAGAACACACTGAAACACCAGCGGTTCCTTCTACAGGCGAAGAAACTCACACCGAAGCTGGTCATACTGAAGAAGGACATACAGAAGAAAACCATGAAGCTACACCAGTAGTTCCTGGTACAGGTGAAGAAACACATACTTCCGAAGAAGGCCATACTGAAGAAACTCACACAGAAGTCCCTGGTACTACAGAAGAACATACAGAATCCCCAGCTGTACCTACAACAGGTGAAGAATCTCACACTTCCGAAGAAACTCATACAGAAACTCCAGTAGTTCCTGGTACTACAGAAGAACACACTGAAACTGGTGCTGTATCTACAGGTGAAACTCATACAGAAGCTGGTACAAGTGAAGAAACTCATACAGAAGTTCCTGGTACTACAGAAGAACACACAGAATCTCCAGCAGCTCCAGTAGCTAATGAAGAACACCATGAAGAAACTCCTGCAGTACCTGGTACAAGTGAAGAAACTCATACAGAAGTTCCTGGTACTACAGAAGAACACCATGAAGCTACACCAGTAGTTCCTTCTGCTGAAGAACACACTGAAACTCCAGTAGTTCCTGGCACTACAGAAGAAACTCATACTGAAACTGGTACACCAGAAGCGGCTACAACAGGTGAAGGGGTTCATACTTCTGAAGAATCCTCTGCAGTAACTACAGGCGAAACACATACAGAAGTTCCTGGTACTACAGAAGAACACACTGAATCCCCTGCTGTTCCTACAACAGGTGAAGAAACTCATACAGAAGAAAACCATGAAGCTACTCCAGTAGTTCCTGGTACAACTGAAGAATCTCATACTTCTGAAGAAGGACATACAGAAGAACACACTGAAAATCCAGTAGGCACAGGTGCCTAATATAATATTTTAAAAATGTAAGGGAACGAGTGATATAATGGAAACACATATTTGGACTATTGATGGTACCGACTTAACCCAAGTAAAAAATAATGAAGAACCTGGTGTCGTCCGGGTCAAGACAATTAGCTTTGTCATTTGTAGTATAATTAATATGGTATCTATATATAGTGATATGCGTCCTAAAGTATCTGGGTTTGGGAAATTAAATCAATATAGGGATAGTATCGCTACTAGAGCTCATTTAAACCTAGTCCGAAATGCTTTAGATAGTATTATTAGTGATAGTATCATTAATATATTAGATACTGGTATTGAAGATAATATGCCTATAACTATTAATGAGCTCCTAGAAGTTTACACTAGTGCTAATGATAAAATCTTTGATAAGTTCTACCGAAGAAGAGTGATCAAGTATAAGAACGATGAACGTTTACATGTGTATGACTTATTAAAGTGCTTTACCTTGATTGGTGCTATGTGTATAACTCTAGGGGTATATGATAGTAATCCTGAATTTGTAAGTGATGTAAAAAGTAATTTGATGTATAACGATAAAGTAATTATAGATAAAGAGTATTTCATGAATCTATATGATCTAGTCAATAAAGTAATAGAAAAAGTTGAACTTAAGAGATTGGACTATGGTATGCATATATCTAATGATACTCTTAACTCTAGAACGATTGGTACATTAGTAGCCGAAGATGAACAAGGTGCTATTACATTAACTGAAGCACAAAAAGCAATAATGATTCTAGTCCGAAGATGCATCATTCTTTCAGACATTCTATAATTAATTTTTTTTTGAATTTTGTTTCTATGTAGATTTATTTTTTAAGTCAAACACATCCATATTAGTTATATAGAAACGTCTAATCAGAAAAAGCATAAATACATTATAACTTAAACAAACCACACAAAAATCCTATCCTACCCTGATAGGCGAATAAGGCAATCATTCGTTTTAAAAGACACTATTAGCATGACTTTTTGTTACTTATCTTATTAACCAGTGTGCTAATAAAAAACAAAGGACCCCAGTATAGGCATTGCCTATACTGGGAGTTCTTTTTACTTCTTAAGATCCAATATAGTTTGGACAATATGGTCCAATCTATATGTCAAGCTTTTGACTTGGTCTTCTAGAATGATATTGTCCTTATTGTAAGTAATATCAAACCGACCAATGGTCTCTGTTTCCGATTCGATAGCTTTTAGATTATTTATAATCTTTTCTATATCCTCTTGAAACAAATCTTTTACGTATTCTGTCACTGTGATAGCTATAACCGTATCTTGGTTATGGCTTTCTTTGTTGACAAACATAGACACGCACTTAATTGCGTAATAGTGTTCGCTGTCAATAGTGATAGTACGACATACGCATCTGAAGTCTGTATTACAATCTAACTTTTTCACTGCATTACCGACACAGATTTCGATTAGGCCGTGTTGGTTATATGTCACTCTAAATGGCATATTACCACGGTCTAAAGCATTTAATGCTCTTAGATCTTCACGGTTATCGATTGCATTGTATGCTAATTGTCTTAGCATCGGGGATGTAATATTCATATTGGTTTCCTCCTTAAATTAAATATAACCAATTATGTATACAGTTATAATATACAATCAAAAAAAAAACAGGTTTACAAAAACCCTGTAAAACTGCTATACTTGAACAACTCATTAAGAAGGAGGTATATATAATGGCAATACCTAAATTTTTAACTAAAGAAGGAGACTCTCTTATCTTTAATGGTGATGGGGAGTTAGTATTCTATATCCCAGAAGATTACTTTAGATCTGATGGTAATATGAAATATGCTGAGTTTGCTGGTGAATATGTAAATACATTAGGCTTATTCAACTATGAAGTATTTGATAAGAATGGTAAATCTGAAATAGGGTTAAAGATGTTTTACTTCCCTATGGTAATATCTTGTATGCCTAACCAAGTAGATAAAGTCAAAGACTATGTAATAGATAAGAAGACACCTATCCCTAAAGATTATCGTTTATTACGTTTCCATAAGGGTGATATAGCTATCTTAAATACTAAGTCTCCAGAAGATATTACTAATGTGGAAAACATGTTTAAGATCTTCTTGATTACAGGTAATATTCCTAATACAATCCCTTATGACCAATTACATACATTCTTAATGGATAGTATTAAGTATAATGGTAGCTCATTCGGCCTATCTGCTCAAATGTTTGGTATGATTATCTCTCAAGTATGTAGATCAGCTAAAGATGAATCTATCCCATTCCGTTTAGCTAAAGACCCAAATATGAATCATTATAAATCTATTTCAGTTAAGATGGTACCTAAATATATTTCGCCATTCTCATCTATTACATCTGAAAACTGGGATGATGCTGTAGTCAATGCTATCATTAACGATAAGACAGTTGATTCTCCTATGGAAAAAATCCTTATGGGGTAATACACCCTATAAGGCTTATATCCAACATAGATGTAAAAGTTTAGTAATATTATAATATGACTAACCTGTAAAATTTTTTGATTTTAAAGGAGGAAAACATATGATTGGTACTACAATCATTCTAGAAGATCAGTCCGATATTCCTTCCCTACAGATATCTGACAATACGACAAGACCAGTGGTCTTTTCGGCTTTCACTTCTGATAAGGGTACAGAAGACTATATTCATATCCAAGGTAATAAGTTCTTCGAGCAATATGGCGAGATCTCTTTCCAACGCCATGGCCAACCTTTACTTCAAGCTGCTAACGTTATCAACAATGGCGGTATCTTGTATGCAAAACGTGTAGTGCATCCTGATTCCACATTAGCTAACTTTGCAGTAATTGCTCATCTTAAAGAAGATAAGCAACAATTGTTCCGCTACCGTCATGATGAAAACTTCAATATTCTTCGTGAAGAAGTTGAAGAAAACGGTGTTCGTGTTTTGAAACCTATCAAAGACGAAGAATACTGGTTAACTTCTGACGTAGCATTGTATCGTGAAGAAGCTGATCGTCCTCGATACATCAAAGAAGAAATCATGGAATTAGGTGCAGCTGATGGTTTTGATACACCTATCACTGACCCTGCTACTATTGATTCTGATCCTCGAGTACAAAAAGCTATCATCAATACTTGCTCTATCAGCTACTCTGTAGAGTCTATCGATTCTGATACTTTATTGAAAGAAAAGATCGGTAATGACATTAAGAAATTAGCTGACTATGTATTGAAGAAAAAAGGTAATGCTCTTACAGTAGCTGAAAAGTTCACTGGTGAAGCTATTGCTGCTGGTACACGTATGAACGATTACTTGTTATTCGTTGTAACTGACAATGGTCGTGGTGTTTCTAACAAACGTATCCGTGTATCCTTGGATGCTACATTATCCCGTACAGCTGAATCCGCTCGTTACAAATTAGACGTTTATGAGAACGATGTTGCTTTAGAAAGCATGATCTTCTCCTTGAACCCTGATGAATTAGAACGTGGTTACAACTTGTACATTGATTCTGTATCCAAACGTTCTGCTGCTCAAATCAAAGTACATGCTTATGAAGACCAAACTAACTTGTTCTTCCAAGCTGTTGCTAAGATGACAAATATTGATGAAAATATTTTGAAAACTGCAGATATCTTGAATGGTAAAGACTATCGTGGTCAAGAATTCGCTAAGATTCACATTAATGACAAAAACGAAGATGGTCAAACAACTACATTCTTAAACGTTTCCGAAGGTCACTTCCTTAAAGGTGGCGACAACGGTAAATGGGGTCGTTACCCTCTAACTTATAGAGAAAAATTGAATGCAGAAGATGCTCGTAAGTTAAACAAAACTTATCGTATCCCTTACGATGAAGAAATGAAGAAAGCTTTCGATGGTACATTCTCTGATGATATCTTCAATACTGATAATACCCCAATTGACGTTGTAGTTGATGCTAACTATGCATTACCAGTTAAAACTGCTATCGTAGAATTGTGTAAATTCCGTCAAGACGTATTCTTCTTCCGTGATTACGGTATTGGTATGAATACATTATTGGCAATCAAATCTAAGAAAGATATGATTGGTGGTATTGACGCTAACCGTTCTCGTTTCGTAGCTGACTATTGCCAATCCTATGACATCTATGACCCTTACACAAACAAACAAATCACTGTAACTATCGGTTATGATATTGCTCGTTTGATTTGTATGCACTTCGGTAATGGTCGTAACTTGGTATGTGCTGGTGAAGCTAATAGCTGGATCATTCCTAACGTTATTGACAAAACTGTATCTTTCATTCCTAAAGTTACTCCTACATTGGACCAACAAACAAAAATGGAAGATATGCGTGTAAACTATGGTATGAATATTAACAACGTATTCACTATGGTTTCTGAATACACTTCTCAAGACCGTTATACTCAATTATCTTTCATCAACAACGTACTTACTGTACAAGAATTGATTAAAGAAATTCGTAAAGAATGTCCTAAATCTCGTTACAAATTCATTACTGGTCAAGACTTTGAAAAATACAAAGCTGACGTTAACCGTATTATTGAAAAATTCAAATCCAAATTCGCTTCTATCGAATTGGTTATGGAACAAAATACAATCTACGCTGCTAATAAAATTGTATATGCTTCTATCAAAGTTAAATTCAAAGACTTCGTACAATACGAAATCTTCCGTATCATTGCTATCCCAGTTGCTGATAACGTATAAGGAAAGGAGAACTAAACAATGGCTTTTACAAATGGTGAAATTCCTTTCATCTTTGATGGTACAACTGATACCAAAGACCTAACAGGCTATGCCCTTTTCCGTGGTACTACTGACTGGGCTAACTTACAACAATTCAACCAATTCGAATCTGGTTACTCCTTACTTATTGTATTGGATATTCCTCGATTCTTAACTGAATTGGCTGACCGTAATACTCGTTACAAAAAACTTATCGATACTTACGTTCATATCTTGGAATATGAATTCCGTGGTTTGAGCGGTCTCGATAACATGCAATCTGAAACTGCAGAATTGACTAATGGTATCCAATCCATTAACGTAATCAACAAAGTTACAACTCCATCTGCTTCTCAGATCTCCATGCGTTTCTTTGAAAAAGCTGGTTCTGTACTTACTAAAGTACATGAATTGTACTTACGTGGTATTAAAGACCCAACTACTGGTGTTAAACACTACAATGGTCTTATCGAAAAAGGCGTATTGGATGCTGGTTTCGAAAACGAATGTTTCACATTCATGTATATCGTAACTAATAACACAATGCGTCATATCGAAAAAGCATACTACTTGGTTGCAGCTCAACCAACTAATGCTGACTTCTCTGAATTGTATAACTCCGAAAAAGGGCAATACGAATTCAAAGAATTGTCCATTGAATACAACTGTGTACCTATCTCTAACTGGTACATTAATGAACGTGCTCAACAATTACTTGACTGGGTACGTAAAGGTACTATCTGGAATGAATCCGAATTCCGTTACAGTGGTACTTTCAATGCATATCATAAAACTCTTGTTAGCAATGGCACTGGTAATACTGGTGGTACTACTGAATTCCAAGGTTAATATGTATTAAAAAGAATCCCTATATAGGCATTGCCTATATAGGGGTTTTTTGTGTCTCTTAGTATCCACCAGAGCTATCATCACTACCGTCATCATTAGTAGCTTTAGCTGCTAGTTGTAATTTAGTTTGTTTAGCCACTCTATCTACCATATCTTGGTCGATATAAGTGCGTAGCATTTCTTTCTTAATATTAGCCATAAACAATGGTTTTTGTTCTTCGGTGAAATCATCAGAATAAGAATCAGTTATAGCTTGAACCATATCATTCATATTATTAATCATAGTAGATGTATTAGAAGTATTTAAGTAAGATGGTTGTGGTAAGGATACATTGATAATAGCCTTAGAATCATCATACTCAGCTCTATACAACTGTGTCATAATACGACTAAAGAATGCATTAGTAATGATTTGGTCACTAATTACAGTCTTTAAGAACTTACTAGATGTCATAGATGCTTGTACTGCATAGTCTAGAGAGTTTCTAGCATTTACAATTTCTACAGGTACTGTAGTAGCATCTACAGCCATATCTTCAAGCTTCTGCATAAGTTCAGTTTGAGGATCAATGTTTTGCCCTTGCATGATTTCGAACTGTACAGGAGATTCACCAGAAGCGTTTGTCGGAATAATGAAATCATTGAATTGACCAATGATATTCAATACGTTATTCATATTTTCAAAACGTCTAATATTAAAGTTAGTCATCTTTATTTGCTTCATAGTTTGAAGAAGTAGTTGGGAGATATTAGTATCTACACCAGAGTTCTTTACATAGTATACACGTCTATCATATCCACGAGACATAGTAGCTAATGTATTAGAGATATACATACCAGTATATAGCTTAGCTGGAATCATGGAATCATTTAGTAGTGAAATACCACGATGAGACTCAGGGTCAAATTTATAATAGCAATGAACTAAATCATCAGGAGAGATGAATGTAATGTTTAATGCATTCTCTCCTTTGAGAGTCATACTATTGTATTTAAGAATAGCATAAATCTCTCTAGATAGATCTTTATTTAGTTTAATGAACTGAGTATCAATCATACCAGAGATTTTAGCAGCAATACCACGTAGCATATTATCATTAATATTACCAGAGCTCTTTAACGCTGCTGTTGGGGATTTAGACATGGCCATACTATTCAATGGATCAGTAATACCAGCCATAGGGTATGCAGTATCCTTATCTAAGAAATTATTAGCAGTTCCTTCGATATAGTAATATCCTAAGCAGATATCATCAATATAGATAGGTACAACATTTTCACGTTTAAGTACTTTCATTAAAGCACCAGCAGCTTTAATATCTTTACCATACTTCTTAGCTTTATTAGGGTCAGTAATACCATCTGGAGTTGGTTCAAAGAAGTCTTTTACATCTAATTCATCTTTAGGCGTAAGAGCATTAGAGATACTTGTATCTTTCTGTAAAGAGGCTTTCTGCGTGTCGCTCATAGCCTCCAGTACAGGTACATAGGCTTCGTTAAAACTTTGCTCCTGGATACTTTTGAGTCTCTCAGTTGCCTTGATATTGGCTACAATAGACTCGTTAAGTAATCCATTATAATAAGATAAGTTTATTTTAAAGTCATTAAAATTGACTTTATCACGAGAATCTTGGTTTTGATAAGTATTAATAAAGTTTTGGTCAAACTCTACAGATTCTTTAACCACATCTGCAGCTTGATTACTATTGTATAGTCTAGTAATAGCCGTAGCATATGGAATAATGTATACGAACTCTTCACCATACTTCATTGCATTATAAGCAATATCTTGGAACTTCTCTGCTAAGTTATACTTATGCTTAATAAGCTCTACGTTATTAACTATAGTCTTTTGGTTACTAACCATAGAGAAGTTAGTTTCTCCTAATGTAATATAGTCTTTAGCGAAATGGTCAGCGGATAATACGTTATCCAATAACGTACTTAATGCTGCATCTAGCTTAGGCATATACTTACAAATCATATCGATTTCAGCATCATAGTCTTTAAGATTCTTATTATTAAAGAAAGCATTATATAAAGACCCACTAAGTTCCATATCATTACCAAAGATTTGGTTCATATCATCACTACTAGCAGTACCACCACGAGAACGTAATAGTTTAGCATATAGCGTAGATATATTATTTAACCCAGTCTTATAACTAGAGTCAGAGATGATACGTTCTACTGTATCAGATATATTTGCATCCGATGCATCTAATTCATCTTTAGCATCTGGTTGAGTCATATAAGCTCTTCGATACAAACCATTGAGCATATTTAGAATAGACTTAGATAAGTCACGTTGCTCGGCTGTATCTTTTTTAATATCATCAGCCATCATTTACCTCCTTGAAAAAAGTAGCATATTAGTAGGATGTTTCAGCATTTAAAGGCTATGACCCAGAGAGCCATAGCCTAAAATACATACTAGCATAATAATTTGAATACTTGGTCGATAATATATCCATTACGTTTGAATAGTCTAAACACTAATAGCTTAAACTTAGACGTAGTTGGAATATCATATAAGTATAATTCCATCTTATCCCCTTTAACGATAGGGAAGATACCACGAGAAATCATACATACATAATCTCTTTTCTTAGTTTCCACTACTAGTTTAATAGCACCATCACTGGCTTTAGCATCTAAGAAATATTGGAACTTGTCTACAAATCTTTCATTATTATATTGGACTTCTAAGTTCTTTGTATCCATATAACTTAAGATAGTATAGTACTTATCTAAGATATCTTGACGACCAAACTCATAGTTATCATGTAAGAATGTAAAGTTCTCTTGTTTCATACAGTTCTTGAAATCAAGACAATTGATATTAGCATTACCTTCGATAGGTTTATTTGATGGTGGTGCTACAATTTGCATATAAGACATACCAGGTCCAAACCCAAGTAGCACGTTATCATTTTCACTATTAAAGATGCTATCACATTTTAGCATCTTTATAAGGTTATTGTAATAGTCTACGTTATACTCTTTCGCCATTGTCAATCTCTCCTTTGGATAATTCTTTAGGTTTAAACATAGATTGTGTTTCTGTATCAGAATGTCTAAACATGTTTAAAGTTGTATATGTATCAGGTTCAACTTCACCAAGTATACCATCAGTATAAGCCATGAATGGTTTCTTAGTTTGAATTCTTGGTGCGTTTATCTTGATGATATGTACCATCTCTTCTATATTAGGCATATTAAACCACTTATGACAGAATGTGATACTATCATCTGTAGCTATGTCTTCTATAAACTTAGCACCACTTAGTGCTTCATCATTAAACTTAATCATACCAATCTGTGTTGGTGCTGATAGATTGAACTCACGAATAATACTAGGATATAGAGAACTAAAGTCAAAGTCTACTGAGTTATCAAATAGTAATACTGGTTGGTCATTAATCTTAATCTTAGCAAAATCACTAATAAGATTAGGGTCTGCTACGAATGCACCAGGGAACTTCTCTTTAGGTTTCTCTTTAAACTTATTGATATTATTACCGTGAACAAACCCATCATTGTAGTAAATCTTAACACGTTGGTTATTAAGATATACAGTTTGTCTATGAGCTTTAGCATATCTAGTATTCGTATCAACTGTAGTATTGTATACGTAGTCAATATCACCAGTTTCTTTTTCGATACATACCTGAACTATAACGTCGACTACGTTATAGAAGATATATGTCTTAAAGTCTTTAAATGGTAATTCACCAATATCTCTAGTAATATGATGATAATCTAACTTAGCTACACCAGCAACTTGTTGACCGATATCATTTAACTTATTAGATTGATAAGCAGCTTGTCCTTTACGTCTAGAAGCAAACTGAATCATTTGGTCTAAGTATACTGTATATGAAGATATCTGTGCATAGTCACCACGTTCAGCTAATGCTTGACCAGCACGTTCATCTACATAGTAATAGCATTCCTTAGTATAGAAGTCTGGATGACAAATATAGTCAGATGCTTTCTCACCAAATTGGTCTTCTATACGAGCAATAATATAAGGTAAGTCGAAGGCCATGTTCCATGCTAACATGAAATCAGGTTTATCTTCATTAACCTTATCGAATAAAGAATGTAATAGTTCCTTTTCATCATCAAAGAACAAGGCATGCCATTTCATATTCTCTAAACCAAAATGTTTAACCCTATCATTACCACCAACCGTAGAACGAATAAGACTAAACAGTTCACCATCTAATCCACCTTTTCTATACTTTAATTCAAACTCTTCTACAAGTACATTACGATGGTCTCTAAGAATATACGTATAGATATTATTACCAAAGATATAAGTTACTGCAGATACAGGTGCTTCACCTGGTTCTGGGAAATCACCAGCAATCTCTGAGATATCAACTTCAATATCGAAATATGCTTTGGTTGGTGGGACTTTAATTTCGTTAGGGAATCTCCGACTAAACCAAAATCTATAATGGTCTGATAATTCCATATCAGATAAGAATACTGTATTACAAGTATGCAACTTAGTATTAGCACCAAAGTCTCTAGACTTGATATTATTATAGAAGTATTCTATATTGCCTGTATTCTCAGCAATAGATTTAAGAAGCTCACCATTATTACACTTAACTGGTATAACTTTATCCCGTTCAATGTAATCATAATGATGAGTTATTGATTGTGGGTCTTTAGCCACAAAGTATATGTATTCTGGATTCTCTATCTCGCATCTAACTTTCTTACCAGTAGAGTTATCTCTGGCTACCATAACTATATATGGAGATGTCCACCCAGCTTTGTCTTTCTTAGATTTTATATAGAATGAGTTCAGTAACGTTAAGTCTGACCCATCAAAATATTGGTCGTATATATGAAGCATGATTAGTTTCCTCCTATTAATGGTATGTGGTCAGAGTTGTAAAAACTTACTATTCCTATTGAAATCAAGCTAAATAGGCAAAAAAATAAATAAGGGGTGGCAAGACACCGAAAGGGAGTGTCTTGCCGAAGTTCAATGTGATACTGTGGTAGAGGGGTGATTATATTCATTATTGTATAGGGAATATTATAGATGGGTGCATAAATAATTTTTCCGTTCATTTTCAATGGTTATATTATTTATTTTAAAGGAGAGTACCCAAAGGGAGTAGTTGGGTATTAGAGTTTATGCACCTGTGGGGTGTGTTAGATAAGATAATAACTACCACAGTATCACCATTATAGTATATAACTGAAATTATCTTTGGTTATTGCTTTAGCATGCTCATTTAATAGTAAGTATAACTCTCTGGTTATAATTCTATAGCCAGGACCACCACCATATAGATATTTGATAACTTTACCACCATCAAATATAAAATCCTTTAACGCTTCATTGATAGTAGAGTCACTTAAGAAGTCCTCTATTGGTATACAGTTACTATATGCTGTATACTTCATATAATGCTTAAAGAATGATATAATCTCTTTACCCTCTTTATCAGTTATTACAAAAGAAGCTTGTTCTCTTTCTTTATTTACGTCAATAGAAAGATAGAAGTTTTTAAATTCAAAGACAATATCATTAGGGCTATATTTTATATTCTTTAGAATGGTTACAATAAACTTCTTGTTTATATCATAGATTAGTTGACTTTTCATAGATAATTCCTCCTGTTAGTTATTACGAAGTTAACGTCTATATAAAAACCAATATGAAGCCTTATAAGGAAAGGAAATAAAAATTATGGAAAGCATGTTTACTACAGCCACAGATGTGGACAATAAAGAACTCAAAGTTGAAGTTACTCCGCCTAAGAAAAAGTTATTTGGTGGTATGAGAGATAATAATAGTATTAAATTAGAAGAGCCACCTAAAGAGTTAGTTGTTCCAACTAAACGACGTGGTCGTCCACGTAAGGTTAAACCTTTGAATGGTGAAGATGGTGAAGTTAGACAAGAAAAGGCAGCTATCTTAACTACTAATGTACCTATTGCTGAGATGTATGATGAAACTAATGATATGCTTAGAGAAACTGTATCTCAGCTAGGTGTATTACAAGATGAACTTAAGACTGAGTTTAATCAACTACGTATGTCATCTCGTCTTAAGGGTAAATATCAATATATGACTGATATGGCTAGTGTAATCTCTACTATTACTAGTACTAAGCTAAGTGCTATTAAAGCTATCAATGATAATATCACTACAGCAGCTAAATTGGAATTGTCTCGTGTTAAAGATCTTAAGATTGATGCTGGTGATGATAATGCTGCTATCATGGGTCTATACAAAAACTTATTGGATGCTCCAAGACAACAATTGGAGTCCACTGGTTTTGTTCCACCACAAGCTATCCAAGGTATGGACTTCCCATCCTTTATTGCTCAACGTGCACAAAGCTTTGATTTGATTCCTCCATCTGATAGAACTCAATTATCCCCATCTCAAGAGTTCACTCCGGAACAAAATCGTATGATTATGGAAGCTAATCCTAATACTAAAGTCGTTGTAGTATATGATAGACGTACAGATGCTAAGTACTTTAAGATGATGAACTTAGCTACAAAACAATATGTAGAAAACGTAAGTCTACCAGATGACTTCTTACTTGAAGCTATGCGTATTAACTTTGCTACTGGTACAGCTAGAAACTCTAACACTAATATGGACTTCCCATTAGTGGTTATTGGTAATGATGGTCGTATAGAAGAAGCACCATTAATCTCTCAAGCTAGAAATGGTAACTCCGCATCATTCGATGATGGATTCTAAAAAAAAATAAAATAAGATAAGGGATACAGGCTTAATACCTGTATCCCAATCTTTTACTTTTGATGCAACTCTGGATCGTTGCGATAAGCAACGTACATTGTTGCAACGAAAGGTGCAAGTAGCCCCATGAAAATATACATACCAATTACCTCCAATTGGGCAATTGTATAATAATTTTCTGCGGTTTCCCGCAATGCTGCTGGAGCAGAAGCTGGAAGAATTTCCCAGTTCCACCAGTCGACCCCTAATAAGTATACTAGTTTAGTTGTTATAACAAAACCAAATACCACAAGAGCCACAAATGTAAAATCTAAGTAATATTTCTTTAATACGTTAATCATGGCTAATATCCTCCTGTTTAAAATAATATAAATATATAACCATTGTATTACTATTATAGTATACAATTGAAAATACTAAGTTTTACAAAAATATACAGATATAACAAATAAGTATAAAAAATAATACATGGGTAAGAATGTTCTGTATCCTTACCCATGTATTTATCTATCTATACCCCGTATTTGTGGTATAGCCGCATTCTCCATGGAGGTACCATGTGAACAATCGGTGTATCTTTATCTGGTAATCTTTCACCAGACTCAGTACCGACCGGAATGCTTTCAGAAGCTAGTCTTCTAGCTTCTAGCTCAGGATTCTGAGCACAGATAGCGAGAATAGATTCTCGTTCTCTAGTCATAGGAGTCACCTCCTTTCGACCCGTAGACTTATGTCTACAAGTGTATGGTTATATTTAGATACAGCTAGCATTAGTAGCTGTATCTACCATACACAATTATAGTATGCAATTGTAAAACAGTTTACTTTATAAAAAATAATACCCAGTATAGTCAATGACTATACTGGGATTTCTTTTATCTTAGAATTGGGGTAGATTGTTTATAATACACCCTATGAATGCTAGCATATACCATAAGACTATACCAACACCATATACTGTGATACCACGAGAGAAACGTATACAAGTCTGCTTAGACTTAGCTCTATTACGTAATATCTCTTGTTCAGTATTACCATTCATTGAGTATTTAGACATACTGTAGGTTATAAAGTTATAAGTCATCAGTATTAAGAATATAGCACCTGGCATAAATATAAATGCATACCATTCCCTAAACGATGGGAATGTTTTTACATTTAACGCTATCAGTAATAGTATGACTACTATACCAATAACATATCCAGTTCTCTTAATTATCTCTTGTGCTATTCTTTCCATCTTTATACCATCCCTATAATATTAACTACAATCATCTCAATCACCCATAGAATATATATCGCTACTAGAAATACCATAAGCTTTCTTCCATAGTTATGACAAGTCTTAGTAATCATAGCATAGTCTATTCTAGCTTTCTTGCTCTTATCTATATGATCAGCTATTTCATCTACTCTAAGCCTGATATTCATATATAGTATTATCCCTATAGAACCTAATATTCCTGGGATATATACTAATATGATTCTATATAAGTCTTGCTGATAGTTTATAGCCCAATCAGCACCAACTGTCATTATAGCATGGAAAGCTATAAGACACATTATAAGTTTCATTATGCACCTCTCACTATATTAAGCACAAAGAAACTGAGTATAGCCAATGACTATACCCAGCTTAACATTAAATACCTCCGTGGTATGTAATCCACCAGTGGAATAACCCAGCTAGCATTACCATAATAAATATATACTCATATTTCTTATGAAGTATTTTATACAACGCTAGCATAAAAGTAAAAGCCATTAACACTGGTAAGATTATATACATCAAAATGGTTAGCATTTTAGAACGCCCCTAACCCTTTAAACACTAAAACTATAAGATCCACTATAGTAACCAATAAAGCAACTACAAATACCTCTCCACTACCATTGACAGCATTCTTTAATGCTTCTTCGATAGCGATACGCTTACTAGTATTATTAAGAAGATTAGTTTTAATCTTACCACCAGTAAGCTCATTAAATTTAACAAGACCATCTTCTAAATGGTTAATGATGAACTTGTTGGAAGAAATATCTCCACTTTGTACAGAAATGATATACCCGCCTATTACTATATTAATAAAAGCCAATGCATATATTTCTTTATACACTAATATAGATACTAATATATTAGAGCATATCAATGTAATAAGCTCTGAAGAGAAAATTTCTAGGAAGATTTTACTTCCAAAGAGACGTTTTTCCTTTTCCATCAGGTTTACCTCTTACTAATTTAATACTTCGAACCTGGAGCACAATGTATGCTACCATTAATATTAATGTACTAATCATAGCGAACGTATCATTTAACCATGATACATTAATAAGTAGAATTAATGTTAGGATTATAACCATATACCAATTATTATTACTTCTTTTAGTAATCTCTTCCATAGTTGGCATAGTATCGAATAGTTTGAACAACTCTAAAACCTGTTCAAGACCATTAATAACTTCTGCACGTTTAACGTCTGATAATGTTTCATCTGTTTTCGCTTGTTCAATTCTGTCTTTAACTGTTTCTGGTGTTTCGTTGCTATGGTTCACCAGCATATCAGCAGTCACACGTATAAGACGAATATTATCAACGTATCTATTGTGATACCAAGCAAAGCAGAATAGTATGACCAATGTGAAACACATAATGGTTCTACTTAGCCAATAAGGGTCTTGACCGCTATGTAGCATAATATATGTACCAGACACACCAGATAGTAATGTAAGAAGAATGTATTGAATCTTACTCATCGTTATCACCAACTTTCGTAGTCTCTACATAAGCAATCATAGCAGCTATAACTAGCATACCAATAATCATATAGTTTGCATCTACAAACCATCTAATTCCATTAAATAAAGTTTCCATTCTTTTAATCATCCCTTCTTTTAAATAAATCACATATTTAAGAATATATTTACAAGAAACCCTATAGTTACACAAGCTATCATATGAAATAACCAGCCATACTCTAGGTCCATGTAAACCCATACTACAGTGACTATCAGTATTGCAATAATCAATGGAAGTATATCCATAAAATTATCAAAACTATACTTTCGTCTCATTATAAATCTCCTTTCTAAATAATATAACCACTGTATCATAATTATATTATATAACTCAAATCCTGATTGCCAAAAAAAAATAATAATATATAGGGGTGGATAAACCACCCCATATTTTACTTATGCTACATTATTCTTATTCTCTTCACATTTGCGTTCAAATGCTTCACTAATTTTTGTTGCAACAAGTTCTGCAAACTCACTGCGATAGTCTAATACTAAATCAGCAAGATTACAATGCTCTTCAAATGTGATAGCACTGTTTTTTGCCAAAATAGATAATGCGATATTCGCCGTGGAATATGCAAAACCCAAGGTAAACATTTTTACTTTTTCTTCATCTGAAAATACCGGGATACTCATCCCAATACTATCACTTAAGAAAAGCAATAAGTCTACAATGTCTTGTGTTTCATCTAAGTATGTTTTCATTGTATGCTTGAAATTGTTAATACCTTCAACAATTTCGTCATAAGATAACACACTTAAATTTTCTAAATCGTGTAAAAGTGCCATGGTTAATATCCTCCTTGATTAATTAACTAAATAAATATATAACCATTGTATTACCATTATAGTATATAACTGAAATAATCAAGTTTTACGATATCGCCACATTGTAAATTAATATAGAGTTCACACTCTAATATAAATATATTTTTAATTCCACAGGAGGTATATAAATGAGAACCGCAGATAAGCAGTATATTGATATTGTAAAGAATATCTTAGATCACGGTACATATAGCAATAACCGTACAGGTATTCCAACATATAAGCTACCACACCAAATCATGCAGTTTGATTTACAAAAAGAATTCCCTATCTTATCATCTAAGTTTGTAGCAGCTAAGACTGCTCTTAAAGAACTATTATGGATATGGCAAATGCAATCTAATGATGTACGTGAATTACAAAAGATGGGTTGTCATGTATGGGATGAATGGATGAGAGAAGATGGTACTATAGGTAAAGCCTACGGATATCAAATTGCCAAATATAATCAACTAGATAATCTTATTAATACTATTAAAACTGATCCAGATAGTAGACGTATGATAGTTACCCTCTGGAACATAGAAGATCTCCAAGATATGGCACTACAGCCATGTGCTTATGAGACACTATGGGATGTTCAAGATGGAAAATTAAACTGTTTACTCCTCCAGCGTTAACGGGCGCCTTTGTATAGTAATATACATCGAATAACCTTACTAAAAATGGAACGTCGTATAATTTACTTATACGATAATCATTTACGAAGAATCTATAATAGATTTATGTTCAACGACTATCGAAAGCATGCAGTATAACTGTAAGCAAGTAGAGTACACCTAAGTGGGTGGAAACGTTTGGGGTCCTACCAGGGACGGATTGTGATATAGTCTGATCTATATAGAAATATATAGCAGTTCATAAGAGAACGTAGTATGATTAACGACCATACTAGAACACTTTGTCGGGGGATACGGGATTAGGAATCCCGTTTAATACAACGCAATACGCTATGCTAATTCATATGATAGCTCATGTATGTAAACTTAAACCTGGTAAGTTTACTCATATCGTAAATAATATGCATATATATGAGAATCATATAGAAGCTTTACAAGAACAAATTAAACGTTATGAGTCTGGTAATCTACCAACACAAGAACCTAGATTGGTTATTAATGGTGGAGTACAAGACTTCTATGACTTTACTCCAGATAGTGTAATTGTGGATAATTACTTCCATATGGGTAAACTCCCTATGGTAGTTGCTGTTTAAAAAAAAATAAAATAAGATAAGGGTAGAGACATTGTCTCTACCCTATTTGTTTATGCTTGACGGCCTGGTGTCATATTAAACACTATACCTTGGATACCAAGCTTTTTGATCTTCTTTAGGATTTGTGCCACCTTGCGATGACATCCAAGCAATCTATATCCTGCAATAATAGTTTCCGCATTAGACGGAATTGCGGTGATATAGTTCCACCCGAAACCTTCTTCGTAGGTTTCTGGGTAGAGGTCGTCTCCGTTGTAAGAGACATTGTCCCACCCCAAGGCATTAGCCAAAGCAATTACACGACCTTCGCCACCGATACGTTCCATATGCCACGGTGACATTGATTGATCCTCTGGATCAAACAAGTCATATTTTAGCACTTGGAGCATTTCACGTTCCAATTTGTTTGTTGGAACCGCTACTAGGGATGGATACGCACATTCTTCGTGCTGTACTTTGATAAATTTCATGATGATATCCTTTCTGTCTTTTTAGACTTAAATACTAAATGTAATATAACCATGATATTACCATTATAGTATACAACTAAAATAGTAGAGATTTACGATATGTACACTATACTCAGTAACATAGAAAAAAGAAAAGATATAGGCTAGGGATAATATTATCCCTAGCCAATGATACTAAGCAACAGAAATAGATGACTCTAATTCGGTTTCAAACTCAATAGTCAGTTCTTTAATATAGTTAAAGAAGCTAACAATGTTTGGTTTGGACAAATCTAGATACTGCCCCATCAATTCTAATTGATACGCATCAAGTTCTTTTACTGCATCAATTATTTTAACAGGGTTATTGATGTCCTCTTCTGTTAAACCATAATCTAACAGAACCACATTAATTTCATTGACATCTTTAGTATCTATTAAATACTTCAATGTTTTTAACATGTGGTCTTTGGCGATTTTAGCACCATGCTTAGCATCATCAAATACATCAGAAGAATCAATTATATTGATTCTTTCCATAGCTGCTTTGAAACTAACCATTTGTTCTTCTGTAAATTTTTTCATGATGATATTCCTCCTTGTAATTAAAATATAAATGAATATATAACCATCATATTACCATTATAGTATACAATTAAAAAAAAATAGTTTTACGAAACTACAAATATACCCCCAGTAACATAGAAAAAAGAAAAGATATACAGGATAGTACAATGTACTATCCTGTATTAGGAATCTAAATAATATTAGGGATTAACGCAAAGTTCTTTTTACGAATATCGTTTATATCCCAAGCCGCTTCACGTAATGTCTTATGAGTAGAAACTTGCTTATCGTTTAAGTAAGTTTCCCATTCTTCATTACTATTTAGCTTAATCTTAATATTGAGCCCATCCAGTTCAAAATATACTTTACCATCTACTATCTTTAAGATACCACCTAAATCCTTGATGTATTCAAAAACACCTTCAGCTTTAGATTCTCTATAGATTTGATCTATAGAAACTTTAAGTCTTAGTAGGATATTTTCAAAGTATTTCTTAACATCATCGTTACTTAATATATCGGTAAGCTCAATGATTGTTCTTACTGGTGCCGTAGGAATCTTAGAATATGCCAATCTGATCAATTTAACATTTTCATCAGAATCCATTATCACCTTGCATGTATATAGACATCCATTGAAACTAAACTCTCTAGATGTGGATTTCATTCTAAGTGTACCACCACCCTGTTTAGGTACATTAATATCTTCTACTTTTGGTTCAAATCCTAAAGTTTTGTTAAATGCTAAGTTTTCTAATTTCATTGTTAAAGTCCTCCTAAATAATAACTATTTTTCCATTCTATTTTCTACTGCTTCCCAGAATTCTTCATCAAACTCAGGATCTTTATATGGGTTTGGTCTTGGTTCTGGGTCATCAAAATAGTGAGCATGTGTATGAGCACTATAATAGAAACTATCATAACAGTCAATGAAATCGTCTAATCCAAATTCACCAAGCTCAACCATATCTAAGAAATCTAAAGTATATTGTAGCATATACAAATTCATCTCAGCAGGTTTAGTTGCACTAAAATTGACAGCCTCAATAACAGCTTCACATAGTAAACGAAGATCTTTGATTATACATTCATTTTCATCAATAGTTGCATATTCTGGATCTTCTGGGTCACATACCATATAGTTGAATGTGAAGTATTTATCACTACAGCTAATAGGGTTATAATCAACAGAGAACTGTTTACCATCTGGATCGCCTATGATGATATCACATGATGTACCATATCCATCAGTAATAGCATGGTTAATAGTCTTCACTATAACATCCCCATAGTTTTTAGTTGGGAATGTTACAGTAGTTAGCGTAGTGAACTTTGTTAGTTGCTCACTTTCTATTCTTAAGTTAGTATACTGTCTTGCTGTGAAAAAGTTACTGCAATCCAAAAGTTTAACAATAGCATTAGCTAACTCTTGGCAAGTATTTTCTTCCATCTCTCCGATAGTGTATTTCCATTCCATCTTAATATTCCTCCTGTGGATTATAAATAGCATCTTTAGTTGCTAAGTAAAAATAGTCTTGTGCTAAATCAAAGAATTCTTTATCGTTTATCTTATTGTATTCAGGATAATCAAATTTGAATTCTGCCATTAGCTTAGCCATATCATCAAATATAGCACGAACGATATCCCTATCTAGTTTATAGGCATATCTGTTCAATACAGTTACTGGATTCTTACCAAATGGATCTAATACAAAATAATCCACCCTAGTATCAGTAATGTATCCATCAACACATTTGAACTGTAATACAATATATGCGTTGACATCTTGTAAATGAATACCATAGCCGATATAATTATTACTCGATTCTAGTATATTTACAATTCTATTCTTCTTGATGAAGTAATTGAAATCCTCATTATCAAATGGGATACGGCTAAAGAAGTCATTAAACAATCTTGGTATATATTTTTCATATACAAAATCTTCTTCTTTAGCTATTCTTAAAAATTCACTCATTTCATACACCCCTTATTAAAAATCAAAACCATAAGTAGTTACTGTTTTAGTATAATAGATATAATCAATAATGGAATGTAATTCATATGCATCTGTACTATCAATACCAATATCATTATACTTAGAACTAGACATTAGAGTCTTCCATACATACTCTAATGCTTCACGTAATATTTCTGCTTTTATAGCACCAATAGAAAATTGTCCTGCTTGGATACCAGTAGGTAATTCTAAAGCATAAAAGATATAAGTAAATCTTTTAGTTTCAGCATCCATCACTTCTAGTAGATGGAATTTCATATTCAAATCCATTAGATTCATCGTACACTTACAATTAGCATATTTAGTTTCCATAGTTTTCACTATTTCCATTGGTGGCTCAATATCTACACCCTCAGGTGTTTCTCCACCAATAGATAGTGGACTAAAACTTCCAAAGAACTTATTTAAGTACTTTAGGATTTCATTGTTGACAAGATGATACTTGTCATCATAAAGATCTTTAACTTCACTCATAGTTTTTATCCTCCTAATTAATCTCATCCAACGGTCTAGCAAAATCAATAAAGATACATGCTTGATATATACGTGTAGCCATATCAAATATATGCATAGGTAAAATATACGGTTTACCATCAGAAGCACTAGCAGCCCAATATAATAAGCTATCTACAATCTTCTTTAGTATCATTGTATCAATCTCATGTAGGTTATCAAAATTATTATAAACAATATCATCTACTTTAATGGTTTTAAAACCAAACGGTCTATCATATAGACGATATTCTATAGCCACATTAAGATCTTTTATGATCAAAGTAGCCTCATCTTCAGTATCACTTATGATAATTTCAACACGTTTATTTCTAGCATTATCTACTGACTTCTTTTGATGTGTACCTAATGGTAGACATCCTATAAAATTATGAAAATCTATAAACAAATCTCTTTTAGTACGCTCTGTACTCTTAATTTCACTAACAATAAATCCACTCATTTTAAATCCTCCTTTAAATTAAATATAACCAATGAGTCATAGCTATATTATATAACCATAATTTTTATTACTCTAAGAAAAAAAGAAAAGTATACAGGATAGGAACAATGTCCTATCCTGTATTATTTCTTTTAGATGATGTTTTCTAATAATACTGGCTTAACTTCCAAGCTGGCTTTATACTCAGCCATTGCTTTAGTAGCTTCTGCCAATGTTTTATGGATTGTATTATCTACCCCATTAGGGCAAACATACCATCCAAATTCATTATGGCTGATAACACCCAAACCTTTAAATCGAAATACGATGTTGTCGCTTTCGATATATAAGGTTCCACCTAAATTGATCAATGCTCTCATTGCGTCAATTTTGGCTTGGTCCTCTTCAATATCTTGTTCCATGCTTAAAATTAAGCCAAGATACTTAGTGAAGTATGCTTCGATAGCTTCAGCTGATTCTGGTGCAGCAATTGCCACTTCTATTGACCCAATATACTTACTAAAGTACTTGAAGTATGCAAAGTCAATAAACCCATTATCAGCAACTTCTACCACGCCTTGTTTTGTTGCACCATTTTCTAAATGGAAAAGGTTTTCCATCCAAGGTTTAACAGTAACTCCAGAAGCTTTTGCCAATTCGTGTAATCTCATGATAATATCCTCCTTAAACTAAATACAATATAATATAACCATGATATTACCATTATAGTATACAATTAAAAAAAAAGAGTTTTACGATTATAAAAAATATACAGGTACTGGAAATCCCAGTACCTGTAATTTTGTTTTACTTACTACTATTTTCTCTAACGTATTTGATAGCCTGGTCTATAGTAAGACCAGCTTTTACAATAGAATAGTCTTTAGTTGTACGTACATCAAAAGCATATTCTAACAAGATACCATCATAACTAGAAATGCACAATGGAATATATTCAAAGCATAATTCCATTGTATTTAGTTGTGATACAATCTGTTTATACTCATTAGTGTATGTCTTACCGATAATAGTAAGAATGCCTTCGTTATCACGAATGAATTGTTTATCTTCTTCGCTGATATATCTTAAGAGCTTACGCATCTTAATAATGCCATCAATAGCTAATGGGATAGATCGAGATAAATCAGATATCTCGTGCTCATCCTTAATTACGGATACATATCCAATACCATAACTATTACCACCTGGCATAGATTCGATAATAAGCTGTTTAATATTATCATCTTCGAATATTACAGATACACCAATATCTGCACCGAATAATGTACCCTCACCATAGTAAGACTTTCGTTCATAGCTTTCATCCGGAGACATATCAAATTCTATATTGATTATCTCTTCGATAGCGGCTAATGTATTTTCAACTACATTTGATTCTTCCATATTACTCACCTCGTATGAAACTGCTATTTATCTTTACGTGCTTCAGCGATAACCTTAATTACGGCTTCTTCTAAGCTATCACATGCTTCACTAATCTCATATTTATTACCAATAGTAATATTAGGTCTATTATGATTAGGGAATGATAACCAAATATTATGATGATTACCATTTTCATAGTAAGAGATAAGAATCATATCACTATTGTTACATGTAATTTCAATATGAGCACTAGGTGCACTTGTACGTGCTAATAGCTGATACAATGTCATACCATCATCAATTTTCATAGTATCAAGAATTCTAATAATACCAGCTATTTTATTCATAGTATTATAAGCGTAACCGACAATATTATCAAACCCATTAAGAGATACTTTGACACTAATATATGGAGTCAATGTATTAGACTCAATATATAGTCTAGACTGTTCGTTTATATTGCTTTTTGTGACTTTAAGCCAGCAATTACAATCAATCTTTCTATTGGTTGGTAAACTGAATTCACCAATATATTCAACATAGGTTTTATTATCAATTATCTTTGGTTCTTTAACATTGAATAGCTTAGTCATCAAAGAAATGAGATCTAATCTCCACCAGCATTCAGATATATTTTTAGGGTAAATATCTTTTATTACAGATACTGCTCCAGGTATAGAATGTGCAGATTTTGCATACACAATCATACCATTGAATCTAGTCCATACTTCATATAGATTATCATCATCAGAAACCTCTTGTACTACTCTATAGTCGATAGATGTATTAGATTCTGGTAAGATGATAGTATAATCAAATAACCCTCGACTTACCATTAGAATACTAGATTCCAATTCTGCTAGAGCTTCTATATTCACATATTCGTTTATGACATCACTTAGATTATACGCTAAGTCTGAAATGTATTTAGCCACTTCAGAGAAACTAGCATCATCTATAAGACTAATAGTCATTGGTGTAACATCGATATTTATTTTCTTACTATATCCTTTAGGTGGTGTAGTTGTTTTTGTTTCAGCCTCTATTACAGCTTGTGGGATATTTTTATTAGACTGAATAGTCACTTCGATTTTGATTGACTCATTACAATCAGAAATATCCTTATCTAATATAAAGACGTGTTCGTATTTGCTAGCAACTAATGGCTCCACCATTCTACTACTAATATTAATAAGTGATTCTCTAAGTTTAGCTACGATTTCTTCATTTTTCATTTTAATTACTCTCCGTATCTTGATCTTAATAAATTATGTAGAGTTCTTACCTTAATTAGCCAAGGGTTATTACTAGTATCTGGTACTACTTTACCACTCATGAATAAGCTATCATACAATTTTTGTACGAATGCTTTAAAGTAATGAGAACTGTAAATAGCTTTACCATAGATACATTTACCATGCTGATGAAGACTAAGTTTATATTTATCCTTATCTTCATAGGTTAATATATAATCACTCACTTCAATATACCATGGGTTTATACCATGCATGGTTCTAGATATAGATTTTGGTACAGATTCTAAAACCTCATAGGTCACTTGAGCCAATTCATCATCAATACATGCCATTATTTTCTCTCCTTTCGTTTCATAGTTACAAACTTAAAACTATAATATTTACGATCTACAACTTCAGTTTCATTTACAACTTTCACTTTCTCCCATTCACCTCGTTTTAGTTTAGGAAAGAAAGTGTCAGCTGGTAGCTTTTCATTCACTACTGTAGCTATAATATCAGTAGCATCATCTAAGAATAATTTATAGATTTCTCCACCACCAATGATAAATATATTAGCCTTTCTAAGACGTTCAGCTTCAGCTAGTACTTCTTCTTTAGAATGAAATACTTTAACTTTATCGTTGAATCGTTGTTTTGGTACATATGATTTATCATTAGTAAGAATCCAATTTTCCCTATGTGGTAATGCGTTAGGAAGAGATTCATAGGTTTTTCTACCCATGACTACAGTACAGCCTAGAGTTGTTTTCTTAAAATGTTTTAGGTCTTTAGGTATATGCCATAATAGCTTACCATCTTTACCTATACCGTTATTTAAGTCATGTGCAACTATCATTGATACTAACATCTCTTCACCCCATTATCTGATTTCTTTCTCAACTATTATAGCTGAAGCAATTAATAAAAATATATTTACAAACGTCAATCCTAGTATAAGCATTATACATAGGGTATATAGAAACGTTTCTGCCTGTACCCCCATAATATACGGTAAAGACCCTTCACCATATAACTCTAGGGATATATGGTTAAGGATCTTACACAATACAAGTACAAGACAAGTTATTAATGGCCCACAGAGAAGAATAACTATCTCTCGTTTAATGAAATTCTTTAGTTTTTCCATGCTTTCTTAATCCTTTTGAATAAATACGACAATATGTACCATATAACCTGAGGTATCCAAATTACCATAGCCACCAAACCAGTAACTAAAATTGCAGGACCTATTATATCGTAGGCTATATAGCTTATACTATTATGTGCACGGGTACACCCTATATATGAGTATACCCATGCAAGACCTGCAAATATACAAGCTATAGGTGCCATGATAACAAGTACAGTAGCAAGAAATCGTTCTATTTTCTCTTTTATTCGGATAAATGATTTCATTTATCTCACCTCAACTGGTCTAGCTGTCATATCTATTACACTTACCCTGTCTGAATACTCCATATTGTGGCTGATTAGGAAGCATTGTTCACACCCAACCATCGAAATAAGATTCCCCAGTAGGGTAATAAACTGAATACGATTTTCGGTGTCTAAACCACCATCAATCTCATCTAGTTTAAGGATATTATAGTCTGTACTAGCATTAGCTAAGATAGCAAAACTAATAATCATAGATAGCATACAGATTTGTGATGTACTCATAGATGAGATATCATCATTCATCAATCCGCTACCTAGACATGGAATTCTAAACTCTGTTTCGTTAATAACGAATGGTTGGATAACGAATTCACCGCCAAAGATACAAGATGCTAGTTCATTAGCCTTAACCATAATATCATTCATATAAGCACCAATGAATATGGTTTGAATACCAGTATTTGGAGATACATAATACTTGATAGCTTCGATACGTTCATAGTTATCAGTATACTCTTGCATCTCTTTATGATATTCATCAATAAGAATCTTATTATGAGCAATATCATCACGTTGAGCTATAAGCTCATTGTAATTATCCTTGCATCGTTCAGCTACAGCTGATTCTTCAAGAATCTTAGCATTAAGTTCCTTAATTAAGTCACGTTTAGCTTTAGACTCATTAGCTTTCTTCTCTAACTCTCTCATTTCTAGATCAATCTCTTGGATTCTATCTAAATGAGGAAGATTAGTTTCAGATTCTCTAATAGCATAGTCTGTTTCCATAACTAAAAGATCATAATCAGCTCTTTCACCTCTAAGATCACTTAGTTCTATCTCATAGCCATTACATTCTTTTGTCATTCTATCAATATCACTATTGATTTCATCAATGATGGACTTATTAGCATTATACTTAATAGCTGATTCTTTAAGAGAGTCTACTATCTTAGATACAGACTCTTTAGCTTCAAGTAAATTATATGAGTTTGTAGCTCTATAGACATACTCTTCTAAGAACTTAGCTGTAGTATTATTAGTAATAGATTCGATGAAACCTTTCCAAATACCATCAGCACCTATCTTAGATAGATAAGACTTATTGCTTTCAAAGACAACTTGTAATGCTTCTAGTTTATCCATGAATGATTTAGCTTCATTTGTAAGATGTAGTGTATTATTAAACTCTTTTAGTCTGTCTTTTACGTCTTCAAGCCTATCAGTCAATCTAACTAAAGCCTTTTTAGGTTTCTTCTTCTCAGCTTCAATAGCTTCTACTATGAATACACAATCAGTAAACTTACAATCTTTAGGTTTAAGCTCAAGATTCTTAGTTTTCTCTACTAAAGACTCATAGAACCCCATATCTGCTTCTATAGATATACGTTCTTTAGTACATGCCTCAATCTCTTTAGTTATAGTACCTAATGTACTCTCATAGAAAGATGAGTTTCTAGTTACTAATGTATTTACATCTTCTCTAGTAATATGCTCATATCTATCCATAATAGCATAAGAGAAGTTATTCATCATATCGAATAGCTCTTTAAGTCTATCATACTCAGATTTATTGTCTATACGATAGTCTAACTTAGCTATATCATTCTCTATAGCTTTAAGATTAGCTACAGCTTCATTATATCTACCAAACTCTTCTTCAGAGAAGTCTGCATCAATAAAAGTCTCTAATCTAGATTTCTTCTTATTGATTTCAGTATTGATATTAGCTATCTTTCTTTCACATTCATCATGAGCATTATTTGTACGCTCTAATGCTTCTCTCCATCGTGGAAGATTATCTTTATCTTGCTCTAGTTGACGTTCTAATTCTTTAATAAGCTTAGCACGTTCTTCTACAGTATAGATATTCTCAATATGATGTCTAAATATCGGAGACTGTTTTAATGTATTAGTAAGAGCTATACGATCTTGCTTAATAGATTCGTATCTAATATTGATAGTCTTATACTCTTCTAATAACTTCTCTGCATTGTTTTCATCTAGTTTAGCTTTAAGAATAGCTATACGTTGTATAGATGCATCTCTATCAGATATAGCTTGGCTAACTTGTTTAGTTATTGTATTATATCTAAGATCTAAATCCTCCTTGTTACCAATACGGTTAATCTTTGCTGTCAAAGATTGTATTAGACTCTTATACATAGAATGCTTCTTGGATATAATCTTATACATAGCATTATATGCTTCGATACCACTAATAATCGAAGACACAAATGACTTACGTTCAGCTGGTCTCTTATCAGCTAATCCTCTATCTTCAGAAGATAGTTGACTTAATGCCAAGAAGTTAGAGTCTAGATTAAATAAAGAGTAAATGATATCCTTAGCTGAACTTACATTCCAAGTCGGATTCAATTCTTCTTTACCATTAGGTCCATATTTATAGACTTGGCCTCTAGTCTGTTTACGTTTACCCTCTTTGTCTATAGGGTGCACATATTCTATCTCATAAGTTATACCATTGTGTAAATATCGTATAACCTTTCTCCCAGTTACCCCTGGAACAATAGCATTAGAGTCATCATTAATTGGTGTAAGCGATTTAAGCAATGTACTCTTACCACTACCATTGGTACCACGTATAATCACGATAGGATTCACATTTTGAGATAAATCTATCTCTAATACATCATCACCACGTCCGTTATAAATGCCTATATAATTCTCTAATCTTATGTATGTAATACGCATAATATATCCCTCCTTATTAGAGGTCTGTTTAAATATCACTAAAAATTAATATACAGTATGGGAACAGTGTCCCATACTGTATACTTTGTTTTATCCACGAGTTAACTCATCAAGAGCTTTAGGCATAGCCTGTGTAGACCAGTCTATTGGAACTGGTACATCATATCTCCAATCGATTTCATATTCTTTACCACATTTAGTACACTTGAATTTGAAATCATGTTTATAATCCATAATCCATTTATGAGGGTCGTCATGTTTATTGAGGATACTCAAATATGGAGTACGTTCACCCTTAAGTGATATAAGATATAACGATTCACTTCTACATTCAGGACACTCATGGGCCTGAATAAACATTGACTTAGCCATATTAGTTCTTCTTATTACGATTCTTCATGAATTCTTTTTTAGCATCTAAGATAGCTTTTTCATTTAGTTTTTGACCAGGTACAATGAAATCACCAGTTGGTTTATAAGATGCTTTATCATTGTTTTCGAATCCTTTGAAGTCAGCTAGCTCTGGGTGTTCTTTCACATAGCTATCAACTTTTTCTTTGATATATGCTACTAGAGTATCACGTTCTTCTTTATGCGCTTCATCACCAAGATATTTTAGTATAGATGGAGCATGTGCTAATGCCGCATTCAATATGTTTTCATCAGATAACTTTTGTAAACAATTCTTGACAATCATTGGTACAACCAACTCAAAGCGTTCATCTTCAAATACACGTGCTACCATACCCTTACCGATTTCTTCAGTATAGTATGGTTGTTTAGTTGCTTCAATAAGCATCTCACCCACTAATGGTACGAAGTACATACAAGCCTCAGTTGTATATAATTTCTTAATAACTTTAATGATTGGTACATAGCTACAGTAGTTTGTATCTAATAATGTACGGTATACTTTATTAGCATATGTATGTGGCATTTCCATATCAGAGAATAATTGATTATACATGAAATCAATGTATAAAGTGATAGCAGTTACTGCATCCTGATTAGCCTCAGGTGTAGCACTTCTATAGATGTATTTAGTAAGCTCATAGCATAGACTGATAAATACATCATAGTTCTTATTTTGTAATGCATTCAATATAGATTTGGTGTTGATTAGCATAATTTCGTTATACATATAATCATTTTCACCATCAATATCTACACGGATAGTAGAGATGAATTCATCTTTATTAATATTTTCATCTTCAGTATCCAAGTATACATATCCAATCAACTTGTCTGTTGGGTATCTATGGATTATAATATGTATTTTATTATAATCAATGTCTTTATCTTGTACCATAAAGATACGGCCAATCCATGAAGCCAGATTTCTAGCATTTTCACCATAGTAATCACAGTTAGGCATAAGAATATATCTTTCTTCATCTTTGAAGATAGCATTTTTAAGATCTTCTGCTAATTTAGAGAAGCTTAGTGTAGCTGGAATATTCATTTTAGTTTCCTCCTAATAAAAATAATGTATATAGTATGAGTCATTAGACCCATACTATATACTTACTTAGTTTAAACCACTTCAGTGTGCTTAATAGCACGAATGTCACCTTCGATAACTTTAACCGCATCAGAGTAACGGCAATCTGCCATATCAAGAATGATATCAGAATATACACGTTCAACCCCATTAACGATTACTTTACCGAATTCTGTTTTTAAACCTAGTTGATTATTGCGTTCTTTAAGCTCTTCCATTTGTTGACGAGACATAATGAACACACGATGGTAAATATCTTTTACCGCCATAATAAACACTCCCTTTTAATCTTCGACTATAAGATCTCCAGGTTGATAGTTTGACTGTTTAGCTAGGCTTATGGATTTACCCATTTGATACATTTCATAGATAGCACGATTCTTACCATCATCTGCTCCCTCAAGAACAGCTCCGATATCATCTGCTAATTCAAATGCGGACTTAACACCAATAGCATCTCTATAACTTTGTTTAAGTTCATTGAAAGATGCATCCCAGCTATTAGGTTCACCATCACTAGTAAACGTATATCCATCATATACACTTTGATTCAAAGGACACATAATACCACTAGTACCAGGTTCAGTTGGTGAAGAAGTATTAAAGTCTAAGATACCTAAGTGAGATGGAGAAATACGTTTAAGTCTACCCTCGAGATTCTTATTGGATGTTTCACCAGGGCCTGTAGGTCCTTTGAAAGTCCACTTTAATTGTAATATAGCATCACGTTCATTAACCATATTACGGAAACCTTTGATACCACTCTTTTGTAACTCAGATATTAAGTACATAGGTTTGATATCGATACATTGTCTAAAACGTTTGATGATAGTATCGGATTTAAGACGTCTAGCTATATCATTTAAACGATACATGCCTGTATTTAGTTTCATTACATATAGAGACGCAATCCATTCAGACCATCTAATACGCTTATTGGTAACATCAGTGTTATCTTTAAGTCGAATATTAGAGAACTCTGCCATCATCCATCTTAGTATCATATAAATATTAGATTTATATTCATATGGTAATCTGATATTCTTCTTAGTGACTATATCGTATTGATCTTCTAATGAATATAGAGCGGATAAACCTTTCTCATATTCCATATTATTCTTAACGAAATGTGCACCAAGAGAAATAACCCAGTAGTCTTTATTGAATAATGACTCTGCTGTATATCCAGTCTTTAAACTACGAAGATTATCTAAGATAGTTATAACTGCTGATTGATATACACGGTCATTATCGAATAATATCTTAGCTACTTTTACATAACCTATACGGCTAGTAGTGGCTTGACATTTGAACGTATAGTAATTCTCTTCTTCTTCAAAAGGTTCTTTAGAAATGAAGATAGTATTATCAAATCCAAATAGACTTAATGCTTCGTATAAACCATACTTAGCAAATAAGTATTTGAATGCTGGAACTTTTCTATCTACTGCATTCTTCTTACCCTTATAGGAAGCACCATTAGACATGATAGAATATACTGTACCGTTAAGTACAGTACCATCAGTAGTCTGATAGTCATAGAAGTTACGAATCATACGTAAAGCACCAAAGACAGTCTTCAATGTAATCTTTTGTACTTTAGATGATTTTGCTAATGTATTATTGTAAGTACTTCCATCTACTAATTGGAAAGATGGGAAGTACGTATTACCATTTAATATGATATAAGCACCTTCGAATACTCTAGGCACTGCTATATACACATCAAATGTATCACTATAACCATTGACTTCAATATAATAGGTTACCTTAAGTATCTTAAGATAACTATCTTTGATTGGCACAGTGATATTATCATTGTTTTCTATGAGAAGTCTATTCACTTCATCATAGTCTTCTATAGTATCGAAACCTAGTATCTTGACTGTGAAATACTTATCACGTTGACAAGATATAAGCATAGCTTTTAGGTCTTCGATAATAGCATCATCGGATTTAGAGAAGAATACGTCATTAAACTTAGGACGATTCTTATCATTATAATCGGCAATGAACTTGCTTTGCCAACTATTGTTCATCGTTACCCTCCTCTTCCGTTCCATTTGTTAGTTTGACTACTATCTCTTCTCCCATAGGATTAGGAATATCTCCATCCTTGTCTTTGAGAATGAGATAAGCATCTATATCTGTCTTATCACAGATAGTCACTAACTTATTTAAAGTCATAGATGGCTTATCAAATATACGTTTATCGTTATTGAAGTTCTCACCAAAACGATATCCATATAAGTCTAAGTCAATCTTCTTCTTTGCAATAGCTGTTTTCATACCAACCATTTCTGGAGAGTCATCAGAATGGATTGGTGGTGCAAAGATATTGTCTGGTGTGACATTACTAAGCAATCTATTGTCCAAAGAGAATGCCTCTTTAGACTTAGCTACTACATCACTAATACTAGATGTATTATCCCAATCCACATGTTCCAATTTATCAAAAGTAAAGTTATCTCTCTCTTCGTCAGATGGTTCGATAAACTTTAAGAATGGACCATGCTTATAGAATCCGGCTTTACCTGGATTCTTACTTATGTAAGTTTGAGTGGTGCTAGGATAAATAATACCAGTTCCCTCATCAATATACCCCATGAATGATGTATCATTCATAAAGTAATCATTATAGTCTGTATCTATATCATACAGACTAAGTAGTTTCCCTTCACATATTGCACGCTTCATGATTTAACCCCGCTAATAAAAATTATACAAGGACCTAGGGGAAATACCCCTAGACCCTGGATTTGTATAATCTTATTTACTATTGTTGGTTACATTTGTCATCTTTGACATAAGTTTTCAATGCAGTACCTGGTTCAATAGCTACTACACGATTACCTTCTTCATCTAAAGATACTGCAATAGTAATAGTATCTTCGATGTCAATTTCAAGACCTTCTTCTGTAATTTCATCACGAGTCAAGCTATTAGTGTAATTCAAGATAGTGCTGAATAATACACGCAAGAAATCGTATAATAGCTCAGGTGTTTGGAAACGGTTTTTAACTTCTTCCAAGATGAATTTGTTTACAAATTCTTGAAGCTCACGTTCAGAAGCCGCAATAGTATATTGACATAATTCACTATTGTCAACTAATTCCTTATCAGTAGTGAAAGATACATCAAAGGATGTTTTGTTTTCTTGGTCCACTGTACGGTTAACTAACAATGCACACAAGAACACACCATCTGTATTACTAATAGTAACTGCAGATGTAGCGATATCCGCACCACCTACTTTGGATAAGAAGTTAGCCAAAGAGAAGATGATTGGACGGAATAGTTCTTTAAAACTTGCTAATGGAACATCAAAGCCTACTTCATCAACTAGACGAGAGTTCCATGTTTGAAAGATTGTAGTTTCGGTTAAATTCTTGATCATTGTAAGATCCTCCTATAATAAGATAACCAGTAAAACTTAGATAGCAAATTCACTATCTAAGTTATAATATATACTTATAGATTTGTTTCACTAGGGTTAAACTTTTATATTTAACCCTAGTTGAGCTACTAGCTCATCTATAGTTACAATTGGAATACCATACTTATCAGCTTTAGCTGTCTTTGAAGATGAGTAATCCTTGTAAGGTACTACAAGATAATCTGTAGACTTAGTTATGGATTCACTAGGCATATCCCCATTAGCCATTAAAGCTGCTTCAACATTAGCATCTCTAATACCAGTAAAGCATATACGTTTAGCTGGCTTAGCATTGATGCTATGTTTCAGATTAGGTATCTTTGTATAGATATAGACTAAGTCATCAGCAAATATTACACGCTCTTTAAGAATAGTATCTACTGTACGTTGTCCTATACCTGGAATAGCCAATAGTCTATCAGATAATTCATCATCAGATAACTTGATAAGACAATCTAATGGAATTACATTGAAGATGTTTGACCATGTACTAAATCCAATATCAGTGAAACCTAGAGACCCAACAATAACGAAGTCTAGGTTGTCTCTGGATTTGATTTCATTAAGCTGGTCTAGGAACTTAGCTATACCACGTTCTCTAAATCCAGCATTGAATAATCTAGTCTCATCTACATTTTCAAATAGATCTCTAAGAGACTTGATTTCTAGTTTCTCTATAGCAGCTTGACCAAAGTTCTTGAAATCCAATCTTACCATCATATTAACCATCTTAGCTTGATGGATACCTGGACAAGTTGGATTCTCACAAGATATAGTCTTACCAGAGAAAGATTCTACTAATTGACTACCACATGCAGGACAATGATCAATGAATGGTTCTATAGGGTAGAGTTTCTCATTCTTATCATTGTTTGTATTGTATAGCTTACTTACATATGGCATTACATCATTTACATAAGCCACTTCAATCTCATCATTATATCTAAGACTGAGTTTCTTATATCGCTCATAAGAGTGACCACTAGCTTTATAGTGGACTGTACCATTGAACTCTACTGGGTCAAATATAATCATCGGAGTGATTACACCATTAGAACCAACTGTATATGAATATCCACGGAATCTAGTTACTCGTTTCATAGCATTAAACTTAATAGCCATGCTATACTTATTGACATGATTTACACGACCTAAGAGTTGCTTATGATAATTATCATTATAGGATACTACAATACCATCATAAGCAAATGTCATATATGGACGCATCATATCAGCATCTTGAACGAACTTATCTACCATATATAATACATGGTCATATCTACCAGAGAAAGCTTTATAAGCATTGGATACTTTAGTTGCAAAGTATCTATTCATAAACATAAGCTCTTCTTCTCTAGTATCGAAGTGCAATGATGTACCTAATGGAACCAAAGTAATATACTCTAAGTATTCTCTAGCATTAGCTAAACCTAGAATACCAGATACTGCAGTTCTCATATTGGTATAAGATTTACCAGTCTTTGCTTTAAGTCTTTCCATATCATACTTAGTGATGATAGCTTCAAACTTCATACCAAAGACTTCATTGTCTGGAATAGTATTAGGGAATCTATAACCATACAATACACTAGTAAGATCAGTAGCTCTATCATTATCCAAATCACCACGAGTTCTAGCAGACACTACATGGTTAGATACTTCGGCTTCAATAGAGATACCATCATACTTGAGTTCCATAACTATATTGAGAATATCATTAGGATTATTTACTCCATTATGGAAATGCAATCCAATGAAATCTCGTTCGAAGATCTTTACATTAGGATCTTCTGCTACACCAGCAGTATATGCTTGATGGTCTAATACAAATTTACACTTATCAAGAGTACCAACTAATTCTGGATACTTATGAGCAGTGTCTCTTTGTCTATCAGATACTTGACCATTATTCCATGATAATGGTGTAGCAAACTTAGATGTGTTACCGTATGCTAGGATATCCATACCATATGTATTCTCAATCCCTATAGGAACTGGTATAAACATATTCGGATATTCAGCAATACCATCTTTGTCTTTACGTACACTATTCATACCAATATTGGCTCCACCAACTTGGAAGTTAGGGTTATATCTCTTATACATTTCTAACAAGAGATCATATACCCCATCTTCAAGTGGTAGCACTTCAATATCAGTACCATTGTATAGTGCATTACTTATACGTAATACCAACTCTACATCATCAAGACGTACATTATTCTCATCTTGAAGTGCACAAGTTGCTATATGATTCATAAGATATACATTTTGAGGATCGAGGGCAGACTCAAAGTTGCCCCCTAGTATATCCATATAAACTTGTCTCAAATCAGACATAGCTTACTCCTTCTGAGGTTCTTCTTCCTCTTTAGGTGGATTGATAAACATATTAGGTTTAGGGTCATCACCTTTGAAGATGATTTGTGGAATCTTAAACCCTTTCTTATCATCCACCATCTCAATGGTAGGTTTACGGTCAGCATCAGGAACTTCGATAAACATATGTGGGATAGAAGATGGAAGAGCAAAGATACTCTTAATCACTTTCTTATATTTATCAAATCTAATCCTTAAGCCTATAGTCCGTAGATATACATTAAGTACTTCTACAGATCTAGATTTAGATTCACTATCAACTTTAACGTCGATATTGAATGGCGAATCTGTTAATAGATTCTTAGCTTTACGTCTTGCATGTGGAGACGTACTATATACTAGAAGCATAATAGCATTGAACCAAGAACCAATGTGTTGCATAGCGGATGTTTCCATTACACCCCAACGTACTGGAGTATTAGGAAATCTATGTCCACCCTCACCTGGGTTCTTATTACGGCTATTTTCATTTCTAGAGTTTGTAGCAGACAATGAAGTTACAGAGAACTTATCTTCTGCATACTGTTTAAGTCTTACAATGTATTGATGACCAACTAGTAAAGGGCGTTGAGTTCTTACCTTACGAGGATTACCATTACTATCAAGTAATTGACAATAAGCATAATCAATCTCACACTCAGGGAATAACTCATACATAGCTACTAGTTTATCTAGGTCAATGTTTTCTTGTATTGGAGATACTGATAGGATAATACATCCATCATTCTTCATAGACTTAAGTAAATCTAACTTGCTATCATCATTCAAGGCATAGACATATTCCCTGAATGCATTAGCTTGCATTAGAGTGAAGATACTCATAAATGTAGCAATACGTTCTAATGATTGATTTACCTCATATGGAGTTTCCATAGGTAAGTATCTTAGAAGTTTAGCAGATGCTGCATTTATTTCAGTTTCAAATATCTGAGCTGGGTTAAGACGGTTGGTAGAAGTACCTTGGTTATAGATCATTTCTACTCTACGACCATCAATAGTCTCAAACATTTCATCGTCAGGTAGTATACGGCTAATAACACCTTTACCACCATAACGGTTAGTAATCTTATCCCCGATATGTAGTTCATTGTTTTCACGTACTACAACTTCAAGGAAGATATTAGAGAAAGCTTTCTTACCATCAAGAGAGAACTTCTCTCCATCTAATAAGCTCTTTGCTCTAGAGTAAAGTACTTGTAGTTCGTATCCAATCTTAGCATTAGGATAACGATCTTTGTACATATCCACTTTATCTACAAGCTCTTGAGAGAATCTGATAGACTCTTTCCAATACGTTCTAAGCTGTGTAGTATAGTTGGATGATTCCATCATATCTGGATTATTAGTAATGACATTGACATCAACTACAGTACCTGTAGCAGTAATCTTATTATCATTCATATTAATATCCATAAGTCTGGAATATACTTGAGAGAACAAGGACTCTTGTTTATTCTCACGTCTTGTAGCCAATAGAAGACTATTGGATACTTCTTCTCCGATATCAGGCATAACTTTATAGATAGTTTCATTACCATATAGATTAAGCATGATATCATTTTCATTGACCATGATTTGGACTTTATGATACAATGGAGAACTTAGTCTCTTAGCACAGCTTTCAGATAATACAATAGCATCTTCTGTAGTATCAGAGATAGCTGCATAAGTAACTAATAGATTTACACCATCCATACGGTTATTATACTCATCAAACCCTTTGGATTTGAGATAGATATCACCTGTACGGATCTTGCTACCAATACCTAGGGAGTCTAAGTACTTAGTATTTTGGTCATACCCATAGCTTTCTGTAATATGTAAGTATGAGCATCGTTCTACTACATCAATGATATTCTTATTAGCATTGTATGTAAGTAGAAAATAATGATGATTAGGGATCCAGTTAAACTTGTCGACTTTATCTAGTATAACTAAATCATCACCATGGTATTGTTTGAATGATGTGGATTTATGTCCAAACTCATTCTCATAGCCTGTCTGTAAGAACGGCACTTCTGGTGTGTTCAAAGACATGACTTGGTCGGCCTGTGTTGAATACAATAATTTACGGGACCCAGATACTGCTGTCGGAATAGGTTCGGCCAATTCTTTACCTAATGCCTCTTCTGGGAATTTCAATCTCCTTTCATATTTCTTAATTTCGTCTACAATATTTACGCTAGTTGCCAATGTACTTACCCCTTTCCATTATGTAACAAGCATAGAATTGCACCAGAAGATTACTGGAATCTTCTGGCTCAAAACTATAATATACAATTACTCTTCTACTTGGTCCATTGCTCTAAATAATGCCATTACATCATTAGACAATGTATTATCTACAGACTCAGTTAAAGTCTTAGTTGGAGTTAACAACTTACGACATTCTTCTTTAGCAGCTTCAAAGAATACTTTTTGGAAGTCCTTATTATCAAATAGGATTTCAGTAAACTTCTTATTGGTGAACTTCATATCAGCATGCTCATCTAGTTGCATATAAGCCCCTTTGGCTTTAACACGACCAGTGTCTTTAAGAAGTAATAATAAAGAGAAGTATGGGTCAAACCCAATATCAAAGTTAAGCAATAATGGTGTAGTCATATTGGCTTTATTAGTACGAGACTTAATCATTTGAACTACGATTTCTTTACCATTGAATCCAAAAGATTCTTCTTTAATCTTCTTATCATCCAATTTAAAGATATTATTAGCATCGTAGTTAATAGCTTTACCACCAGGTAATGTTTCATCTTGTTTAAGATATGGTATATCATTCTTAGTTGGCATGAAACCAGTTTCTACACGTTTATTGATGTGGTTAATTGCCAATACAATAATATTAGCAGTCTTAAGTAATTGCATAGTCAATTTGATGAACTGTGTATTAGCTTTAGCAATAGCAGTTGCATCCATTTGACCACCCATCTCACCACGATTAGCCACACGTTCTGGAACCATATTGGCTACAGAGTCAATTACGTATACAGTTGGTACCATCTTAATGATAGGTAATCCACGAGAATCTACATGACCTGTATCATATAAGTACTCATCTTTATTAGCCATCTTAGCATCATAGATAGATAAGATTTCTTTATAGATGCTTTCTACATTAAGACCACTATTACGAATACTTACACGTTTAAATAAGTCATCACCAAACCAACCAGTTAATGCTTCAAGACGGTTAATAGTAATACCGCCTTCGATAGATGCGATAAACATTCTTGCATTTTCGAAACGACGAATGATATTAGCACCCCATTGGATAGCTGCTGTTGTTTTACCAGAACCAGTACGTCCTACAACTAAGTTAAAAGAGCCATCTACAATACCAAATGCATCATAAGAGAATTTAGTACCGTCTTTATGATAGCCATTAATCTTATAACCATTCAAATAGTCTACATTAAAGAACCCTGTTGGGTATAATACATCATAAATACTCGTACTACTAGATGTACCCATCTTATCAGATACTATCGAAATTAAATCTTCACTCATAGTGCTTCCTCCTTACATAATTTCAAAGTATTATATACTTTCTTGTTTCCTAGTATGTAAGAATTAAAAAGAAGTCCCATATAGGCAATGCCTATATGGGAGTTTCTGTATGTAAACTGTTTTATGATTGCATACTATAATTGTGTATGGTAGATACAGCTATTCTCAGTAGCTGTATCTAAATTTACCCATACACTTGTAGACATTAGTCTACAAGGCCGAAAGGAGGTGACTCCTATGACAAGAGATGTCCTTCTTTCTCTTTGTGCTCAGAACCCTGAGCTCGAAGCGAGAAGACTGGCATCCGAAACAATACCAGTAGGTACTGTGTCTGGTGAACGGATGCCAGCCAAAGATACCCCAATAGTTCACATGGTGCCATTATGGCGCATGCGGCTATACCATAAATATGGGGTATAGATAAAGATAATCATGGGTAGATGTTCACTCATCTACCCATGTATTATTTTTTTTATAAGTAAACTGTTTTATAGTTATATACTATAATTGTGTATGGTAGATACAGCTATCGTTACTAGCTGTATCTAAATTTACCCATACACTTGTAGACATATGTCTACAGGTCATAAGGAGGTGAATCCCTATGAGCAGAGAGTTTCTCCTCTCGCTTTGCGCTCAGATTCCTGAGCTCGAAGCTAGAAGACTAGCATCTGAATCTATACCTGTTGGTACTGAGTCTGGTGAACATTTACCAGATAAAGATACACCAATAGAGCATATGGTGCCACTATGGCGCATGCGACTATATCATAGATATGGTGTATAGATAAAGATATACATGGGTAGGGCATCCTCTCTACCCATGTATTATTTTTTGTGTTGTTATGGTAAATAATAACCATCGTTCTTTAGAGTATCAGCTATAATAGCTAATTCTCTATAGTCATCTAATGGTAAGTTTACCAATGTCCATTTCACATCATCTAGTTTAAGCTGTCTAGCAACACAAACTTCACTATATTTAAGTAAAGTATCTTTGATAATGTGTTTAGGCATAGCATTTACTATTCTATATAGAGCAAACGTAGTATCTTCTTCAGCCGCTCTATATCTATAGTTGTACCATTGTTCACTTCTATGAGTATCTAGCATATTAATGATAAACAATGGTGTCATTTCACTATAGAATAACGCTTCAAGAATGATGCGGATATCATCTACAGTGGTAGTATTATATTCATAGGTAATCATCAATAAGAATAAGATACGTCTAATATTGATTTCTTCACGTACATCTGAGAATCTTGCTATTACGGCCATAGTATAGAACTGTCTAGGAAGATAATAGATGCTATCTAAGATTTCACATACGTCTTTATTGATTGTCATACCTAAATCATTAAGTATTTCTGTAACCATACCAGGTACTTCATCATTCTGATGTACTACGTTATGGTTATAGATTACTCCGTTTATATAGATACGGTCTAGTTTATTAAAACTAAACCCTGGAGTATATTTAGTAAGCAGTTGTTTAATTAGCTTAGGAACCATAGGTCGTTCTTCCCAAAGCTTAGCAACTTCAGGAACTTCATAAGAGTATTTAACGAACTCATGGAAGTTATTAAAGATGAATAGTTTGAGTTCATCTTCATTATATCCTTTAGACATAACCTCATTAACAAAGTTATCCCTAATCTCTGCTTTTTCTGCTTCCGAAGGATCATCTAATAGCATATTCAATTCCATCGTATCTACAATAGGATCTAATGCAGGATTCTTCAGGTTATTAAAATAAATGCCCTTCATAAGTCACCTCGTATATTGGTAGGATTAATAGTCTTTTGTAATACCATTGCTAGTGATAATTACACGTTTAGGTTTAACTGGTTCTTCTGGAACTTCAACAGTAGGAGATACTGTAACCTTTTCTGTAGTTTGATTGAAGAAATCATCTTTAGCAGATACAGTTACACGTGGTTTAACTACAGGCTTGGAATTAGCAAAGAATGCATCTTTATCTGCTTTGGAGATATTTTGTGGACCAGTCTTATCGAAGTTAAACATACCATCTTCTTTATTGATAGTCATAGAAGAAGCTTCGTCAAAGAAGGAGTCTTTAGATTTATCAACTTTAGAAGTACGTTCTAAATAAGTTTGGTAAGCTTTATTAACTTCATCAATTGGCATTTTAATACCAGAAGCAATGAATTCAATGAACTCTTTACCAGGTTCAGCATCTTGAATATGAGTGAAGAATTCATATGGTTCACCAAGACGTTCACGTAATACATCAGTATTCAAGTCCATGTTTTGAGCCGCAGGAACTAGACCAAAGATTACACCAATACGTTTAGCTGTAGGTTTGAATTCCAAAGATTTGCTGTAGTCTAACATTTTACGAAGTTCTTTATATAAGTCTTCTGTATTCTTAATGCTAGCGATTTTAGCTTTTTCAATAGTCATGAAACCAGGAGTAGTAGACAATTTGTATAAGTCTGTATCATCAATATTTTGATCAGATTCTACTAAGTCTTGACCAAGAAGAACTGCCATACGTTGAGTAAATTCTTGGTTGGCCGCACGTTCAGCATCTTGTTTGCTACGAATACCATCTAAGAATTTCTTATTACTAATAGCTTGTACAGTATATTCATCGGATAATTCTTGGAAGTATTCTACAGTGTTTTGAATACCACGAGCATCTTGTTCGAAACCAGTGAATACAAACATGTGTACATTCATTTTCAATACTTGTTTACAGTACTTAGCTACAATAGTAGAAGCACCACAACCAGTACCACCTTCGGAAGAAGATACAATGATAATAGCTTCATCTTGAGGATCTGGGAAAGAGTCTAATTTGAATAAGTCTGCACGTAAAGCTTCCATAGCTAATCCTTTAGCCATATCACGTTCTTTACCACAACCACCACGGTTATCACCGAATACGATATTAATATCGTTGAATTCGTCTTTCATATCTTTTTGAGTGGTATTCAAAAGTAAAACGTCTTTACGATCAAATACACCTTGGTTAATAGCATGCATAGCTGCTTTATTACCAGCAGCTCCAATACCAATAAGTTTTGCTTTCATAATAATTACCTCGTGTTTAAAATAAGTAACCTATAACAGCCCATATTGGGCCTGATTAATATACAGTTACAGTGAGTGTAAAAAATAAATATGTAGTAGAACCAATAAGAGGCTCTACTACATATCTTAGACAACTATTTTTTATCTTTGTCTTGTTCTTGCTTCAATTGTTCTTGAAGCACTTTTTGATCATTATCATTAAGCTCTTGGAAACCTAAACCTAAGTCACCAACTTCATTGATTACGCCATATTTATTATCTGCCATAATTTTTTCCTCCATAAATGAATTATTTAGCTATATGTTCAGCTCTGTTATTTAAGTAGACTGCTACATCATATAGGCTATCGAATACTTTTACACCATTAGACTCTACTAAATCCATTAAGGCTTTCATAGAAGCTAATTGATGATTAGTATAAGTAAAATCACCACCAAAGTCACTATACAATACACATAGTATAGTATTTTCAGGTCTCTTATTACTATCATCTACTACTTCGGCAATAGAGTATACTCCTGACATAGCTGGTGTAATACAATATAGTCTTACGTCATCATGGTCACGATGATACTTCTCTTCGAACTTAGCACGTTCATCCCATACTGACACTACAGGGTTAAATGCTTTTACTTTGTCAGTTAGCATTCTAAGTAAATCATTTCTCCATACAGAGCCATTACAGGTACCACCTAAGAATACAGTTAACTGTGGTTCTTGTTCCTCACGTAACGGAGATACAACTTTTTTAGCAGACACACTGCTTAATTTAATTTCTGGCATTCCATCAATTTCCATAAATTATCCTCCTTTTTATATAAGTGTGGTATAGGTAACACAAGAAAACCCCATACAGGCAATGCCTATATGGAGTAGTCTTGTTGTGTTTAAAGTGAGTTAATTCGATAACTCTTGAAGAAGCGCTTGACCCTTATAGTTGATTAGAAGGGAAGTATAGTAGGGATTGAATGGTTATGAGATAGCCTACTATACTGAAAGTATCAACTATATAAGCCTCTTGATAGGTAGATTTATAAGTTATAGATTATACGAGGTGCTACCTATCACTATATTGTTTATATGATTTTATTTTTTACAAAAGACAAATAAAACCCTAGTACAGATTATATCCGTACTAGGGCTCTACTAGGTAAGTACATTTAGTTATTTAGGAGTCAAATGAAAAAATCTTAGCTACTTATATGTTAGGATCTAGATGAAGCCATTCTATACAAGTTTAATAGTTGCTGATAGGATTCTAAGTTCCTATCACTATTAAACTTAGTATGGTATAAGAATAAGATCTTATTATATACGAACGCTAGTTTAACGTAACCAGTCTTTTTAAATAAAGCCTGTTTTGCTTCAAGATAGGATTCATAGTCTTTAGTGATATCAATAATATCTTGCTGGATACGTTTACGTTGTTTAGGTGTAAGATTAGCTGTCTTAAGTTCTTGGTTTAATACAGCTAATGCTGCTAATGTACGTTTACTGGAATCAATATGTGCCATTGAATCAATAAAGAATTCAAATACACCTATAATACCAAATGTAACGTAGAACTTAAGAATCCATTCTAATACATTAGATTCTGTAGTGCTTTGTCTAGTATCTAATTTATTAGACTCTAACTTAGTCAATGCGGTAGTCAATGCAGGACCATATCCATAGATAGTGGCAAATGCATCAGACTTTTCTTCTTCGGTATCATATTCAGAAACAAGATTCTTTACTGATTGGTCAAACTTAGTATTCATTACTTTATTGACTACAGTTTTATCACCAGTTAGGAATTTGAACGCATCTGAGATATTACCATTTAAGATAGCATCTTTAACTAAGACTACACCGTTATTAATATAAGCCAAAGCGGATCTACAATCTAAACCATTGAATGCTTGCTGAATACCAGCCATTATATTAGCATCACTAATATTACGGATATCTTCTTTAGCACCATTAGTTAAATTATAGATAGCTTTATTCATATCAGTCATACCACGAACTAGGTTCTTGATACTAGGGAGATTGTATTCATACATAGCAGCTTTAGCACTAAAATGATGACCAATCTCGTGTAATAAGATGGCTACTAGCTCTTCATTAGTAAAGCTAGTATCACATAATAAACCATAAGAGAAATATACATTTAGATCATAACCGTCTTTTGGGTTAAATTGGTATGTACCATTCTTAAAGACAGGTTTACCCATACCATTTAGTTTATCTCTGAATACTAATGTATAAGCATTCTTCGCTGTAGTGAAGTCTACTAAGAAATTAGTATTAGCGAACCCAAATTGATTCTTCATGACTTTAGCTAGTTCTTTAGATTCGACTACTGTATCATTCTTGTACTTTTGTTTACGGATATCTCCGATAATAGATTCTAGTTTGATAAGACTTGGTGTCTTACCAAAATACTGTTCGTTATAAATAAACATTGCTTATTCCTCCTTGGCTTATTAAAGTGTTTCACGGAAACATCTTAATAAAATCAAGGAGGATAATGATGAAGCAAGATAACGAAGTTATACTTAAGAAGATATACCCTCTAATAGAGCAAGCTATCTCTAGAAGGGTTTCCCAATATAAACAATACATCAGTAAATTCATTGCAGCTAGAGCTGAAGACTTATATGCTATTGCACCATATAGACGTATTTACTTTACTGATAACGATAGAGATGAATTCTTCAGAATGCTAGGCATTCAACGTTCTGTCATCCAAAGAGAATTACGGAATACTTTCTATTTTAGTATTCCGTCTTTTAACCCGGCTGCTGCTAAAGATGAGACTACTATAGCTATGCTATGTATAGTTAGATTCTTCCTAATGAATAGAAAGAAATACTATAAAGAGCTAGACTTATCATTAGTCAATATAGCATTCTCTGGGTCTTTCTATCCATCTATTCATTATGGTTCATTCCAAGTTGTACAGCCTATTGAGTATAAACACGTAATGGATTATGTGGTTAATAATAAGATGTCTGCTAAATACGATCTTAAAGTCAAAGGTAATGTATTTAGTGCAGTACGTTCTATTGCTACAACATGGGCTGAGACTTATCAAGATAAGTTTGAAGATTTTGATGATGAAGATATCAAAGATATTGTACAGCAGTTACATACACGTATCAAATCATTCATGAAGAATATTGCTACGTTATACTATGAAGCATTTGAAAATCGTAATGAATATCTTAACTATGCTAGTGATGATTATAGTGAAGATAACTATAGATTGGCTGATACTGATAGTCTTATGGCTGAACGTGTAATTGATAAGACAGTGCAAGCTATTAGTACTATGGGTGTAAACTATTCTTACTGTAAGATGGCAGCTGATGTCAATGTATCTACTGATGAAATCAAAGCCATTATAGAATGGGTATTGAAGAATGATACTAAGTCTCTTACTGAAGTTAAAGAGTTCATTAGTCTTCTAGTATATCTATTCTTCCAAAGCACAGATAAGAAAGATGTAAAACGTGTTGAGTTTGTAAGATTTACTACAGCACCTAGACCTAATAGTAAAGTCAAAGAAGTAATCAGATCTAAGGAAATCTTAGAACGGTGGTTAATGAATGGCTCTAGACGTTACCATGTACGTAAGAACCGTGCAGCAACTAAAGCTAGTTACCAACGTTCGGTTCTAATGTATTTCGCTTTAATGATTCACTTCTCTAATCTATAGGAGGAACTAAATGACACCACAAAGAAAGAAAGCCGAAAAGCTAGTATTTGATGTAATGCTAGCTATGGATCCATCTGGTAAAGTTACTGACTATTATAAAAAGATATTCTCTGATATGAGTGATAAAGAGTTTACTAAGTTTGTATCTGGTAAATATCCATTTAGATTTATCACTCGTGTATTCGAGATTGAACCAACTATGGACCAAGTAGAGAAAGCTGCTAATGTAATGGGTGTACCTATCTTAGAGAAAGTCGAAATGCCATATATCTATACAGACGAGAATGGTCATGGTGCTACATCTCATGAAGCATTAGTAGGATACTTACATCTAAAACGTATGAAACAATTCTTGACAAAAAAGAATGCTATCTCTACTAATATAGCTATGCGTGATAATAAAACAGGTATGCTTATCTCTCATGATAAGAATGGTATTACATCTGATAGGGAAATGGAATCTCTTGTAGTTAGTGGTATGGATGCAACTATTAAAGAGTTATCCAGAGCACGTGCAGATTCTATGGAAGCTAAACAAGCTATGTACAATACTATCTCTACTTTAGGTTATATCACCCAAGATGATATCCCTGATGATCCTAGCGATCCTATGAGTAAGAACTTACTTAACGTATATATGCTAGGCTCACATCTATCTACTAACTTAATCAATATTGGTAACGTAACACCATTAACTTTAAGTGGTAAGAAAATATCCCGTCGTGAATAAAAAATAAAATAGATTAAGGCTAGAGGAATTTCCTCTAGCCTTATTGTCTTATTTTTGATTTTGAATCTTATATGCATCTTTCATAATGCACATGATTCTGTATTTTACAGAAGATTCAATTTTGTTAATAGTTTCGATCTTGAAGCCAAGACCGTTATGAGCATATTTTGCTCTGATGTTTGCGAAGATAGCACTTACTTGCTTCTTCATTTCAAGAATAGCATATTCGTGAGCTAGTGGATAGTTTACCACTTTATCACTTCTTAATGCAGTAAGAACTTTTTGTGTTGTCAAGATAGGTTTACACTTATCTAGTAATGCGATCAAGCTATCAGTTTGAGCTTTGATTTCATCAATGCTCAAAACTGTATACTTATATTGATTGTGGTTATGATCTACACCAACACGTCTGATACCTACGGAAATACTCATGATATATTCCTCCTGTTAAACTAATAAATAATATAACCATGATATTACCATTATAGTATATAACTGAAAAACCTAAGTTTTACGAAACGGCAAATACCCAGTATAGACACTGTCTATACTGGGTAAACTATTTTAGTTTAAGTAAGGAGTATTATTATACCATACGGTATCACGTAATAGGAGTAATGGTATTAGGGTAGGTTATGGACTACCCTAATCCATTAAGAGGAAACTTTGTCTATTATTGCAACAAGGAAAACAATAATAAACCCGCAAACACTGCAACGAGTATCTAACATGGCCGTTTGTTAAGATACTGGCACCTGTATAATATACGGTATATAAGAAGTAACAACCAAATCTGGCTACCGTTAAATCCAGATAAGGGTGTAATAGACAGCTGTCACTGCTATTACAGTAGTGTTAGGTTAAATGAGGGTATGATGAGAAAAAATAAACAGGTACTGGAACTTCCAGTACCTGTATTTGAATCTTACTCAGCTCTAAAGTTAACTTCTGTATCGTTATGTATTTGTGTTTTATTAGAGATTACAGATTCAAGAGTGCTTATAGCTCTCCATTCTTCTGCACCATCATATTCATGTCTATATATGATATAGTCTCTGGTATATATACGAATATTATCTGATATTTCCATATTACCGAAGCCGCTATCATATCTAAAGTCTGCATTCTTAACAAATGTTTCCCAAGACATATATACATCATCATACGCAACACATATTACATCTTTAGTATTTATCTTAAGACGGCTTAAACAATCTAAAGTCTCTTCTAAGAAATTAATATCACCATCATCAACATCAGTCTTAGCTTCTTCATATAAATAACGTACATGAGTTAATACATTAATTAATTCAATAAAAGTTGCTTCATAGACTCTAGTATCAGGACTAGGCACTAATCCTTTGTTTAGGTATAATTGGTATGTATATTCACCATGTCCTACTTGTTTTGCGGATACATAATACTTACCATCTCTACTTGTAGCTTCCCACCCAAATTCATAATTAACACTACCATCTAGGTATAGAGTATATTCCTTATTCCTAAAGTAATACTTATATAGTCTATTCTCATCACTACTTATAGATAGCTTATGCTTCAATACTATGTCATGAGCAGCTGATATAAGATAGCTGAATGCTTCAGTTCTTATAGAATCCCCATTCATAATATGAGCATTAATAGCAAACGATGGATCATCTCTATCTAACTCAGGTGTTAGTTTTACTTTTGTTAGGTTTTTCTCACTATCAAAGTTTAATATAAGAGCGTATTCTACACCACTAATATAAACACCTATACCAATTTCTCTTTTTACATTATTCATGAGTTTATCTCTATCATCTGGGTGTAATAAACCATAACGAGTGAGTTTTTCAATCACATTTTGCTGTTTCATCTTTACCACCATCCACTATAACGTCTAGAAGACTATCTAAATGTACATAAGTTCCTAATGATTGACCAAAGCAATCTCCAGAATTAGGTTTTGGTATTTCATATAGATTATATAAATACTGACCATAACCAGCTTGGTTAGCATATATAATATAACAACCATCCTTAGATCTAGCTTCCCAGTTTAGTTCAGTACCATCATCAATATGTAAAGTATAAGTTCTTCTGTTGAATAGTTTATAGAACCTATTTTCTTTATTTCTAAGCAACTTAATCTTATGCTTTATAAGAATACTGTAAACTTTAGATAGAAAGATTTTAAATACCTTAGTACTTATAACTCTAGTAGAATTAGCTGTAGAAGCTATAAATGCTGGTGCTACTAGATCGTTAGCTTTAGGAGCTAATTTTACACTAGTTAGATTGGTTAGATTATCAAACTCTAATCTTAGAAGATACTTTATACATAGTATATCGATACCAGTGTATATACATTCACATTTATCATTATATTTAGAATTTTCAGTAACTGTAATGATACCAAGATCATCTAATATTTTGATGACTTTCTGCTGTTTCATTTTATCACCTCGATAAAATTATAGGATGGGATATCACTCCCATCCTATAAAACAATTAGATTCTTTTTACTACACGGATAAGATTAGGAACTCTATTACCTTTGGATATAGAAGAGCCTAATGGGATGTCACGTACTGCTACATCTTCTTTACCTGTAGCCGATTCAATCATGACTACATCTGTATCTCTTACGATTAAGATATCTCTGATTGCATCACCACGACCTAGTTTGATTACATTATTACCAGCTCTTGCTCTAGAAGACATAGGTAATGCACTAATATCAATCTTATTGATATAACCATTATGAGTTACTACAATAGCATTAGTACAACCACCATAGACTACAGACATACCATCGACATTATCATTGGTATTCATAGCCTTAACTCCTCGAGTAGCACGTTTCAATACTGGAATATCATCAGATTTGAATCGTAATGCTTTCTTATGAGAGTAAGTAATGATTTGGTTATCACCATTTTGAGTAATGACAATAGATTGTACTTTATCACCATTCTCTAGCTTACTATAGATAAGACCACCAGATGCTACTGAACAGAAGTCGTCTAATTCAAGACGTTTAATATAACCAGCTTGTGTTAATACTACCATAGTATAAGACTTAGACTTAGCTAATTCTTTTACCTTAGATTCACTAATGATATTGGTAACGATAGATGTCATCTTCTTATTCAAAGACAATGCATCTGTACCATTTTGCCCTTTACCAGTTAATGGAATCTTATGTACAGGCATACTGAATACTCTACCAAACCCGTCAAACATCAATAAGTTATCTCTATTATCTGCATTCAAGATAAATGCTGAACATGGTTCACCACGGTTAAGATTCAATGGTTCATTTACACCATACTTCTTAATCTTATTAGATTCAGTAACTACGATATTGAACTTGCCCTCAGGGATATTATTAATATCATCTTTAGAGATTACTCTACAACGTCTAGGAACACCATACTTCTTCTTGAAATATAGTAATTCATTACGAATCTCTTCATTGAGAGCTTCTTCGCTATGAATCTTAACTAAGCATTCTTCCATCTTAGCTTTAAGTTCTTTAGCCTCTTCAATATATCTATTCAAGTTACCCATAGATAGGTTCTTGATTTGTGTATTGATGATTGTCTTAGCTTGTAATGGAGTAATCTTAAACTTAGTTACAAGATAATCAATGATAGGCTGATCTTCACGGTCTTTACGTTTCTTAATCATATTGATAATCTTGTCAATCTCACCAGATTTCAATAGAGTGATATATGCTTCACGTTCATGGAACTTAGTCTTAGCTCTTTGAAGAAGATTATAGTACAAACGTAGCTTAGTAATCTTTCTAAACTGTAAGAACTCTAGTAAGTATTGCTTATAAGTAAGCTTATGGATATTACCATTAAACTGTACTTGTAAGTTTACTCGATAAGAGCATTCCAAACTAGTATTAGCAAACAATGTATCTCTAACAAAGTTAGGGTCAGACCCTGGTTTTAATACCAAGATATGCTCTAACTTAGTTGGTGTATGATTTTCAAAGCTATTGATAATTTGTGGTAGCTTACCCTCAGATACTAATGTATCGATATTATCAGTAATAGTACCTAAGTATACTGAGTTAGGTACACTATGAATGAATAATGCAGGTTTCTTATCATAAGTACCGATATCAATATGACCACGTACACGATAAGATCCAAAACCATTATTACTAATCTTCTTAAAATCGGTTTCGATAATATCACATGGCATATTATGATCAGGAATCAATACAACGTGAGCATTAGGATTATCTAATAGCTTAATAGTTGCATCAATAACCTCACCTAAGTTATGTGGTGGAACTTCAGGTCTAAACCCTACAGCAATACCGAAGATACCATTGATTAATAACAATGGAATCTTTGCAGGTAAGAAGTCAGGCTCTACTTTACTATTATCAAATGTCGGACTCCAGTCAACGATGTTTGGAGAACCATTTACACCATCTAATTCATCTAGTAAAGCTTCTTTAGCAAAGTCAGCTAATGCTACTTCTGTATAACGAGCAGCTGCTGGACCATCACCTTGGAAGTTACCAAAGTTACCTTGCTTTCTGATTAACGGTACATTACATTCGAACCAGTTAACCATTGGTTTAATAGATTGATAAATTGCACTATCGCCATGTGGATGATATGATTTCATTACCTCACCAACGATACCTGCAGATTTAAAAGTTCTATTTGTATTTTGTGGAAAGTCTGCATACATCGAATATAGAATTTTACGTTGTACGTCTTTAAGACCATCACGAAAATCAGGTACAGACCTGTGCTTGGCTATATAAATAGCATATAGCTTCAGGTCTTCTCTAAATTTATCTAGCGTATTTACTTTAATTTCTTGTGCCAAGTATATCCCTCCAGTCTATATGTATGTTTTTCGTTTGGTAAATTTTTAGTTTCCCAGTTTGACATATTGGGATATGAATAGGAAGCCACTATGGTCTTAATTTACCATAGTGGCTTATATAGACTATTGGATTTCGTTAATATTAATCTTAGTGATTTTGTAACCACCTTTATTATTAGGACGTACGAATACAAACGCATCGGCTTGTTTCATATTCTTAATAATTTCATAGTTACGTTCACCAGTTAGGATAGTAATACTTAGCATATTATCTTTGAAACCAGATTCTTTTACAGAACCAACGATTACAGAACCAAGAGCTTCCTTGTTTTGAGTAAATACGTTACGTTTACCAAATACATTTACTTCGACCATATCGAAGATTTCACCTGTTTCTAAAGTATTGACTAACCAATCAGTTACTTCGTTGGATAGTTTACCACTGTAAGTTACAGGAAGAGTAAGTTCAAATAATTTAGTTGCAGGTTTACGGTTAGGTTTAATATTGTTTCTCATTGTCTTTACCTTTCAATTAATTCTTAGTAGTGCTACCAATGCCACCAGTACGTACTTCAGTTACATCATCATCATCTGTAGTCAAATACTTAACAAAGATACCTTGAGCAAATGCTTCATCTTTAACCAAATACATAGGCTCAGTACCATTGTTTTTAATCTTGATACTGATATTACCTTCATTGGTCTCATTGTTATAGAAATCTGCATCGATAATACCCAAAGTGTTTGTTAACGACATTTGATATTTGTATCCATAGCTGCTACGTGGTGCAATGAATAGTACTTCATCTTCATTCATTTCAACTTTAATATCTGTACGGATATTAAGAGTTGCACCTGGCATGATTTCTGCATCTATAGGAGAGAAGAAGTCATAACCAGCAGAATGCTTAGTTGAACGTTTTGGTAGTAATGTGCCCTCAGGTGCTGTGGACACTAAGTGGAATTTTCTCGCCATCAGTTCCTCCGAGATCTATTATGCGGGTATAGCAATAAGTCATCTGATCTGAACACCCCATAGTGTTTCGTTCCAGTACCGTTAAACTTAGCTGCAAATTCCGCACAATTAAAATCATCAAAATCAGCATAAACTTTATATAGATAGCTATCACCATCATATATCCAGTTTATGGTTACTAAAGATTTATGATATAAGACCGATGGAATATATTCAGCATCTTGAACGCTCATGCATCTTACTTTAAGATCTCCAATATAAGAATAGTATACTCCACGGTCAATATCAATCTGTAATCGTTGTTTCATATAATCATATGCATATGCAATAGTCTTATATCGATACTTAGCTTCCTCTTCTGTTTCGTTCATGAGATTATCCCATACAACGTCCTGAGGATCACTAAATAACGTAGCTATATACATCTTTTGATAAATAGCCTTGATATCAGGAATAGGCTTATGGGTGTATTGGTTAATACCATTGATAAGTGGAATGCTTTCATTCTTACCCATAATAATATACCAGACAATACTAGATAAACACTCATATTCATAGTAATGAAAGTCTATCTTATCATTATCTTTATACTTCTCTATTAAAAACTTAGACTTTGGTAAGTAATCTATAAATACCACTCGTCTAGCTTTATTCACCACTGCATTGAATCTATGTAAAGATACCGCATTATTTATATTAAACCCAATACCAACGCATATAATAGCTTCGTCTTCATTGACCCTATCTAATACTGTAGCATTAGGTTTAAATATATATGGTAGAAGTTTTATATCCCTAGAATCATTAATGTCATTTAATAGACAATATTCAGGGTCTAATCTTTTTTCTTCATCAATCAGAACTTTCTCCGGGTTCTGAAGTATTAGATGGGCAGCTAACCGCCCATCTTGTGTATCTGCATAATATATGATCATGGCAGTTCTCTCCTAGAAAATGTAATTGGAGATATCTAATCCTGCAATTAGGTCCATCTTACTAGAATCGATTTCACGAATCTTAGCAATTTCATATTTGATATCTTCCACTGTGTATTGTTCGAGAACCCTTTCTTTATCTTTACCGATTACTGTATCATACAATTGGTCTTCGTTCATTTCCCCTAGACCTTTGAATCGAGTGATGTTCTTTGGTGCTAGTTCCTTAAACTTATTCAATAAGCCATATAAGGACATAGTCTCACCATCAACTACATAATGGCTAGGTTGAGAACTAATGATATCAGTTACCAATTTATAATGCATTGTTTCAAAGAAGCTTAATAAGCGTTCATTGATGTATATAGTTTGGTACTTGTTATCTTCATAAAGACCAGTAATAGTCCAGTTGCCTTTATCATTCTTACATTCCAAATACTTATGATTCTTTGTAATCTTAGATTTGAATTGACTGAATGATAGGCCTTTACCCACATATAACAAAATTTCTTCCAATAAATACGGATTGATGGCGAATGAATTCGCTGCAGACTCTAAACGTTCAATATAGAACTCTGTAGAATTCAATAGCTTGATTAATTGATTATTGGTAAAGTTCACCTTACCAGGTAAGGTTACTTTATGGTTCTTTGAAAATTGTTTCTGTAAGTATGCATTGTACTCTGTACGGTCAGTGAAGTACTTAAAGTTCCTACCATCAATCTTACCGCCATACAAAGGTGGTACAGATGCATATACACGACCATCTAATACTAATGGTTCCATGTATAATAAGAAGAACGATAATAACAATGTACGAATATGTGCACCATCAGGGTCAGCATCTGTACAAATTACTACACGTTCCCAATTACACTTACTAATATCAAAGTTTTTACCATAACCTGCACCAATAATAGAAATAATAGACGCAACTTCTTCATTCTTAAGTACATCTTCTCTTTTCTTAGCCAAAGCACTAATGATTTTACCACGAATAGGGAAGATACCTTGGGAATCATTGTCACGTCTATTACGAGCATTACCAGCAGCAGAGTCACCTTCCACGATGAATAGTTCGTTATGCTTCTTGCCTTTAGGTCTTACAAACTTAGCTGGAAGACCAGTAATAGCTGAAGCATTCTTAACTTGAATACGGACACGTCCTGCTTCATTTTTCGTACGAAGTTCTGCTACTTCTTTAAAGTATTTACAAAGTTTTTGTAGATCCGACGAAGAGGTCTTAGCCCATTGGTCTAAACCATCTATCGTGATATCTTTAACAAAAGGGACTAGGTCTTCATTTGAAATGATTTCCTTTGCTTGTCCTGTAAATTCTGGATATAAGTGATATACAGAGTTTACACAGCATAGTCCACTGAGAATATCAGCATTTGTAATCTTTAGTTTTGAATTCTTACCTAAGAAGTATTTATTCATATAATCTCTAAAGAATTTGGTAAGCCCTTCAACGAAACCCTTAATATGAGTTCCGCTAGGTGTAGGACAGAAGTTTGCATATCCAGCAAAGATATCATCTGCTTTTGTACTATCAAAAGTAAATAAGATATCAGCTTTCATCTGTCCATCTTCTTTAAGCTTGGAGATATGTATTGGAGCAATCATAGGTTTAGTTGCTAAGGAATCTAGGATACCAGCAATACCTTTATCGTTCACAATACGTACTTTATGACATTTACCATTAGCATCAGTACCAAAGTAGTTTACTTTAGCACCAATATCAAGTAAAGGTATTAGACTTTCTAATAAGTCTAATACATCTTGCCAAGTTGTAGTGATTTCACCCATAATAACTTTACCAGCTTGATAACCGTTGTAACCTTGTTTCTTAGTTGGCATAGTATGAATAGGGTTGAATGTAATAATTGTACCTTGGTAGTTATCCTTATTAGGGATAGACTTAACCTTGGCAGTTTCAGGGTCACCTAAGTATAAAGACATCTCTTGTCCTTTACCTAGACGGTAAGATTTAACTACAAAGTGCTCACTACATGCACTCGTAGCTTTAGAACCTAAACCATGTCGACCAGATGAGAAAGCACCTGGTTTCTTTTCATAGTTGGTTGACGTATTCTGACTAGTAAATGCAGTAACCATAATGTCAAATGGAATACCACGACCGTTATCTTGTATGGTAACTTCGTGATTTCTCTCATCATAGTATACCCAAATTTCATCACATGGAGAATCTTTCTTCATCAACTCATCGGCTGAGTTCTGAAAGATTTCCCTAATCATATTAATAAATCCTCGATTACCAGAGTAACCTAGGTAAGTACCAATATTCTGTCGTACGCCTTCAGTTGGAGTAAGAGTTAAAAAGTCATCACCATAATTGGCAATATTATCTTGCATCTCTTTTGTTATTTTGGCCATTTTATCACCTCTCACTTAACTGTTAATCTTTGTTTAAAAAATACATATTGTAAAAGCCCCAGTAATGGGGCTTTCTGAATCAGTCTACATAATTGAAAGGCTGTATATTGCACCATTCAATGGTACCCCCAAGCTCTTCTTCAATATAGCTTATAAAGCTATCTTCTAGACTTTCATTTGGTCCACAAAACATGGATGGCACAAATGGTTTAACGTCTTTAATATTGAATTCGTCTCTAAGGACATCATTCAAATACTTAGGTACGTCTTTATAAGTTTGTGGATAATACATATTATCACACATGCTAAAGTATTCTGGTTTATCTTTACCTTCTTCTGTTTTACTCCAGCCTAAATCTACATTTACTGTATCATCAAAGATAATATGATCTTTATCATTAGTATCATATATAGCAAAGCCAGGTTCTTCTGCATAATAGACAAACTTAATGCTACTATTAGGGACTATCTTATCTATCAGAATATTAAATCCTGTAGTAATATATGTCCACTTATTGCAATACTCTGTTTGGAAATACCATGCAAGAGTACCATCAGGTAAAGTAGTAGACCAAATTTCATTATCATCTGGTGGCCATACCATTTCACCACGTAATGTGGTCCCATCTTCACAGTCATCAGATAATTTAGCAAAGTCTTCTTCTGTTTCCCATAGTCCTAAGTCTTTAAGAACATATGGTAGCCAGATTTTCTTATCATTATATAGAGATATCAATTTATCTCTAAGTATCTCTATCTCCTCTCTTACAGGAGAATAGAATGCTACGTTTTGATAACAATCATTAGCCATTTTTATCACCTCAGTAAAAATAAAAGATTCCCCATAGGAGATGTACTCCTATGGGGTTGTCTTTATTTATAATTAGCCTAAGCTGATTGTGTCAGTTGTAATAGTTTCCTTTTGAGGGGCTGCTACAGCTGGACCAGGAACAGTTGCACCTACGGAAGCATTAGCATTGAATGGGTTAGCATTCGCTACCATTGCTTGTTGGTTTTGCAATTGTTGTACTGGAGACACAGGTGGTTGTTGCATTTGTGCTTGTGGGTTAAATGCTTGACCGCCCATCATTTGTTGTTGCTGTTGTTGGTTCATCATTTGACCTTGACCTTGGTTAGGCATACCTTGCATAGGTGGTTGTGCATTATAACCGAATGGAGCTTGTGCTTGTTGTTGCCATTGTTGTTGAGGCATTGTTTGTACAGGCATTTGACCATTCATAGTTTGTGCATTATAGTATCCACCATTGGCCATGTTGTAGAAATTAGGGTTAGCTTGTGCACCCCATGGGTTAGCATATGCTGGTTGTACATTACCATTCAAGATATTGTCGAAAGATGTGAATGCATCTGGACGTACAGCTTGTTGAGGTTGTACATTTTGAGCACGGCTCATACCACGAGATACATCATCAAAGTTCTTGAATGCTAAATGATACAAATCAAGAGATTTTTCAGCAATTGGTAAGCTCATCATAAATTCTGTGTTAATTTCAGCTGGCAATGTAATGCTGAACAATTTGATTTGTTGCCAAATGTGGCGCATTGTGCGCACTGCATTTTGAACTTCTTCATCACTGTAAGGTGTTGTAGGAATACGTTCACCACATTGTGTACAACGTACCCAACCTTTACCATCAGCTACAGTTAAGAAGCCAGTGTGGTCTTTATGTGGACATTTTGCCCACGCTTCTTTTTCTGGCGGAATTTCCAAAGAGAAAGAAGCCTTTTGTTGAGGTTTCAACAACTCACGATCTGCCTGAGTCATTGGATCTGTAGGTGTTACAGGTGCATAGTTACCTACAGGCATTTGAGCAGTGTTGAATGTTGGATTTGCAAATCCAGTGTTTTGATTATACATATTGTTTCCTCCTATAATCAAACGTAGAATAAAAGTATGAGTACCATACCGTGTATAGGGAATTTCCCTATACACAGATATAGTATATAATTATAGATTTGTTTCATAGATTTTAAAATTTACAAATCTAAATTATTTCATAATAGTGGTATCTTATAATACCATCGCTTTAACTGTAGCGATCAAATTATCTACTACTGTAGATTCAACTGGGTTAGCATCTTCAGTTACTGTGATAGATGGTGCTGTACCACCATGAATATTAGCAAGTGTAGTACTCAAAGCTGCCAAGGCACTATTAAAGTCGTGCTTGGAAACTTGATCACTTGCTGCAGTTGTATATTCAGGTGTAATAGCATCAAAGGCAGTAGCTGCAATAGTGTGACCTGCTAACTTGTCACTGATAATTTTATTAAGCTTAGTAAATAAGTCAATAGCACCATTAGCACTTAAACCATTAACTGGTGTAGCTGGTGGTGTTACTGGAACACTTGGAGGAGCTACAATTGGTGTAGGTGTAGATGCTCCAGGTGTTGGAGATGGTGTAGCTGTACTACCAGGTGTAACAGGAACTGTTGTACCAATAGCAGGGGCTACAGGTGTTGTACTACCACTTTGACCACCTTGGGAAGGTGTATGGGTAGTACCGCTACTTGGAGTTACTGGGCTAGTAGTACTAGAACCTGTACCCGTAGTAGGGCTTGGTGTAGCAGGAGTTACTGCTGAACCAGGTGTTGGAGTTGCTGGACTTGGAGCTGCAGGTGTTATACCTGTGCTACCTGTACCAGAAGAACTACCAGGTGTTACTGGTGTAGTTGTAGAACCTGTACCACTACTTGGCGTAGGAGATACAGGAGTTGTTGTACCACTAGTTCCATGACCAGGTATTGGGCTCACAGGTGGAGTAACATGTCCTGGGGTAGGAGCTGGTGCTACAGGTAAAATTGTACCAGTATTAGTTTCATCTACATGAACCCCTAAGTATTTCAAGTCAGGTACATGTGGTGTAGGATATGGATAAGAATCATTAATATCACGAGTTACACTATGTACTGCTGTAGGGTCATATAGAGGATCATCCAATCTGTATTGAACTACAGGAACGTTATCACTAGTTGTATCCGCTACTGGAGCACTAGGTGCTGTTTGAGGACTAGCCATTGGAACGTCTTTTGGATTGTTTTTCAAATCATAAGTAGGAACACCAATACCACGAGAACGTTGTTCATTACGTAAACGCATAAGAGCAGCTTCTGCTTGGCGTTCTTGTTCCTCTCTGAGTTTGTAGATTTCATCGAGCTCACCTTTACGTACTGCGCCAAATGCGTACATATCAGTTGTAGGAGCTTGTTCATTCAAGAAGAGATTAATAATCTTATCTTCAAAACCAAACTCTTTCATAATAGCTCGAGCATTTTGTAAATCCATATTAATATGAAGATATTGAATCATTTCATAAGGTACTACTGTGAGCTGGAATGGTTCACGGTAAGTATCTGTAGATGGATCTGAATTTTGATGTGCTACAATAAGCACTTCATTATTATCATCCCAAATAGTTGGGACAAAGCCTAGGTTATATTTGTGATTATTATCACCATAGACAAGCATACCACTGACAGGAGTATCATGATTACTATTGACAGCTTTTCGCTTATCTCTTACTAGTTTAACTGCAGTTTTTTCCATAACTAGTATATTCTCCTTTTCTCTTAAGAGTTTTTACAAATTGATCGACAATGTCTTGAATCCAATCCGGCAGAGTCAAGACAGTTACGCCCATATTGTCATTAGTTGAGACAATTATATACCTGTTATAGATGGCACTTTTACAGCCTGGGTTGTACCTAACAACCCGTTTTAGGTGGTGATACAATAGAGAATGTCCTTTCGTCTCCTCCATTGTAACACCACGTTCAAATGCTCTTTTAAGAAACGTCTTCTGTTTCTTCTTCGATTTGATATTGACTCTTTCTTTCATTCTCTTAGAGAAATGAGTAGATAGAGTATAATCATTATCGAGTTCGCATTTTTTCGTAAGGGTCTCTTGCATGTAACCCCAACCGCTCTTGATAAATCTTTTCTTGGACTTGATTCAAGATTTCTGGTTGGAACACTCCTTGCTTGAGATAGTCTCTGAATTGTACTAGAGCCGTATATACTAATTGGTTAATACGTGCTAAAGCTCTATAGTAGTTCAGAAATCCATCGTCATAGTAATTGAACTCTTCACCCTTTTCCATACATACATGCTTAAATGTTTCAGCATATTGTACGTTTCTACCATAGAAGTATGCTTGTAATTGAGCTGCTTGTAATAGAGAGTCTATAAAGCGTTCATTGGTAAATACTTCTACGTACATATTACAATCAATATTAGCATGAGTAAAATCAGTAATGATTTGCTTAGCTAATCTTGTGTATTCTTTAATGGCTTTATCGCCATAGTATAGTAAGAAGTTCTTATTCTGTTTATTATTATTGATTTCACGGTCAATACAATTCTTACGCTTCTTACCTTTCTTACCCTTAGCTAATCTAGCATCAAATGGTTTAGTACCAGTGATGATTTGTTTAGTTAAGCCAGTTTCTTCCTTAAACTTATCCTCATAGCCTCTACGGAAATAAATCTCCGCTTCACTAGTTGGTTCAGTTGGAAAACTTGGAACCATTATAGGTTGATTGTTTTGTCTGAAGAATGCTATATGCTCTTCAGCTCTTGCTTGACCCATCTTATAAGCTTCACTATTAGCAGTGATATTATATTTTGGGTCCACCTCGATATTAGGATTGTACATATTAGATTTCTTCCCCTTCGTTCAAAGATGTAACTGCTTGGAGCAGTCTAGATCCTGGTTGTGATAAATGAACAGCATTCTCATAGTTTTGTCGTTCAGTCTCACTCATATTTTGGATCTCATGTAGACTATCCAAGTAGTCACCTAATCTAAATCCATCATTGTAAATATAGTTTCCATCTTCGTCACCTAAGTCTTCTAAGTATAAGATGAAATCTTTCAATGATCTAAACCCATTAACTGGGTCTTCAGGTTTAATAGACCAGTTAGAGATAAGAGATTCTTCAAAGTCAATAATATCTACGTTTGCAATTACATACTCACGTACTACATCTTGACCTGTAATGAACTCAAATGTCTTCTCTTGGTCATAACCCTCAATAAAGTAAATAAATAAAGTGTATTTTCGATCTTGTGGATCGATATACTCTTTCTCTTTTGGTTCGTCCTCGACTTTGACGAACATAGATCGGATCGGCTTATCGCTGACCCCTTTAATATTATTATTATATGGCATAGTATACGCCTCCTTTCATACTTATAATATATAACTCTAGTAGAACTTAGGTTTGCGTTTTACATATATCATATAATCAGAGAATCTGGTTATACCAGTATAGATTAAGTTAGGCATAATATCCTTACGTAACCACTCTTCAATGAAAATACCAGAATAATACTGAGATCCTTGAGAGAGATGTGTGGTAATAGCATATGCCAATTCAATCTTATTCCCTGGAGAGTAAGGACTATTACGTAGTCTATTCTTATCATCATAGTCTGCATTGAAATAATCATAGTCACACTTGACATCTCTGAATAGTAATCTGCCCTGTCTAAAGTTTATCTTAAAGATATTACGTTCACTACCACGAGAAGATACATCTGGGAAGTTCTCTACTGTACCACGTAAGCCATTAACTAAATTAATACCATCACACTCTATACTCCAGTTATTCTTTCTACAGATAACTGGCTCACCATGCATAGGTAACTTAGACTTTACACCACGTAAGTCTCGTAGATAATCATTAATGGTTTCTCTCGTAGCGTTCTTACATGTCAATATTATAGGAGACTGTATCAAGAAGTCATCAGTAAGCATATCTTCATCTATGACTACAGCATTATTATAAGTGCCATAGTGTATAGGAAGCCCTTTAATAGCTCTATCAGCTAGATAGATGATACCAGAGTTCTCTCCTTGACGCATAATATCTGTTAAAAAATGAACCTTACCATCTACTAAGTAACCTGGTTCATCAGCTACAGGTGGTAACTGATTCAAATCACCACAGGCTATAATCTTAATACCGAAAGATTCAATATCTTTAACCATAGACTTAGGTGTCATAGAAGCTTCATCTATTAAGATAAGCTTAACACCCTCTAGTTGCTCACGTTTAACAAACTTAGTTGTGACTTTAGGCTTGTTAAAGTATGGATCCATTATAGGTCTACCTAACCCATCATATTGTATTTGCTCTACAGGTTCATAGATAGATGCGTGTATAGTCTTAGCTGTGAATAAACCACGATTACGCATAACTATAGCTGCTGTACCAGTAAAGCTCATAGGTAATAGCTCATCAATAGATAACCCTAAACGGTTAATAATCTCAAATAGTACGACAGTCTTACCAGTACCAGCGGCACCAGTATACTGAAATACTAATTCAGAGCTATTATTAAACCAGTTGACAGCAGCGTCAACAACTGCCTGCTGTCCTGGATTTAATTGGAATTTCATTATCTCACCCTCTTGAATACAACAAAGGTTTCATAATGACGATCATCTGTATATACTGTAAGTAATTGGTATCCACGAGCTGTCATATTGTCAATACCATATGTAGCATACTTAGTCTTATAAAGCATAGACTTAGTATCTCCAACAGCTGGTGTATATTCTTGTAAAGATGTATTGTTTTGTGCTACAGCTACATTAAACTTTTGGTCTGATGTTTCTTGTCTTACTAAATCAGTATGATAGTATATAAGAGACCCAATACCTATAAGAATAATAGCTATGACAATCCCGATAAATGTTTTCATATTATTTTACCCTTTCATACATAACCGTAGTTGATGGTGATTGGAATAGTGTAGCCGAAGTCTCTGATATTTGTTTTACTTTATAACCACGAGACTCCATATCAGCTATACCATCATTAGCAAATACTGGACTATATTTGACTAGCTTAATACCACCAACATCTGGTGTAGCCTTTTCTAATGACTTATCATTAATCATAACAGCTACTTCAGGTGCTTTCTCAGCAGTAGGTCTAGTATCTATGCCACAGCTTGCAACAAAGAATGTAACTACTGTGAGAGTTATAATCATTAAAGTTCTCATATTATTGTACCCGTGTATAAACAACTACAGTTCTTCCATCATAACTAGTGCTACGTACAGTAACACCTTTAATTTTAAAACCACGATCTTTCATATCAGCTATGCCATGGTTTACTTCATCATCATAGCTATAAGAAACCACAACAGTATCATTTATAGCTGGGGTTAAATCTTTTAATGCTTTTTCATTAAGATCAACCGCTCTATCATGAGTTGAACTAAAACTTGTAGTACAACCTGTAACTGAAACTAGAGAAATCATAATCATCACTAAAAACACAAATTTTTTCATTTTACTTCACCCGTTTATATACTACAATAGCTTGGTCTTTAAAATTATCATAAATAATAGTCTCTACAGTATATCCTTGAGCGATCATGTTATTAATGGCATCGCTTGTTGGATAATCATAAGTTACTGCTACTTGTCCACCAACAGGAGGGATATGCTCTTCCAATATAGGTCTGATTTGTGCAGTTCTACCACCATCATGACTTCTGAATACACCAAATACTGCACCAGCTATAGTTATAGCAGTAATAATTGCTAATCCAGTAAATACTGCATACATAATATATTTATTTAACTTTTCTTGAGTCTCTAGAATTTGTTTCATCTTTATTGACCTCTCTTAGCTCTACTGCGTTCTTTGATAGCTTCCATTTCAGATTGAGTAAAGTCTATCTCTTTCAAATTGGAAGTATCATATCCGCATAAATAATTTATACAGTCCATATACTTAAGACTGTCATTGTAATAGATACCAGATGAGTAAGTTACACCATTATCCATTACAATTTGTACTTGACCCTTAATATCTCTTTTCTTAGGGTTGACTTTAGCATAAGTAACCACCGTAGGAGTTTCTTGGACCAAATCTAGATACATATCGAATAGTGTCTTCATAATAGCCACATTATTCAATGGATCATAGATAACTGGGTTTTGTAGAGTCAATGCTTGAGCATCTTGCTCAAAACATAATGGTCTACCTTTAATAAATACAGGAATTAACTGTCCTACATCAGTTTCAAACATAATCTGTAGAGACTTTGCTGGATTGTATACTAAACCACAAGTATAGAATACATCTTTCTCAAACTCTTGTCTCGTATAAGTTGGAAACTTTTGAACACTAACAAACATGCTTCCCATAAGAGTACCTTTCTACCTCTGAAACAGTATTGTAATCAGGAGGATTTACGACATGAACGAATATAACACTAATACCGACTTCCAACACACCGAAATCGGTATATTAACATCGCCTTGTGATAAATATAAGCCAGGATTTCAAACTTTCTATTTGCCTTCATTGAATCCTATGAATCTTAAGTCTAACACAAAGCAAACTATAAACGTACAACCATCAAATCTTGTCAATAAAGAACCTATCAAAGGTGGCAAGATTCAGGTTGGGTCTAATATATTAGTTGAAATGCCTAAAGAAGTTGCTAGACAATATCCATATAAATATATCCCACCTGGGACTAGATTTATAATCGGTTTCCCTAGTGGTGATATTACTAAACCAATTGTTATAGGGAGGGATTACGATGCCTACAGAGATAAGTAGTATCCAAGAATTCATTAGTATGAAACCAATGAATAACTCAGACTTTCATGCTTATTCATACTATATGAAATCGTCATCCAAAGGGACATTGGAAATCCCTTTTAGAAACTTAATCACTACAGATTATCTTAGTGACTTCAAGAGAGAAGCATATAAGATAACCTTAACTGATGAAGAGTTTCGTAAATATAAATATAAACCAAAGCTCTTAGCTAATGATATCTATGGTAATAGTGAATTCCACTATATCATACTAGCTATCAATGGTTTATATAGTATCAAAGACTTTAATAAGAAGACCATATACTTGATTCCAAAGAAAGAACTACTTAATTTACTTTCGTATGTCTATGCTTCTAATAAGAAGTATATAGATTCTTATAACTACTCACATGATATAACCTAATCTATCCACGGAAGAGTACACTGTACTCTTCTGTGTTTTTTATCCAATATCATACTTTGGTTCTTCTATAAACATAGGGATTGGTTCTGCACTTCTAAACATAGGTTTGATTTTATCTTTCATACCATGTTGCTCAGCAAAGTACCCTACAGATAATAGACTTTGATTTGGTAGTGCCACAAACATAGATGGAGACTTAAACTCACCTTGACGTGGAGACCATTTCTTAATAAGATTTAGATACTCTCTTGCCTGAGCTCTATCTAAAGCCTCATTGGCTCTACCCTTACGTACATATACCATCTCATCAAATTCTTCTGGTGGGATATATGGACATATATCAGATTCTAATGCATTAACAGGAATCTCTAAGTTATACTTAATCATATCTAATGAACGATCAGTATACTCAGACTTCTTGAATCCATTAATCTTATCTTGATTAAACTTGTCAACTGTCATTTCTAGTTTAGCTATAGCAAATGGATTAACTCCTCGAGCAATAGCTTTAGTACCACTAGGTAATGTACCAGAATATTCTGGTGTCATCTTTTTCTTTTGACGTTCTAATCTAGCTTGTTCTTTATCTACAGGTTTAGCTTCCTCTTTAGGTTCTTCTTTAACAGGAATCTTAGGGTCTGTAGACTTTAATTCACTTTCAGCACTCTTAACTTCTTCTGGTTTAGTATTTCTTACAGATTCAGCATTTTGTGCAGCTAATGATAAGTCTGTCATAGTCAATCTATGAACAGGTGTTGTACATCCCTCATCGCAGAGCAACTCAACTGGTTTCTCTGGATTGAATGGATGATAGAATCTCTTAGGTGCATTAGTACCATAACGACTCTTAATGAGAGAGAAGCCCATATAAGGATTATCTGCGGCATCTTTCTCTGGAATAATGATAATACCACTATCGATATTTTCTAGAATCTTGATAGACTCACCGATATTATTACGACCGACACATTCTACCAAGTTATTACGACTAATCTTACGTCCCTCATCGATAGCTTTAGCTGCTTCACGGTTTAACTGTGATGCAGTTATAACTGGAATATCTTTGTCTATAGCAAATTGTTTAAACTCATCTACTACAGAACCTAATGCCATGTATGGGTCTTTACCAAGAATATCAAAATCACGACATTTAATACGTTTGATATAGTCTTGTACCATACAAATGACTTCTTTATTACTATCTGCCAGCTCATCATACAATGCATATACATAGTCTGTATCTACAGTATTAGCTGGGATATATTTAATAACGATATCAATAGGGTCATCATCAGTTACAGCAAAGCCACTATTCTTAAATTGCTCTGTCATTTCTTCTAATGATAATCTTTTATCAAAATCTTTAGCTACTAAGATACCATGTGCACGTTCAATGGTTTCTTCAAGAGAGTTTTCCATTGTAAGATATACGATACATGGTCTTTTAGTTGGATCTTTTGGTTGATATTGTCTATTGAATTTCTTCAATTGCAATGCTAAGTTAAGCATAGTCATTGATTTACCCTCACCTGGTAGACCGAATAATAGATAGATACGTCCATTCTCGAAACCACCAGAGATAATATTATTAAATGCTTGCATACCAGTCTTAAGCTTAGTAGATGGATTATGCAAACGGTCATATACATTACCCATAGTTCTGATAAATACATCAGAATCTGTCAATGAGAATGTCTCTGACCCTGTTGCTGTATTAGCTGTTTGACGTAAAGTCGTACCAATATCACGTAATCTAAGACGCATATCTTTTAATACTGCTTCACGTTCTAGTTGGCTACCAGCTGTAGTCAACTCAATGAATTTATCATGGGCTTGTGCCATGTATGTGATAACTGAATAGTTTTCATAGTCAGAATAGATACGTTGCTCTATAACTGCAAAGTCACTACTATTCAATGGGTTATCTATTTGATTTAATGGTAAGTGTTTCTTGATTAGACCATCAGTACACACTTCAATAAGAAGATCTTTATCCTTATTACCATTAAGTCTTCTTTCTAATAATGCCTTGAGAAACTTAAATACGTTTATATGCTTTTCTTGAGTCTTGATATCATAAACCTTTTCAGGATCCATCTTATTCATAAGCTTTAACAACGTAGCTAAGATTTCTCGATTGTCTTGTCTGTATAGCGTTTGGAATACATACCTAACGTATATAACTAGATTAGGCCATTCAATCATGAATTTATTGTTTAATTCATTACCTCTAGCCATTAATCTTACCTCACTTTACTCTTTTAACAAATCGATCAATTGGTCTGTAGTTATAAAAGTATAACCTTTATTATTATTGATGTATCTAGTGAGTATCTCATACTCTGATAGATTCTTATCAGTAATATAGTCATACTCTTTAAATTTTTCTGAGACTTCGTTGGCTTGTTGTCTTATGATATCATTCTTGAAATCACATTTGAATTTAATCGAGCCGTCGTTTCTAAACTTGTCTCTAAGTATATTAATATTTGGATGGTCTGCTGTAAGCTCAATACGGATATTATCAATACCCTGAGCTTTTAGGTCCATCAAATAGTTGTAAATGGTTACTGGGTCACTAGCTATCATATCATCTATATTGATAGTATCATATCTAAATGACTCAATATGCATATATTTCACATAATACTGTCTTGTATAAGTATTATGTACTAAAATTACAAAGCCCTTAGGCTGTTCTTCACCAAAATTCCATCGAATTGGTGAACCACAATAGTACCAGTCTCTTTCATAGCAACCTGGTACATGAACATGACCAGCTATTACTGGCCCATTAGATAAAATAAAGTTATTCATACTAAATACCGGGGATGGTGCATCTAAATCTTCTGCATTCCTCCCATAAATAGCTCCACGGATAGTTCCATGTGCACATACAGAATCGTATGTCTCAGTATATAATATATTCTCATAATATTCTTTACCTAACCCAGGTATCTCAGGAATACAGAGAATCTTCTTACCATTTACATATTCAAACCGTATAGTCTCTATGACTCTAACGTCTACGGTATTATCGTTCATATATTGATAGAATAGCTTAGTTTGATTAGCATCATGAGATGGTGTACCGTGTAAGATGAACAAAGTACATCCCTTATTACGACATACTGCTACTAATTCATCTACAAATTTCAATGCATAAAAGATAGCATCTGAATTACCCATAAACTTATGATGGAATAAGTCTCCGTTTATGGATACCAAGTCTAAATCGTTTATATTTGCTATTACATTAGTGAATTGCTTACTAAGAATCTTATAAGTTATCTTTGGGTCTATTACCCCAAAGTGTATATCTGATATATGTGCTTCTATGAATAAATTACTGTCTTTCATCGGTCTTTCACCACCTCATACTAAGCTTAATTTCTCTTGTATTAGTACGTTGTGTATGTAATAATTTTCTACGTGAAAGATTCTTCATTATAAGCCTATTTAGACAAAAAATAATCAGAATAGAGCCATTGGCCCTATTCTGTTTTTGCATTGTAATAGTATTCTAAGATATTACAGAATCCACCCATTAATGGACGAATGATGTTAATAAACATTTGCTCATCTTCTAAGCATTCTATACTAGCATTACCATCAGAGAATGATACATTAGTCTGCTCTTTCTCTTCATCATAGTTGTAGATTCTAATATTGATATCTTCAAGATATGATAGAGTAATGGTAATCTTAATATGTGGTTTAGGGAAGTAAGAAATGATTACATCATCATCTTTAAACTGAGCATCTAATCTATATTCAGATAGACCCATATCAGATTTATCTAATCTATCACCAGGCGTATAAAAAAAGATTAGTTTGGCTATTCTAATGAAACAAGCCATAGCTCTAAGTTCCTTATACGATGGTGAATGCTTTCTTAGTTTACTTAAGTATCTTGTAAACTTAAAATATGGGATAATCCCATACTTCTTATGAAGTATGAGATTACCATATTCGTTATCTTCTGAGATAGCTTTTAAGTTGTCTGATACTTTTACATTAGAATATCTCTTTCTTACCATACAGATATCCTTTCTTTAAAAGTACACACTATAATTCTACCCCATGAAGTTCCATAATATTTAAAAGATGGACATTGTTACCATTCTCATCTTTCTTATCCATATCTGGAACTTTATGAGTATAATCGGAGACATAGTCAAACATAATCTCCAATACATTGATACACATATCTTTGCTATCGTTGGTCATATTTGTTCATCTCCTTGAAAATTGTATCTACTACGTATTGACCAGCTATACCCATTTCCACAACCTTGTCGAAAGCTTGTTTCATATCTTGTGGGTTATCGAATAAGAATTTTTCACTTGGTGCTGATTTGGATACTAAGATACCTAAAGCAGTATAAAGTGGTAATAGACTTAAGTCTTCAGCTGGTTCAATAGACATTACATCTAGTTCTGTATTAAAGAACCCTCTAGCTATAATCAAGAACTTAATGAATTTGACATAATCATCTAACCCCATGTATATAGTTTCTACATATTGTACAATATAATCAATGATATCTTGACTGTCTCTATATACATATGGGTTACGTAAGATATAATCAACTTCATAGTCTTTTATAGTCTTAAGATCTATAGGAATATAGATACTATTGATAGATGCTAATACATCTTTGTAGCATACAGAATGTCTGAATGCTTGATACGTATCTTTATTCTTAAAATTCAATCTATCAATATATGCTAGACAAATCTTTGGTGATTCAAAGATTAGCTCTTCTGGAATATTCTCATTGATGAATCTTTCAAAAGAGTTAGCAATCTCATTAGAAGACTTCTTGGTAACAGATGTAATTTGTTTTGCAGCATCAAGAAGCAATTTATTGTAATCCATCTTCAGTCACCTCGACGTATTGATTGGCATAATAGATTAATAGAGCACATGTAATAGCGGAATAGAAGAGCTGTTTAAGCTCTTCTGTATATAAGTCTATTACGTACTTAGTATTAAATGCCATTGTTTGTGTTTGACCTGCTTTATCAGTAAATCTAATAGTCAAACGTTCTACCAATGTATCAGCATAGACTCTAACCTTGAATTTATCATTCATATCAAAATCTAAGAATCTATCTGACAAATGTTGGTTCCTAATCATATAGAAAACAATGTCACTAGGCTCTACGTTTGTTAGCATAGCATACAATTGAGCAAAGCCCTTAGTATCACCACTGATACTATAGAAATAACCGTCTCCATCGTATACAGGTTCCCCATTTACGATGGCTTTAGGTTCTTCTTGTTTGATTAGAACGTCTAGATCTTTTGTGGTTTTATATAGACTTCTAATTAGTTCCTCAGAGTCTATCAGGAATTGATCTATATTCATACTAGAATCCTTTCGCATAAATCTTACCCATAGCAATGAATAAGATTTCTAAGTCTTCTTGAGTATAACGTTCACGTTCAGCACTATACCAGGATACTACATGATCAACACGTTCACATGAAGTACGTACGTACAAGTATCCATCATCTTCTTGTGCTGTAGCATTAAATACACCATAAGGTGTATCGAATGAATAAGCATTAGCTTCATACAATTGAGTGATTTTCATCTTATGTAAGATATCTAATGCCAATTGTTTAATATCTTCAGTTACAGGATATAACAATTGTCTTTCCATATTATTACCTCCTTAAGTCTTAAGTCATTACTACTAAGTTAGTTTAGTTTATCTTTATCAGCTGGATCTGGGAACTCAGGTGTATTACTACCTTCCATAGCAGCTTCACGTAAAGCCATTAATACTTGTGCATAGTTAGATGCACTATCTTTTCTGGTAACTTCTTCTAAGAAGAACTTACCAAATAGTGCTTTTACTTCATCATCATCACATGTAGTGATAAGTTCATCAAGACGTTTAAATGCACTATCTTTATCGTAGACTCTATACTTGGAGTCTTCTATATCCATATAAACAAAGATAGATAGAATAGATGACATGATAGCATAGTATAGCTTATGTTCATCTTTAGGGTTTAATACGTCTAATTCATGGTTCTCTTTCTCACCTAATAAGATTAGACGTTCATTACGGCTATCAAACATAACCACAATACGTTTATGTGCAAAGCGAATGTTTATTAATAGTACATCAGTACCAATAGCTTCACCTAAAGAACAACCAGTAGACTCTTTACGTTCAAGATACTCTTCTAGGTCTTCTTTAAGCAAGAACTCTTTAATATCATAGTCATCTACATTAAGAAATCCTAATGCAAAGTCTACTTCTTCACCTGTCTTAGCATTTACTGCCATAGCCGCACCGAAAGTACCATCATCATCTTCGAAATGGTATTTCATATTGCGATAAGAATCCAAAGTGAATGCTTCTAGGTCTTTAATAATGTATGATGTGGTCAATAAACCATGAATACCAGCACATAGTATGGTTGCTACATGATAGAAACCATATCGTGTTGATGTCAATTCTTTAAAGACATCGTTAACTGTAAATAAATCAGCCATGTCTAAATTCAAATCTTTAAAAAGATCTTCTTCTGTAATGCGCTTCTTGTTTTCCATTTTTATACCTCGTATTTCTTAATATAATAACGGTTCACCAGATAGACCATGCTTTAGCAATAGTTCTACGGTATCCGTAAGTGCTAAATTAATAGCATCTAAAATAAATTTCTCACGCTCTTTTATATCAGTCTTCAATGTATTCTCAAAGTCTAATAAATCACAAGAGAAGTACTCTGTTTCAGTATAATCTAATGATGTTAATGAACGTACAGTATATTGGACTTCCCCAACTGTCAATTGTTTAGAATGATAAGTGAGTGGTCCAAATGTAATACTAACGTTACGTTCTATATATTGAGATATAGTCTTTGCCGCATATATCTCAATAGCAGACTCTAACTTGACTCTATTTATGTAAAACATGTCAAAGTCTTTCTTATGCTTAGATCGTCTAACTATACCACTATATTTAAGTGGTATGATGTATGTGCATTCAAGATATAGTATCAATGTAGCAGATACGAATGGTTGATTGTATAACTTATTTACACAATCCCATATCTTATCATGTAGATTGGATACTTCTTTGTCATATTTCTTTCCACGGAATATTTTTTTATACCATGGTAATTTATCATACTCTGTTTTAATTAAGTCTAATGATGTAAGAGCTACGGTGAGGTCAAAATAATGCTTGTAGTTGTCTTCCATGATTCACCCTTAATTAATTTTCATCTGGAGAAATTAACTTAGTACAGAATTCATTAATGAGAGTACGAATACCATGATTAGTGAAATCATCATCATCGTCATATTCATATTTGATTTCTGTATTTTCAGTTGTTTCATTTATAGATTCTCTAGAAATGATGTATTTAATACTGTCTGCATTAGCTGTATTATATTCAACTTTAGATGTAGTGATGGAACCAAACATACGTCTTCCTATGTAGTATCTAGTAATAGCTAGACGGGTTCCTTCTAATTTTATATCTATATTCATATTATTATACAGCTTAGTTCCATTACCAATAACTTTACAAACTTCTGCTACGTTGTCTAATACATCTATCATTAATGCATCACTACAGAACTTGTAAATTTTGGAATCCATTCTCTTAAGTTTCCACCATAATAATGGTAACTTAAGGAAATTTGTATTTTCTTCAAATCTATCTTCTAAATCAGCACGTTTAATCATCAGATCTAAAAGATATGTGTTGTTGTTTGCCATTATTTGTAAACTCCCTTCAATTCATCTACATTAAAAGCAATTTGGGTTAGTTTAAAGAATGTATCTTGGAGAAGATTATATAGATAGGTATTACCACCATCAATAGCATCTAGTGTATAAGTAGCATACTTAGCAGGATTATCTCTGTTTAACTGAATAATCATGAATCCAAACACTGGTTCATTACCAGCTTTAGACCATAAATATTCATAAGCAGCTAACTGCATAAAGTATTTGTACCCTATATGACTAGATGTCTTAAAATCAACTAGGTATAATAACCCATCAACCCTCATGATACAATCAATAGTTCCTCTGAAGTATTTCCCTTCAAAGGATTGCTCTAATCCTAATATCTCTATATTCTTACCAAACTTATTCACTTGCTCATCATACCAAGATATGAAAGCATAGAATCCAGCTTGAGTATAGTCATCAGGATTAATTGTGTTTAAGTCTCTGTCTCCGGATAAGAATCGCTCTATTTCAGAGTGGACTTTGGTTCCTATAACAGCATATCTCGATAGTTCTTTCTTATAGCTTATACCTTTAAAGCCTAAACTATTAGCCCAGTACATTAGAGATTCTTCACCTATATAGGAAAGTATTTCTGTTACTCTTTTAGCCTCACTTTCTTCTGTGTATTTAGATACATGAGTTACATGGTCTAAAGACAAATCTACTAGCATTATTTAAACACCTCCATTTCTATAATATATAGTTGACAATATAGTTAAATTAAACTTTTACAATCATAACTTATTAGTAAATGCGGCGACTAATAAATCTTGTTTAGTTTAATGCGTTTAAAATTTCTCCTATAATAAATATATACTACCAATTCCTATATGCCTTTATGTCACACTGTGACATAGGGGCATATAACCCTGACTCGATATAAATAGCCTAGGGAAACATATTAGTAAAATCTCTTATTTTTTCAACGGAGGAGCTACTATTCATGGCACAAGAAATTAAAACATTGAATACTACTTTCCTTTTCCAACAACACAAACAAGAATTCGAAAAAGAAATGGTCGAATTCATTAATGCTGGTAAAGTGATTGATATATCTTCTAAAGAGTTTGAAGATATTGCTTACGAAGTTCGTAAGCAACAAAAGTTATCTAGTAACTTAGTTGAGTTCTTAAACTTCAAAGGACTTAAATTGGTTATTGGTAAGAAACCTATGCCTAGAATGATGAAAGTATTCATGGCTAGAGATCTTAAAGGTGATCGTAATAAATATGCAATCTATATTGACGTATATGGTCTTATTGAGTTAGATGATAATGGTAAATACGTTTGTCATAATATTAGCGTATTGATTGCTAACCTTATCTATGCTGCTACTATCCATGCTTATCATTTAGATAAGATTACTGGTACTAGTACTATCGAAGATGCTGCACATGCATTTGCTAACTTATTCACTAATATCATTAACTACCTATTCAAGATTAATAATATCAATGGTCTACGTAACCGTTGCTTATTCTTATCTGCATTATACTTCCTTAATACTGTATATAAGAAATCTAGATTTAGTGTTAACGTAAACTTAGCTAAGAAGATTGCTAATATTACTGAACGTGAGAAAGAACTTCTTGTAGCGTATCTTGAAGTAGAATCTTTTGCTAATATTGATTATTTCATGCATACATGTAATGATATTCTTAAGCTTAAAGAATTGGAATTACAATCATTCTTGGTTACATGGATTAAGCTATATACACCAGGAACTATGTTTGCATTAGAATACTTCCCAGCATTCAGTGCTATGCTTACTGACGCATACGTTGGTTGCTTCTTGAATAACCAATCTACTATCGAAAAAGTAGCTGGTAATGCAATGGTAGCATACTGTAATGATATTTTGAAAAAAGTAATCTAATCGGAGGATAATACATGCGACATAATCACAATGAGATTAATATTGTAGAGCATGTAGATTTACTCAGGAATTATACAGTAAAGAATATTGAATCTATTCAAGCTGGTATGATTCCTGAGTTATTAGATATCTCTTGGTCTGTATCTCAGTACTATCTTGAAGAAGGCCGTCATAGATATGTATTTGGTAAAGACAAATACGTACTTAAAGTCAACGGTCTACGATTTATTACAGATAGACCATCCAAAAAGAAACTAGTATATATCAAGAACTTTAAAGACGCTGTTGATGAACGATTGGTTAATCCATCTTTAGTATTTGTCAATGGCTTATTTATCAAATGGTCTGATATTACACTAGTTAGAGATCAACGATATACATATCTCTATATAAATAATAAAGTTGGTATTGACCCTATTCATATTGATGACGTACAAATCATTAATATCCCATTCAATGTAAGTTACTCTGAAAAACGTAATATTCCTTACAAAGAAACAGTTATCTTCAGATTTGGTGATAATGGCTTAGCATTAGACTATGGTGCTATTGTAGTATCCACTAATACTGAACGAATTAATCTTATAACTAAGCAATGGTCTAACTTAGCTGGTGCTACTATTGATAACTTAGATATCTTAGTAGATAAACGTCATAAGTCTACTGATAAGAACTTCATCTGTTTCACTGAAAGTAAACTAAACCCTACTATTAAACCTGATGTAAAGAATCTTAACTTGGTATCAATTAATGATGGTAATCCTATAGATAAAGACTTGGTTATGAAGTACTTCTATAGAGCAGTAGTTAATGATAACCAATCTAATATCGTTAGACCACCTAATGATGATATTATGAAATCTGCTTTAGTAGACAATACCATCAAAGGGTTAGACTTACATACAATGCAGAAAGACTTCGATTACGAATATCGTAATGATACTGAGTATAATGATAACTTCTTGCATGGTATCAGATACATCTCTAGATACAATGGTGCATTCTTTGATGAGCTATATGAAAAGCTAGCTAATATCTATAGTGATTCTTATACTGGTAATGAATTCAAATCTTATATTGGGAATGACTTAATCTTTAGAATGCCACGTGGTCTACATGATCGTACAGAAACATTCGTTATGATTCATCGTAATGGTGAGTTATGGGATTTATATAACCGCATCAAATATATTGGAAGTGAATTCCAATTACAATTAACTCAAGAAGAGTATGATGATATCCAAGAATATGATACTTTTGAGATTGTAAGATTCTCTAGAGTCAATAATAACTTCCTCAAAGTGCAAGTACCTAATACTGATACTATTGAGAATACTACTATCCCATATGAGGACTTAATTGTATTTGCTAACTATACAGACAATCATATCTACTATGACTGTCTTGAGTTCACTAAAAATTCTTTATTCGATGCACCATTTACTATCGATAAAGAAGCTAAGACTATTAGCTTTACTGATGCTAACTGGTATGGTAAAGATATCTATATGGCATCTAAACGTCAATTCAGATATGCTTATTATCCACCAGTGAACTTTAAACGTTGTACGTTCTATCTAACTAAGGACTTTGTAGCTTGTAAAGACCCAGATAGATACTTGGTATTCCATAATGGACGTATGCTATCTAAAGACATGTATCGTTTCTTATTCGAAGAACCAGATAACTCTGTAGTTAGACCTGTAATCCATACACGTATTATGGCAGACCCTGGTGATAGAGTGGAAATCTTCTATGTTCCAGATGCTTTGAACTATGTGGATATTGGTACAAACAATACAGCACAAGTTACTCATGTAAAAGCTACTATTGATAATCAACCTATCTTTAGTATTCCATTCCCTACAAAGAGCTTCTTGAATGATAAGAATAGTTTCTTTGTAATGCGTGGTAGTGTAATCTTAGAGCAATCTAGATATGATGTAATTGGTGATAAGATTATCATGAAAGACCCTAGTGATTATTTACCATTAGGCCGTGAATTGACATTCGTATTCATCTTTAATAAATCATTAGATGTAGATACATTTGGTGGTGTTAAAGAAGAAGATATCTTAACTGTAGATGCTAGATTCACTTATGCTGAATCTGTAGACGATATCTATTATGATATCCCTTATCCATATGAGGGTTATAATGGTTTCTTCTTCGTATCCTATAGAGGGCTATATGTAAACCCATCTCGATATACTATAGAAGATGGTGGTCGTACTATTAGATTCCGTAATAACGACTTACATCTAGACCCTAATACGGCTATGGTATTCGTATTCGTATACCCTACAAATAAGTATACTCTAGACGCTAGTGCTGTACGTGTAACTGCTAATATTGAAAACCAAACTAAGTTTACTGTACCAGTACCTTACGGTGATTACTTTAAAGATGGCAATGAGTTCTTCGTTATTCGTAACGGTATTTTCTTAGA